GAGTTCAGAGTAATAAAAAAGGTGGAAAACTTGGAGACAAACAACAAGAATTTGTAGCTTACTTGATTCAAGCATCTGGAGTAGAGACCGAAGATGAATTAAATGACTATATTCAAGACTTAGGACAAGAAGGATTACAAAGAGAATTAGCAAAATTTGAAGAACTTATGACACAAGGAACTGAACAAGTACAAGCAGCAGCTAAGGGTGCAAAATTAAATTATATCAAATCATTAAGAGGACAATGTCCAGAGGGATTTGAAATGCAATATTTTAAGAAAGGTGGAGTAATGTGTAGCCAATGCATTAAGAAAGCAAAAGCACAGAAAGCTCCGACTAAAGCAGAGCAAGGAACTAAAGTAGTTCAAGACTTTAAAGCTGACATGAAGAAATGTGGCGGAAAGATGAAAGGCAAAATGAAGAAAAAAGAAGACGGAGGAAAAGTAAAAACTATTCCCGGAGTTATAGATACTAAAGAAAACAAACTATCTCCAAAAGGTAAAGTACAAATAAAGAAACATTACTTTGGAGGAAAACTCTAAATAACTTATGCAGAAAATATTTCTATATGATAATGTAAATAATAGAATAGAGTTAAATGTTCCGGAAATTTTACTCATTCGTGAGTTTAAAGCCCTAATGGATAAAAAAAGAAATATTACTCCCAAGGATAAAGAAGGAAAACTTGGAACTCAAGCATTTAAAGAATTTACATATATATGGTTGGCATTAGATTGGTTATCTCCTTATGCTGATTATGCAGAACAAGAGAGACACCAAGAAGCTTTAAAGGACGCAGGACTTACTCAAGCAGAATTCGATGACCCAATATTCAGGGCAGCTTGTAGAAAATACAGAGCTTTACAAGAAGAAACTCGTTCAATAAAGATGCTAAAAGCAGCTCAAAACACGGTTGATAAATTTATTGACTATTTCAATAACATAGACCCAGAGGAGAGAGAATTACAATCTGGCAAACCTATCTTTAAAGTAAAAGATATTATGACAGAAATCTCTAGTTTATCTAAAGTTAATGATGAACTGAAGGCATTAGAAGGTCAGGTTAAGAAAGAACTCGTTGAAGATTCTTCTTTACGTGGTGGTGTTACTGATGGATTTATACCTAAAGACTTTTAATTATGGCTAGAGGAAGAAAAAAGAAAGTTGTTGAAGAACCTACTTTAGATATCCTTCCGGAAAGAGTCCAACGAATATTACAAGAAGTAAAACAGAAAGAGGACCAAGAGTTCAAGGATGAAATTACTTCTCTAATAAAGGCTAGAAAAGGAGAATGGGATGTCACTATAAATGATGATATCCCATTTTTTGATTCCAATCTATCCTACGAACTTACAGGATATAAACCTATCGATGATAAACATGGGTTGGACTTTGACCCAGCTTGGTATACTGAAGCTAAGGATACATTTATGAGAACAGGACATTACTGTACTTATAGATTTGGAACCAAGCCTTATAATGACTTCTGGACGCAAGAATATATAAGATGCAGAGATGGAATGACAGTTAATGGATATACAATTACTGGTGATAATTATTTCTTCTTGAATTATTATCAATTAATGGACTTGACATCAGCTGACAAAGCCGGTGGTGGTAGACTTTATGACTTCCCAAGATTTTTTGTAAAACAGTATGAATATTTCCATTACGTTGAATTATGTAAGAGATTAAGAAAAAATGCCATAGGACTTAAAGCCCGTGGAGTCGGTTGACACAATAAACTAAAGCCGACTATAAATTCCGTAAAATCGGTGAAGGCTAACGTGATAAATCACTTAAATTTTTAAATTATGAAAAACTATTCCATTTCCTTTACGATGATTCATATTTTTATTTAAGTAGGAAATTTAAGAAATTTGATTACTATGTTAATACCGAGGTAAGTCAGCTCATCGCTGACCACCGTAACGCGTAGGAGATGAACGTTAACGAGAGTAATAATTCTCCCAAGAGTGCGGAACATTCTAATATAGAATGAAAATGTACGCTGACCTTATAGGAAACTATAAGAGCAATAGGATAAAAAGCCTATTGGATAACACAGTGTTTAGTGAAATTGGTGCTGCAATTGCAGTAAACACATATAATTGTAGAAGAAACTCTGTTATAGTTATTGCAGCTCAACTTGAAAATTATCTTACTAAGACTCTTAGTAAATGTTGGAAACAGTTGGACTTTTTAAATGACTATACTGATGGAGGATTTTTCAAACTAAGGCAAGTAGAAGATACAGCTCTTAGTAAGAAAGCATCTGTTTATAAAGTAATAAATGGACAGAAAGTAGAAGCTGGATGGATGTCAGAAATCACTGGTATCAATGCTGATAAGCCAAATAAGATTCGTGGTGACCGTACCGACTTATTAATATACGAAGAAAGTGGTTCTTGGCCTCAATGGAAAAGAGCTTTCGAACAGGGAGACGCTCTTGTAGGTATTCAAGGAGCAAAGTTCGGAATTAAAATGGCTTGGGGAACAGGTGGAGATAAAGGTCCTTCACTTGAAGGATTAGCTAAAGCATATGAGGAACCCGATACATATGATGCTCTTCCTTACAAACATAAATATACTCCAACTGGTGAAGAAGTTATTACAGCTTACTTTATTCCTGCTTATACTATCATTAATAGACCAGGACTTATTGATAAAAGAGGTTGGACAGACCCAGTTAAAGGTAGGGCTTATTATGAAAAGGAAAGAGACAAGAAAGCAGCTGACCCTGAAACTTTAATTATACACTGTGCTGAATATTGCTTTACAGCAGACGAAGCTCTAGCTTTGGAAGGTACTAATAAATTTAATAAGGTACTTATTTCAGAACAGATTGCAAGAATTAGAGTTGATAAACAGGGTCAAAAAATTAGTGTAGGTTCTCTCGAATATAAGTTCAACGGCCCAGTACAAAAAGAAAATATAGTTGGCTTTAAATGGATAGAAAATTCTGCTCATGGTAAAGTACATATATTGGAACATCCTATCTGGACTATTGATGATAAACAACCCAAGATGAGGGATATGTATGTGGCTGGAATAGACAGTATTGATATTGGACAGAAGGAAACTTCTGATGCCACTAAAGACCCTTCTGATTTCTGTATTGTAATTAAGAAAAGAATTAGAGGTCTTACTGACCCTATGTATGTTGCCTATTATAAAGACAGACCTCAAGACGTAAGAGATGCATATAAAATTGCACTTAGACTTATGGAGTATTACAATTGCCAATGTGTAATTGAAGCATCTAAAGTTGCCATGATTACATGGGCTAGAGAAAATAAATGTCTTAATAGGTTTATGAGAAGACCTAGGGCTACTATGCCTGATGTTCAAAATGGACAAAGTAAACAGTACGGTGCTCCAGCAACAGTGGCAGTTATTGATTTACAGACTGACTTAATTGCAGACTTTGTAAATGACTATTGTCATACAATATGGTTCCCAGAAATGCTTGATGAACTTAATCGTTATACTGATGAGAATAAGCGAAAGTTCGATATTGTGGCGGCTATGGGTATGGCTGAACTTGGTGACCAAGAATTACAAGGAATAATACCTAAAGCTGTTGAAAATGTAGATGATGCATTTCAAGACTTTGGATATTATAGAGACGAGAATGGAATTAAAAGGTGGGGAACTATTCCTAAAGAGAAACCTAATATTCCTAAATATGATTTATTTCCTTATCATTATGACAACGACAGAACTAGAAGCAGCAATCCTCGACATAATCCGCAGATGCTACAAAATGGAATATACTAGCAAACTTATAGTGAAAGAACTTCCAGAAGGAGGTTATTCAGCTATATTTGCAATGAATAATATTGATAAACCGTTAGTAATCTCTGGACAATTAGGGGCTTGCGACTTTTTGAAATATATAGAACAAGAACTTAAAGACAAATGTCTTTGGAGAGTTGAATATTCATTAGGATATCAATCATTCCCAGAGCCTTGTCCAGAATCACCTGAACAAATAAAATGTAAAAATGAAAGATACTAAAAAGAATGAAGAGTTGATGGAAGCTACCAACAGGGCAATCAGCGAGCTGGTTTATCCTAAGTATAGGTTGCAAAAAGCATACAACTACTATAACTGCAAAAGAGATGCTGAGCAGTACAGATTTCTTGAAGAAAATTATGGTATAGGTCAACCTACATCAGTAGAATTCATACCTCTTATTAGGAAACATGTGGATGCTTTAGTAGGAGAGTTTCTAGGAACTCCAATTCTTCCTAAAGTATCTTGCAAAGACTCTGCAACGATAAGTGCCATCACTCGTGAAAAAGAAGTCGCAATTTCCTCTGAAGTATATAGTCTTCTACAAAAACACTTAAAGAACTCTATGCTTAGCTTTATTGACGGAAGAGATATTACAGATAAAGCCATAGAACAACAAATACAAAAGTTGATTGATGATTTAGACCAATCATTTATTTCTCAATATGAAATGGCAGCTCAAAATGTTATTGAGTATATTATGCAAAGTAGGGACACAGACCTTATGACTAAACTAAGAATATTGTTCTTAGATTTACTAATAACTGGTTATGCTTTCTACAGAGTAAAGCCATCTACAAGTAAGGGAAATATTGATATAGAGGTACTTAATCCTTTAAATACATTTATTGATAGAAATCCTGAATCTATATATATTAAAGATTCTTATAGAGTTGTTGTAAGAAAATGGCTTACTAAGAATCAAATCTTAAATATATATGGTAGAGATTTATCAAGAGATGATATTGCTAAAATTAAAGACTCTTGGCATCAAAGCTTTGATACTTCTCATTATTACGTAAGGTCATTTGCTGATGTAAAGAGTGGTGCCCCTATGACAGACGGACTTGAAGCAGGAAGAGAAATAGTTCCTGGATTTCCAGATGAAGCTATTCAATCTTACAATTATAAACTAATTCCTGTTTATGAAGTAGAATGGACTGAAACTGATAAAGACTATAACCTACAGAGATATGAAACTGTTCGTATAGGACAGGAGATTTATATCTTAAAAGGTAAAAATGAGGAAGTAATAAGAAGTAAAGATAATCCTTCTTATTGTAGTTTATCAGTAAACGGAGTCTACTTTAATGATAGAAATAACGAGCCATTCTCTTTAGTATTAGCTTGTGCTAATCTACAAGATAGATATGACTTATTACATTTCTATAGAGACAATTTAATTGCAAATAGTGGGACTACTGGAGATTGGTTAGACTTATCAGTGCTCCCAACAGCTCTCGGAGTTAAACTTCCTGAAAGAATCCAGAAATGGATTGCTTATAAGAAATCGGGAGTTGCAATTATTGATACATCTCAAGAAGGAAGACAATTTAATAGTAATACTACATTCTCTGGATTTGATGATACAGTTAAAGCTCAAACTATCCAAGGTATTCAAATTGCAATTGATGCTACTGAAAACACAACAAGTTCTATTACTGGAGTCTTTAGAGAACGTTTAAATGGAATCCAACAGAAAGATGCAGTTACTAACGTACAGACAAGTGTTAATAATTCATTTATTATTACTAAGAAGTATTACCAACAAATGGATTTAGTAACTAATGAGCTTCTTCTTGACTGCTTAAACATAGCTAAAATAGTTTATAAGAATGGATTGAAGGGAACTTTAATTCTTGGAGATAAATATCAAAGAGTCTTTACTGCACTTCCAAAATACTTTACTGTCAGTGATTATGATATTCATATTGTAACAAGCACTGATGTTATTAAAGATATGGAATCTATTAAAGCTATTATCCCTGAATTTATTAAGAGTGGAACTCTGGAGCCAGGAATAATCTTTGAAGCATTAACTGCTAAGAGCTTAACTGAACTTAAATATAAAGTACAGAAAGCACTTAAAGTACAGAAGGATGAAAACGGTCAGATGCAGCAACTTATGCAGCAGAATGAACAACTTCAACAGCAAGTACAACAACTTCAACAACAACTTCAACAAGCTCAAAATAAGGTTGAATCTCTTAATGAAGCTAAGTTACAAATTGAAGATAGAAAGGCTAAAGCTGATGAACAAATCGGATGGTATACAGCTAAGACTGATAGAAGGTCTAAAGATTCTAAAGCTGAAAACGACGATAAAAGAACTGAAATTGAGTACGCTCAATTATATGATGGCAATTCTAATAATAACGAAGTAAGAAATATATAATATATGACTCCTGTATTTAATGTATGTAAATCTAATACTTGCGGATTAACAATCACTGGTCTCTCGAGAGAGGCCGGTGAGTATCTGCCAGAAGATTCTACTGAAAACATAATTAACACTTTTAAGTACAGTGAAACTGTAACTGTAAATGTTATACAATTAGATAAGATAGACGAACCTGAATTTATTAAATCTACTGTTGCACCTCATTTAACTAACACTGATGAAGTAGAAGTAGATATATTTAAAGATGGTAACTACCGTATTTCACATATCATAATTCCCACTACAGAGTGGTTGCAAAAAGAAATAGATAATCCTAATAGTTCTTTATCTTCTTATGCAGTTGTGTATGTTTCTGACGGTTCTACAATATATAAGTACATAAATGAAGGGCTTGTTGAATGTCCTGCACTCGAACTTGCTGAAAGGAATCCAGATGGAACTACAATTTCCATAAGTGAAAAAAATACCTTTTCCATTTGTTATTTATCCAAATGTTTTGTTACTTTGTGCAATGAAATTTTAAACATGAACCTTCTTAAATGTAAAAGTAAAAATGCAGATTTAGATGACCTAATATTCAAGAGAGACTTTGTTTGGATGACTATTAACGTAATTAAATATTCCGTTAGCCTTGGTCAGTATGCAGAAGCCCAAAGAATATTAGAACAAGTAAATACTTGCAATGGTTTTTGTGATTCAATTAATAACAAATATAAAACTTTAAACAGAAGTTCTGGATGTGGATGCAATTAGTTTACTTAAACAGAAAATAATTGAGGATTATAATTCTTATGTGAAAAAACTATATAAGGGATACCGAGAAGACTATTCTTTAATTTTGCACGAAATAAGTTTTATAGAGACTCATACTAAGTTAGATAACTGTGACTTTATTTATCAACAACTAATGTTAGCATAATATATGTCAAAATATAAAGTACTAGAAGAAGGAGTTCTACTTGATGACTGGATGGATGATAATCCAGAACAGCCATACATTCCTAAGAAAACCCCTAGCTGTAATTGCAACACTTGTCCAGACGAAGACGGGCATCTACTAAAGGATAACTTCCTTGGGGAGTTCTTAACTGAAGCTGATAAGAGAAGAGCTAGAGAGAACCTAGGACTCAAAGATATGGAAGGCGATGCAGCCAACATTACTTATAAGACAGATACTGACCCTGATATAGAGTCGGTTAAAGATGCCTTAGATAAGTTGTTCTATGTTCCAATAACTATTAGCTCATTTACTGTTTCTCCTAATGAAGCAGAAACAGGTTCAGAAGTTAATACCCTTACATATAACTGGAAATATAATAAAGAGATTAAACAACAATACTTTGACGGAGAAGAAATTAATGCTTCACTTAGAACTAAAACTATAACTGGAGCATTTAAAACTACAACATCTAAAACCTTAACTGCATCGGACGGAACAGAATCCAAATCTAGTACTGCATCTTTAGTATTCAAAGATGGAAGATATTATGGAGCAAGTGCAATAGACCCAACAGTTTCTGATATGATTTCTTCTTTTACAAGAAGTTTGAATCTTACTAGAGGAAACAGTTTTACAGTTAATGCTAGAGAAGGTCAATATATCTATCTTTTAGTCCCATACTCTTTAAAGGATATTTCTTTTTCAGTAGGTGGATTTGAAGGAGGATTTTTTATAGTAGACGATAATTACCAATTCACTAGATATGAGGGAACTACTATAAGATGTGTTCTCTTTAGAAGTGATAATCCGGGCTTAGGAAGTACAACAGTAACTATTAAATAACATGGCAGTAGAGTTAATTAGCGAAATAGTTCAAAAAGGTGGTCAGGATTTCGCTCTAGTTGATGCCAATAACATTCGTGGAGGTTTCTACCAAGTAACCGAAATGAGCGAAAGAGATGCAATACCAGACAAAAGAAAAAAGAATGGTATGCTTTGTTTCGTACTCAATGACCCTGACAAGGTCTTTACATACCAATGGCTTAATGGTTATTGGATTAAAGCACAACTTGGCGGCGGAGGTGGTGGGGATGGAGACACTAGAGTTGAAATAGTATCAACGCCAGAAGAGCTAGCAAACAGAGTAGACTTGGAAAGAGCTGGACAAATCGTATATATCGAGAGTACAGATGAAGTTCTATTCTGGTCTAATAAAGATAAATGGAGCTCTTTTGACCATATTAAAATACAAGATACAGAACCAGTTGACGATGATGCAGTATGGATAAATACTAGTCAGAAATCACTACCTCAGTATACAAATCCAGATTTGGCTACTATAATAGAGGCAGTTGAAGCACTTAGAAAACTGGTAAATAAGCATGAATATGCATTTACACATGAGATGTCAAGTGGGGGTTTTGAAAATAGTGCAAGACTCGATATGATGAAAGCTGCTTCACCTTTGGAACCAGGAACGGAAACAGAATCGACAGCAGCAGAAGAATATCCAGAATACACTGAATATGAAACTCCAAATTTAAAGCACTTAGCTATTAAAGCAGGAACTTACTCAAGCCTGCTTGAGAACACAAGAAACTTTGTAAATAACGAATTACTATGGTGTACAGACACTAAACAATTATATATTATGAGTAATGGTAGTTTAAATTGGATTAATAAAAGCGGAAGTGGTGGTGGAACCGAGTGGGACCCATCTGTTCTCGACGAACTGGATACCATTGGATTTGTTACCCCTAGTGGTCAAACATACAGGGTTAAGATTGAGAATGATGGAAAAATGGTTATCTATAAAAAGGAAATGGATACACCACAGACTAAACCAACAGGAGGTCAAGAAGACCCTTCGGGCTGGGTTTATGTTACATCACTATTCTTACAGAAGCTATATATAAATTCTATATATTGTGGGGGATTAGCATCTGACGAACATAGTTACAACTATTGTTCACATCATTTTGTTGAACTCTCAAATCTAACTAATGAAGATATAAACTTGAATGGTCTTTCCTTGCAATATGCAACAGAAGGAACTCAATGGCAAGTACTTCCATTATGGGGAACAATCAAAGCGCAGTCTACATTCTTAATTAGAGGTGCCCAGTGTTCAGTAATGGATGCAAATACTACTAAGATTAAAGTAAAAACATACGATATGGAATGGAGAGATTCGGGCGGAAATCTAATGAAGTTTGATAACAACAAATCCAAATTCTATCTTACTTGGGGAACTACTCCCTCAACAGTTAGAAATCCATATTCAAATGCTGACGGAAACTACAGAGTATCATTGGGATATATTGACTTAGTTGGATTTAACAAGGAAAATGCAGAATCCTCTGATACAATTGATGCAAGTGAAAACAAACCGTATACATATTTAAGTACTGATAAACTCTTTACTAAATATTATGCAATGGACCCAGTAAGTCAGGCTACTAAAGCATTGGATAAAAGAAATAATGCTAATGATTGGTATTTTGTTGACCTCACTAAAGAGTTAGTTCCAAGTGTTGAAGCTTTTACTCCAAGAGCCTCATTTGAAAATAAAACAATATTCTATAATAAATCTAAACTAGTAAGTTTAAAGCCTAATTTAATATCTTGTACCTTTGGTAGACAAGCAACTGCTCCAAATGCCACAAGATGCTTTAACTGGGTATCAGTAGGATATTTTGACGAGTATCTATGGCATAGACCAAAAGGAAGTAGTGGCGAAGGCCCTTGGACTAAAGTAGAATCATTTAAAAACGAAACAGGTATTAGAAAATACTATAATCGTATTAGAATGGAAGCTACCGATGGAACTCCGTTTACTACTCATAAAGTTATTCTTAAGAACTTATCAGTAGGAACTTATGAGTATAGAGTAGGTAGAGCTGATGCAAATGGTAATCCAAGTGAATTTGCTAGTGATTCTTTAACATTTACAGTAAGAGGTACTGATGATATAAAAAACAATTTTACGTTTGTTCAGGTAAGTGACCAACAGGGATTTAACTGGGATGAATATAATGTTTGGAGAATATCAGCTGAATATATAAAGAATAATGTTCCAGAAGCGCAGTTCACTATTAATACTGGTGATATGACACAAAATGGAAATAGAATCAATGAATGGATTGACTATTATAATGCTCGTAAATCCCTATGGGGAGTTGAAGAAATGGTGACTGTTGGTAATAATGACTTATGTCCTGCCAACATGTATGTATTAGGAAATGGCGGAGACAGTTCCAAAATTAATCCTTCTAATATGTCGTTCTTCTACACATTCGAAATTGATGAAACTAATCCACCTGTATTTACTATTGAAGGTAAAGAAGTATTCGTTGATTCTCTTTACTCATTTAATTATGGTAATGTACACTTTATGTGTGTGAACTCTGAAATTACTGATTTAACTGAAACTAATATTTATGGATTAAGTACTGGAAAGATAACCTATCCGTACATTAAACAATGGTGTAAAAAGGACATTGATGCTAATGCTTCTGCTGCTTGGCAAATTGCTTATTGTCATGAAATGCCATTTACTATTATTACTCAAAATGTTATTCAACAGTTCTACTGGAATGACACAGAAAATAATAAAGTGGAAAGAAGTGGTAGCCATTTAAATTACAATGTCCCTAATGAAGATAAATACTGGTTTAGTAAGTTCTGCCAAGAAAACAATGTAAGACTTGTTCTTGGTGGACATAAACATACGTACAGCGTTAGTTGGCCGCTTAAAGAGAATTTCTCACAAGATGGAACTCCTATAAGCATGAAGCCAACTATTCAAGTAACTCAATCTGATTTAACTACTTACTTCAATAGTGATAGTTTATATGAAGAAACAGAGGGAGACTTAGCTGGACAAAAATTCCCTGTTGCATGGAAAACCGATGATAACTATAAGCAACATAAACACTTATGTACATTTGAGCTAGTTGATAACATCACTGCTCCTGTGTATGCAATGTGTCAAGCTACTGGTTATAAACATACATCTAACAAAGAGTTGCCTGCACCTAATATACCTTGGTTGAGACACTATTTCCCTGCTACCGTTAAAGTTGTAGACCAGACTAACATTACTGCAACAGTAAATGCTGGACAGAGATACCCATTCTATATTATATGGAATATTACTCCTACACAAATAACAGGTACAGTTAAGAAGATTAATTATGTATTTACCTCTGCAGGTAAGTTTAATATTAATATTCAAAGTAGTGTTAATCCACCAGAAGCTATTGGTGGTAATGGGGAAGAAAACAACGGAAATGATTTAATTATCATAAAATAATGTCAGGTAAAAGTGTAAGTATAAAAAATAAAACTACTAATGAATGGGAAATCGTCGCAGGTAGCGACGCTTCCCAAATTAGTACTTCTAATCCTGACGTGCTAGTATCTGGAGAAGTAAATATCTCTGTTGACCAAGCACTCAGTAGAACCAACAAAAAGATAGAAACACTTCAACGTAATGTTTCGTGGCTTGCGGAACATGGCGGAGGAGGCGGTGGTGGGGGAGGAGATTTCACATCCTCTATTAAATTAACTAACGGTGGTATTACAACATCTGAAGGAGTTAATATTCTATATTCTACCACTAAAGAAGTTAAACTAGATTACTTAATCACAGCATTAAAGAACAACCAAAAATTTACTATAACTGTTTCTCTAGACGGAAATAGTGTTATTTCAGGACAAGAAGGATGGTCTGGAACTCCGGGAAGTTTGCTTATTAAAAACATATCCCAGTACTCATCATCAAATAGTCACTCGGTAGTAGTTACTGCAACCGATGCAGAAGGAATTAACGCTACTCCTTATATGTTAACTGTAATTGAATCATCTATTAATTTATCAAGTAGTGTTTCATCAGTTACTGCAACAATTGGATTGGCATATAAAATAACATATACAGTTACTAATAAAGTACTGGCTGCAGACACATCTTTGATTGTTAACAATGTCACTAATGGTGTTTCTAAAACATTTGAGCTTGGTAAGTTTACATCTACTGAACCTTTGTTATATGATGTTGATTTCTTCAGCTTATTTACAGGAACTCCAACGGCAGGTTCTTCTTACACTATTGAAGCATTTGCACAAACATCTATTGACGGAAAAACTATTACTTCTGATAAAGTAACTAATAAAGTTGTAGTAGAAGACGGAACTTCTCTTGTAGTACTTGTTGATGGTATTACAACTAAAGAAGAAGTAACAGCAGGAACACCTGCAACAGAGTTCCCTCAAGGTGGTAATATCTCATTCTCATTTACTCCTTATCTATCAGGAATCAGTATTATTTATTATGCTGTAAGAATGAAGAGAGGAAATATTATAAGAGATATTGGAACATTTGAACCTGATGCAGAGAATCCTTTTAACGAAAATCAATACGTACAAAGAGGTAAGCAACAAATCTTCAGCTGGGCAGTAGCACAGAATGACGATTACTTAGGTGATTGGGACATTACATTGAGATGCTGGTCTGAAAAGGGTTCTCCTATGACAGATACACAACTTGCTTGTGTTGTTGTAAAATCTGCACAATCTTTAATTGCTGACCAAAACCCTAGAAATACTAGATATGCAAGTTGGGGTATTAAGAATGAGTTTCCGACAGCTCCCACTGCAACTACATGGATGTCAAAAGAATTAAACTATATATCTCCGGGAACAACAGACCCGATTGTAGTAAATACTCCTTTAAATGTATATAATACTAATGGAGAACTATCTGGATTCTTATCTAGCAATGGACAAACAAAACTAAGACTCAGTGGTGAATCTTACGGTATAGTAGATTTACAACCATTTAAGGATGAAATAAGTGATAATAATAACTGGTCAAGACTAGGATTTACATTCTCTGTAACTCTAAAAACTGACCTACACCCGTTCTCTGATAGAACTATATTCTTTATAGGAAATTACAGTTCTGACGGAACATTCTCCGAAGGTATTAAAGTTGGATTGGAAGACATTGTATGGTCTTACACTGACGGAAATATCAAGGAAACAATTTCTTGCAAGCTACAACAGAATGTTATTAATACTCTTGACTTTATAGTTGATAAGAATAATAGCGAAGTTAAAATCTTTATCAATGGAGTACTTAATGCTGCAAGGGAAATCAAATCTGACTTTACTTGGAAAACTACAAGTAAGTTCTATTTGGCTTGCGATGCTGACGCAAATGGAAATATAGGTAACTTTGCCGATGTTGAACTTTACGATATGAGATTCTTTAGAAGTGCATTAAACGATAAACAGATTGTAATTAATGCTTTAAATGCAAGAGCTAACGCTTCACTTATGTCGGACGGTACAGTAGATTTCTCTCTGTATAACTCTTGGAAATCAAAGAACTTCTTTAGTACATCTGAATCAACAGCATCTTCAACTCTATGGGACGACCAGAACAATACATATGCAAACATCAATTTCGATGCTTTAATTAGTGACTCTAATAAGAAGCCGCCTCTTCCAGTAGTTTATATTGACTGTGGTGGTTCTGGATTTACTAAAGCTGTATATGAAGCTGTAGGTGCAAACCCAACAGAATATACTGGTTGCACATTTAATTACTTTGACCCTAATTCTACTAAGAGCTCGGCAGTATCTACCGGAGAATTATCAGTACAGATTCAGGGTACATCATCTACTGGTTATAGAAGTAAAAACTTAGAAATAATATTCAGAAAAGAACTATATGATGATTTAGGTGGTTTAATCGGCCCAGAGCTATTCCAGCCAAATAATACATGGATGCCTGAAAGTCAATTTACATTGAAAGCTGACGTAGTTGACTCTGCTCATGCTAACAATGCTTCTATTGGTAAATGGATTAATGATAATGCAGACTTACTGTTTGATAAAACTCCACCAATGGAACAACTTGAATCAAGACGTCCTGTTGATACTAGAGATAAAACAGTTACACATCAAAATGTAACAATTAAACATACACTTGAAGGATTCCCTTGTATCTTACTTATTAAGTTTGATGGAACTGATACTCAGGAAATGTTAGGTATTTACTCCTTTAACTTAGGACGTAATGCTTACTTTAACATGGGATTCAAGTTTTTTAAATCATTCTCAAGAAGAATCAAGGATTCATCTGGACAGTATCAAGAAAACCCAGTTCCTGCTTTCATTACTACTTACGAAACATATAAAGATAATGAAAATTTTGGAACTATTGACCAAAGACAAATATACTCTTATGAGTTCTCTGAAAATGCTAACATCATTATCAAAGACGATGGAACTAAGCAGATGACTGCTCTGTTCATGCAGGACGACTTATCTATCTTGCAGCATGTTGGAGAATTTAGGTATAATGGAGCAAATGGAGATAACTCCGATGTATCTGATAACAATATTTGGCAAAGACTTCAATTACTATTTACCGACTTAGCCAGTATGACTGGTGAAGCTGTTGATAAGTATAGATGGAATGTCCAAACAAAAGGCTACGAAAAAACAGGAGACCAATATGCAGCCCAACAATCTTGGTCAGCCCTAGCTGATGATTTAACTAATAGGCTAAATATTAGAAATGCTTATTCTTACTATATAGTTTGTATAGCATTTGGACTTGTGGACTCTCTTGGTAAAAATATGACACTTCGTTCTTGGAACGTTGGAGGAAGCCTTACTGATGAAAATATGAACAAATGGTGGCCTTGTTTTTACGACATGGATACGGCATTTGGTCTATCTAATACAGGTGAAGAAAATGTACCTAAGACAGCATATCTTGATACCTTTGCTAATGCTAAAGTAGAATCTGGAGTTAACTCTCTGGTAATTACTCAAAATTCAGCAGATGGAGGATATGATACATACTCTGCAAGATTATGGGATGTTCTTAGAGACACAAGATTTATAAATACAGGGGTTTATTCAGGAGCAGGATATGATGCTTTATGGGAAACTTGGCGTTCAGTAGGAACACTTCTTAAAGAAGCTAACTACTTCGTTGATAACTATTTCAGCATCCAAATGAAGAACTGTGGTGAGCTTCTATATAATTATGACTACAAAGTTAAGTATTTAACTAGATATTCAAAGGATGAAGGTAGTGCCGCTTCTTATGCTAATATTGAGTTCTTACATGGACCTCGTGTTGAATTTGTAAGAGACTGGCTAAAGAAAAGATACTACTTTATGGATGGTGTATTCCAATATTCAAATAGTGCACTCATCCAGCCATATAATGAAAAGGGTGCTTTTAAATGTGGTGGTGCGGAAGGACAAGCTCCTACACTCACAGTAAAATCTAACTGCCCGTTAATCTTTACGGTAAACATTGGACAGACATCTGCGGGAGATATTAGATATTTTATTGATGAGAATATCCCAACAACTATTACTCTATCACCTATATCTTCTTTTAATACGCAGATTACTATTAATGGTATTTCTCAAATCAGTCAGCTTGACGGATTGAAATATATGAGATTCCAAGGATTTATGTCTACATTGAGACTGCCAAGTTTTGCAAATGTAGATATATCAGGAGTAAAGACATTGTCAAGTGCTCCAATTCTATTTGAAACAGCATTTATTAATGACCAAGATTTCTCTGATGTAAGACATATTGACCTTAGTAATACATCCTTCTGGTCTGGAAACAGTGGTGTAAGTACATTTACAGTAAACATTGAAAAGTATACGAAACTAAAAGATTTGAATATCTCTGGTTCTTGTGTAACTTCTCTATCTTTACCAAATGCTTCACTTGCTTCCCTTAATATTACTAACTCAGATGTAGAAAAGATTACATTACAGTCTCAACCATTCTTGAGTTCTATCGACTTTACAGGATGTAAGAAATTAAAAACTGTAATTATTGATTCTTGTACCAAGATAGAATCACTTACTCTATCAAGTTTAAGTGACTTGGATTCTGTAACCATTACAGGATGTCCTAATTTGAAATCTATTGTTTGTACTAACAATACTGCGCTATCAGTATTTAATGTATCTAACTCTAACAATGTAGAAACAATAAACCTATCTAATTGTAATAGTAGGTCTCTACAAATATATATTGTAGGTGCAGCTAAGATTAAAACACTAAATCTTTCTGGAACTACAACTCCAGAGCCAATTCAGTTAGCACAAGGTCTGAACACAATTACTTCTTTAGACATTAGTAATAGTTCTGTATCTGCTTTCCAATTTGGTAATGACCCTATCCCTACTTATAAAGGTGATAATATCTTAGATTTAAGTCCATTTAATCTTACCTCATTATCTTTAAGAAATGCAGGTTTAGTTAAATACATTAAATTTGATAATAATAAAACTAAGCCATTTACTGTTGGTAATTCTTTCTTCGTTGGATGTTCTTCTCTTATAAGAGTATTCGGACATTTGGCACTTAATGGACAGAGTATATTTAGTAACTGTAACAAGTTCTTTATACATGACATGCCAGATACTATTCCGACTCCAATGATTAGTCCTACTGAATGGTTTGGCCCAGATACGAGCACAGAAGATGGAAAAACTCAATGGAAAGCTAACACAAATCTAGATACAAACTTTACTATCTCAACCACTGCTTTAAACAGTGTGTTTAGTACTACTGCTTGTACTCTATATGATGTGTATTATATACTTAATAGATGTCAGAATGTTACAAGTTTGAATGGTACGTTTGTTGCTTGTAGACAAGTTACTACTTCAGTTCCTAACTCTTTTAACAGAAATATGTTCAAGTACTGCGGTAAAGTAACAACCATAGATAGCTTATTCTGGGATTGTGGAGACTTAACTAGTATATATTTTAGCCCTACACATGATGACGATGGAAACATTACAGCATACGATGGACTGTTCTCACCGCTTGTGAGTTGTACTAATATGAACAACTCATTCCGAACAGGCGGTCAGAAGTATATGGATGAATATCTATTTGCCCCAGTAAATGCAAATGGAGATACTCTAAAACTAACTTCAATCAGTTGGGCTATCTACCACGAGACATTTATTAAAAATGCTAGTGCTCCTAAAGAAGAAATTTTAAGTTCTGACTATATATATGCCAAGGCAAGTAAGCTGTTAAAATATTTGCCAGAACTTAACAATATAGGTTATCTGTATGCAAGTACTTATTCTAAAATTGAGTTTGATTTAGATACATATACAGAGAATGGAAAGACAGCTTCATACTGTCCTCTATTCTATAATAACTCCAAATTAGTTTCAATAAGTCAATGCTTCAATTGTTACGGTAAAGGTTCTTTATTGAATGTATTTGGCGGAGATGAAGTATTTAACTCTATGAGAAATAACTTCCCTCAATCATTACAATATATTAGAGGTTCATTTAACTGTGCTAAAGAAGGAAGCAATACAGTAACTTGGCCTATAAAGAACTCAATGTTTAGTAAGATTAAGTCTACAATCAAGTTTATTGGGCCGGCTGATGAAGGTAACTTTACAACAAGTGCAGGTAGCTTTGCTGGAGCAGGTATCGTCAAATCGTATGTTCCAGACTTAGTTGGAGATAAGTTCCCTTATGATGTATTCAAAGGCTGTACTAACCTAACAGAAGCTCCGGCTTTCTTTGCTAGAATGGTATTCCCTTCTGATACAACAACTGAAATTCCGGGAACTACATTTAATGACTGTACCAAACTTACTAATATTTCTTACATGTTCTACAATATGAGTAATGTAAAATACTCACTTACAAGTAGAGGATTTAAGAATTGTAGGATAGTAAATGCCACAGCTTGTTTTATGGAAGATACATCTAACTATTGTAAAATAGGAAAAGTTCCTTATGGTTTATTCTATCAAGAAACGGATGTAAGAAAACAATTTATTGGTTGGAATCATACAGACGCTGCAGCTTCTGGAATTACTGAAACATTTGGTATTACAGAAAGTGGAGAATGGATTCCTGATGATGAATTGCCAACTCAATTACCTGCAACTAAAACATATGAGTTTACAAGAAAACAATTAAATAGAACTATAAGAACCTTAGATGGATGTCTAAGAGGATTTAGAAGTCCAGATGCATCTCAATACTTAATTGATTGGGGAAATCTAGAATATGGAGATTCAGGGGATTTAGTAGCAATTAATGAAGACTATAACCCAGTTGAGTTTATAAAGAACTCTGCTTATGACCCAAGAGAACAGGTTCCTAACCCTGCTTATAATCCAGAGAATCCTGGAGCAGAGCCAGAGTTTATTCCTAATCCAAATAGAGATATTCGTAGAGTATTAAAGAATACTAACTATGACCCCTATGAAGAAATGTGGAATTATTGGGCAGTTGACGGTAGGGTTGGAATGAAGGGAATTATAGAAAACAGTAATTTATATAGAGATGTATTAAATGGCACTGTAACTACACTTCCAACAACCATTCCAGATACTATGGAAGACGAAAACAATAGTAGGTCATGTATAACTCCTGCTTCTTACACAGCTAAAAGACTAGTTATGAACTACATTTGTCCTCCAGATTTATTTAGATATTGTGAAAACAGTGCAGCACTGAATGTGAATAACATATTTATGCAAAGTGGGATTTCTTCAGACGTCACTGGTAATTATCAATCTTATGGTCTATGTGGTAGAATCCCGCCAAGATTGTTTGAGCCAATATCTAATGTGACTAAGCTAGAAGGTATATTTTATTATTGTTTTATGGTTAATCCATATACTTGGCCTGATACTACAAATGCTGGAACAATGTATCCACCGAACCTATTCTCAACATTGAGAAATTTAACTTCTATTAAGTTGTTATTCTCATACAATGAGATACCTTCTAATATTGCTCTATCTTCTTCACTATTTGTGAATAATTTGAGTCTTTCAGACTTAGATAGAACTTGGATGTGTTGTAGATGGTATTCGGATGCTACATTGCCTGCACAAGTCCCTACTGACTTATTCTCTAGAAATGGAGCTTTAGGAAACCTAAGAGGTACATTCTCAATTTCATCTCTGAGTGTAGATAGTAGTGATAATGTAACAGCTAATTTATATACTTATGGAAGAAACCCAATAAAGATAGACAGTACGTTAGTAACAAGAGCAAAACATGCAAATGTATCAAACGTATCTTATATGTTTGGTGGTTGTAAGACAACTCAAGGAACTGTACCTGAGCTATGGAATTGGCTGAACAAACTATCTCTTAAATATAGAACACAACCATTCTATCAAATGTCTAAAGCATTAATAACAAATAGTGCTGGCATACCTGCAGAATGGTCAATAGGTATGAATGATTAATAATTTTAAAACGATATAATATGTACGGATACGGAAAAGTAGCAAACAGAGAAGGAAAAATATCTTCTGTCCAAGTAAGTATCTTGCAGAATGTTCCTGCCGGAGATTTCTTCCCCGGTGTGATATTTCTGATAAAGAATATTACTGATGATAATATAACAGCAGAGATTAGACCTGCAGGACAGGACAATTTCATAGAAACAGTACTATATCCCGGATGGAACCCTGAGATGTGTGAAGAAATAAGAGACGCAGAAGAAGGAACATTACAGTATGGGTACTAATATAACTGGTATTGGTAACGCCAATGCCATAGGATTTAAGTCTAGAGTTACAGGTGGGGCATACTTCCCACCTGAACTTAAAGACGCTCTTGTAGGGGTATGGTCAGCCTACGGTAAATCGAATGATAGTACTGACCGTAACATTATCAAGAATAAAATAAAAGATAGAGGTGGAGACTTTGAGCTACTGAACTTTAATTACAAAGAAGGAAGTGGGTACGGTAAGTATAATATCACTTTACAGGATTTTCCATATAGAGAAAATGTAATAAGTGTAAGTGATGATAAAGCTGTATTTAACATTGGTGGACAACTGCTTCTTCCATATCCCTCAATGAGTAAAGATATTCCTTCTTTCAAAATAAAAGTTAGTGGATTAAGTGAAACTTATCATTTTCGTTATTATTATAGAGATAGCAGTGGTGTTCAACATTCCATAGATATGGCAAAGGATGGGTATTATGATTTACCTATATGTTACAATATACAAAATAGTTCTGATGGCACAAATTGTGGTTTTGCTAATAATGGGACTGATGTTGTAACTATTGAACAAATTCCAGAGTTTAAAGGAGCTGTTGTTACTGACGGGGTTGATGATTTAATTGTTTCTCAGAAGTCTGTACAAGAAATGTTGGGAGGAAGTAATGAGATTACGGTTGTCAGTATGATTCATTTAGTACAAACTCCAGCTGTCAGTTCTGAAAAAGCATATACTAACCAAATTAGGACTGGACAAAATTATCTTAGAAATTACGTTACCAATAATGGCAAAACCGGAATATACGGTTATACTTATAAAGAGAATAATGTTTCTGTAATAAACAATATATTAGGAGATAAAAATGATTATACTGTTGAAAATAAATCTTGGAATAATTTAGCCAAGTTTTCAGTGATTGGATATGAAGACAATGGTACGATAAATGAACTAGACCAAGTCGCTTGGTACTGGACATTTATAGCTAATAGAGTTCTTACAGAGGATGAAATTAATCTTGTTATTGAGAAATACAACCTTGATAGACCTGGAGAAATAGTTAAACCTCAAGTTTATTATGACATAAAGAGACAGAAAATTACTAATGAGAATCACTCTGCATTTGATGATAAACTAATTGACTATTCTGGAAATGGTTATGATGCTAAGTTGTATAACTTTGGCTGGAAAGAAGATAGTGGAATTGGGAAATATGAAACTGATTTTACTGATTGGAAAAAGAGTTTCAAAGTAACATCTTTTGATAGTGAATCTATTAAATTCACTAGCGATGTTGCTTGGGTATTATTGTATCGTCCATCTAGTATTGGAGAAGATATTCCCTCTTTCAAAGTTCGTATAAAACTTTATGGAAAAGGCACTTTATATTATAACTATATAACTCAAGAAGGGAAATACACTAATGTAGCTGTAAAATCAGAGATTTTTGAAACACCGATTTGTTATAACACAAAATATACAGGTGAAAAGGGAGTAAACGTTGGATTTACTCTTGGCGTTACCTCTGGTGAATGTAGTGGTACTATTACACAAATTCCAGAGTATGAAAATGCATTAGTATTAGATGGTGTAGACGATTATGGAAAAGTAACAGGATTGCCTATTTTAAAGGATTATACAGTTGCTGCTGATTATATCAGAACATTTGCAAAAGAAAATGCACAAGATTCTCCAATATTATCCAAGTCTAAAGTTGCAGGTAGTGGAGCTTTTTTATTCAACTACTTAAACGCTGACTCCATAACGAGTTCTTATTCATTTGGAACAAACAACATACTAAAAGAAATAAATGATTCTGAAAGAAAAATTTATTATCTATCTAAATATGCAAGTGACGGCCATAATGTTAATGCTGGCTCTGCAGTAGATTATGATACTATGTGGTTAGGTACTTATAGAGATAATATTAGTAATTTCTTTACTGGAGCTTTGTATTTTGCAATGCTGTTCCCTTATTCTTTATCAGAGTTTCTACTTGAAAGACAGATAAGGAAAGCCAGAGCAGGAACATTATATTCTAATCAAGTTGAGTTTAGACCTATAATTCCAGAGGATGAAAACATTACTAAAATTGATTATTTTGTTGTTAATTCTGGTACATGGACAGTAATTAAACCTGGAGACTATGTAGACGTAGGAGCTAGGATTGTTCTTAATGTATATACAAAACTTCCTTATAAAATAGCGGGAGCATCTTCAACAGCTTTTACTGGTATGACTGTCGGACCTTCAACAGCATTAAATATATGGGATGTTAAGGGTTATATAAAGGATAAGACTCCTCAAAAAATTAAGCTGACTCTTGCAGTTAATGAGGATATTATACAATGGAATCCTACAATTTCAGCTAATATTCCAGACTCTTACGATGCAGTAACAGAATGGTTTGCCAATGGTTGGGAGACTAAGATTGCTGTAGGTGATTGGATTAAAAAGTCTGATAGAATATTCTTTAAATTAAAACTTAAAGAACCTCTACATGAAATAGGTAAAGTTACATTTGGTGGTTCTGAATGTCAGGCTACTAAAGCAAGTAATTGGTCAGAATCTAATAATCTATGGGAGATTGTAACATACTCTTCTGTTGGAGATTTATCGCAAGTATTTAATGTACAAGTAGACGAGTACATCAGATACGAGGACATTGTACAGCCATACCCACTGTTCTTTGAATTTACAGACGAAAATGGTAATTTAATTTCTTGGGGTGGGAAAGCAAAAGTAGGAAGTACTATTACTAGAACTAAAGGTGTTATCTATGCTAATCTCTTAGAAGGTCTATATACTATTACCAATCCAAGATTAAATGGAGTTCCGTTGTCAAGTTCTCAACACGTTGTTGAAAAATCAATGGTATTTACTTGTACTGCAACTTATCTTCTTGATGATAATGAACCTAAATGTATCCTATCTCCTAGCAGACTACGTATTCCAAATTCTAGTTACAAGATATTAGGTCATATCCCCGATATATCCGGTCACGGTAATAATGGTAAGATAAACAATTCTGCTTATGAAGGAATGAGTGGGGTGAATGGTTATCCTGTTGTATTTGGGAAGAATAAAACTTGGGCGAATGAATCTAACGGATATGTTACTAGTATTACTGGTAATACCATTCATATTACTAATGTTCTAAATGCAGGTTTAGCTTTATTATATTCTTATGTTAAATATAATGGTAATCTTCAAAATATAAAAGAAATACCTCCTTTTAAGATTGAAATTAAAGGGTTAGAAGGTAGGCCTAAATTTATATATAAGTATTTAGCAACAAGCGATGCGACTAAGGAAACAAATCTATATCTTGGGAATGGTACTCATGAACTACCCAAATCATTCCTTCCGACAGAGGCTTTGATTAATAATGCTGTGGTAGGTTTTTCAATAAGTCCAATTGAAGAAGGAGTTACCAATTTTTTAAGTGATATCACTATCAAAGTTCTGCCTGAATACGAAGGAGCATACTGTCTTGATGGTGTAGATGACTTTATTACTATTCCTACTATTACTGGTGGTAAACAGGTGTTGATGAATGTGAATTGGAATTCGTATATTGGGAAAGGTATATTATACGACCAAAGAGGTTATCTTAATGAATTTGCTATCTATAATCATGATGTGGACAGTAGTAATAATCATGTTTTTGCTTATCAGGCAAGGAATAACGGACAAACATACATTGATGGTATTTTAAATAATAATATCAATGCATCAGAATTACGGAATATTACTCATAACATAACTATTACAAATGAGTTAAGTGCAGGGGTAAATACATCTTCTCCTGTTATCGGTTCAAACAGAGTGCACGATAATTTCTTTACTAATATGGCATTGTACGACTTCATGTTCTTCGATAACATCTCAACAGATGATAAGATTAAAGAGCTGAATGAGTATATAGGACTAAGCGGAAATATATTCGAGTTTAATCCTCCAACATTTACGATAGACCTTCCTATGGCGATTAAAAATATTAAGGTATATCAAGGAGGAAATGAAATAAGTCCAGGTTATCTATATCCTAATAAAGATACTGAGTTTGAAGTATATATATCGCTTAATGATGGTAAATATGCTGTTGATACTATTACAGTAGACGGTGTAGAAATCACTAAGGATAGAGTAGTTGGAGAATATAACATATTTAAGTTTACTCTCAATGGTTCTTCTGAACAGAAAATTACAATTCATTCTTATGAGTATATAATATATGAGGACATAAATCAGCCTTATCCTGTGATATTTAAGGTTAAAGACAAAACTACTAATCAAATATACAGTTGGGGAGATAGGATTAAAATAGGAAGTTCCATACAACTTATTCATGGTGAAAATCCTAATCTTTTACCTGAGTTATATAGTATTATTAGTTATATCTATGAAGGAAATTCTTACAGTTATAACCAATTAACTAATCTGGTTATTACGGTAACTAAAACTATTTCTGTATCCTGCCAGAAAACATGGAAACTTGGGAACAACGAGCCTAAATGTATATTGTCTCCAAAAAGATTAAAATTAGCAAATTCTAGTTATAAGTATTTGGGTTATATACCTGATATTTCTGGAAATGGAAATAATGGAGCATTTACTAACTTTGCTTTCTCTGGTATGTCTGGAGCAGGAGGTTATGTAGAAAATTTCAACGATTGGATAATAAGTAAGCCTCCTATGACAGTAGAGAAAACAGATTCTCAGGCGCATATATCTTATATAGGAACTTCATATAAGACTCTTCCTATGTTCGAGTATACTAATCCTAAAGTTGTATATAACTACACTTTGATTGTTGAAATTACAGGTATTCCAGATGGATGCGTTGGGAAGTTTATTCATGTCAATACTTATACTCAAGAAGTAGCTAATGGCATAAATACTATTCGATTCCAAAATGATGCTGGATGGTTTGGATTTACTTTTTATCGTGAAGACGGAGTTATAATAGGTGACTGTAATATAACTATCAAGCAGATTGGAAATTATGAAGGTGCTATATGCTTTGACGGAATTGATGATTACGTAGATATTCCTTCCTTATCAATAGGAGGGAAACAGGTATTAATGAAGACAAACTGGTTGAAATCTCCTACGTTATTGTATGACCAAAGAGCATCGGGAAGCTTTGCTATTCTTACAACTAAGGAGGGTGACGCAACTAATCCAAGAATAGCGTACCAAGCACGTAATCAAGATGGCAAGACTTACATAGATGGGATAGAGAATAATTATATTGAAACTTACTCTCTAAAAGGTATAACACATAATATTACAGTGACAAACCCTTCGGCAGGAAGTGGAGTAGTACCTGTAATAGGTGCCAATACTGGTAAGTCAAGCGGTTTTGCCAAAATGGTTCTTTATGATTTCATGTTGTTTGACGAGGTAAGTACTGACGAAGAAATAAAACAACTTAATGATATAGTAGGTATTGAAGGTGGCTATGTACAGAAACCTCCTTATTATTGGGACGCTTATGGCAAGACTAATTCTGATGAAGATAGGAGTACTATTCAACAGAGAGGTATAGCCGTGGGTGATTATGATTTAACTAATTATAATCATGCTTACGAAGGTATGAGTGGATATAATGGTTATCCTGTAGTGTTTGGTGCTAATAAAACTTATGCAAATCTAGTTCCTAACGATGGTAACTTTATACTTACCAGTAGTCATAATATTATCAATGTTACTAAATTCGATACCAGTTATGGATTGCTTTATAGTCATATAAAGTTGGATGGAAAATTAACATCAAGAAATATAGATTATCCTTCTTACAAGATAAAAGTTACTGGACTCGGAAAAAACTTTGGATTACATTATTCTTATCTCAAGAATCCTTCTGATGCTAATCTTAGTGCATTTGGTATAGGTACTGATGGTACTTATACTATTCCTAAATCTTTTGCAAGTGATGGAAGTTTGATAAATAACAATGTTTGGATAGGTTTTATATTTACTGGTACTGCACCTGAATCATGTAATGTTACTATTGAAGTTCTTCCTGAATATGAGAATGGTTTAGTATATGATGGAGTAGATGATTATTCAGAAAACACTAGTATTCCGGCATTTACTGATTATACTTATATCATTAAGTATGAGGATTTTAATAATCCAAATACTGGAAGTTGTATTCAAAGAAAAGGCAGCATCAAGGCAGGTGGAGGAGCATTTGTTCAAGACCATATCTATAGAGGTACAAAATATCAATATAATTTTGGAATTAGTAGCAATATTCATAAAGATGATTCCATCGCATTTTGTACTAAAACAAATTATAATGGCACTGCAATTCCGTCTGGAAACAATACTGATGATACAGGTTTTACTATCGGAAAATTCGATGGATATCGTAAAATGGTATTTTATAAAGAAATGTTGTATCCTAGGACCGTTAATATGCTAACCATTAATATGATAAAAAATATGATGGCAGAAGATGGAATAATAGATATACAAGGTAAATTATTTACTGATAAATTTACAGGAGATTTTAATTTAGACTTTAATAAAGACTTTTTAATAGGTAACTAACAATGGCAAATTGGAGTAATTTAAAAACAGCAATATCAAATGTTGTTAAAAGTAACGGAATCCAAGGGATTACCGGAAATTCACTACAATCTGTAATGTTAAATATGGTTACAAAACTAGGAGAGAATTATATGTTTGCAGGGGTAGCTACCCCTGCTACAACTCCTGGGACTCCAGATGGTAATGTATTCTATATTACTACACAAGCTGGAACTTATGCCAACTTTAATAATACAGTAGTGGCAGATGGAGAACTAGCAATTCTTATGTGGAATGGTGCTTGGACAAAACAGAGTATGGCAATAGCCACTCAAGCAAAGATGGAAGAAATTGACCAACATGTAACGGAAGTTGATGCTAAACTTAATGAAATGCAAAAAGGTATGGAAGATGTATATGCCTATGGAGTCGAATGGGATTCTACTGTGGCAGACCCTACTCTCACAAGAATTGGGAATCTTACTCTTCATAAATCGTTACCTATTCAGTCTCAATTAAAAGGCTGCGTAGCTAACGGAGGAGTAATCAATTATTATCTTCATCCAGATGATTGGTCAAAGAAAGAAGATGGCACACCATCAGTATTAGATGGAACTGACGGAACTGTCAGAGTTAAAGTACCTCGATTCTGGGGAAAATCTGGAGTTGCAGGAACAAAAAGATGGGTTAAGATTTCTACTGTATGTATTGATGATACTTGGACAGAGATTCCAGCAATGTTAATAGATGCATATAGGTCTACAACAGATAACACTGTAACGGCAACACCTAAGTTGGTATCAGTTGTGAATACTACTGCTGCATTTAGAGGTGGAGGGAATAGAACAGCTTATGATACTTATTTAGAAACTGACCCAGTTAGAACAGATTTAGGAAAACCAAGAACAGCAATGACTAGAGCAGTTGCACGTACTTGGGCAACAAACGCGGGTTCAGAACTACTGAACTACGAATACTACAAATGGATAATGTTTTGGTTACCTGTGATTGAGTACGCTACATTTAATATGCAAGCTAACTTCAATTCAGATTTAACTTCCGAAGGATTTCATCAAGGAGGATTAAGCGCAGGTGTAACAAACATGTCAAATTGGGAGTTTTACAATGGAAATTATTCAGTATGTCCTTGCGGATATGCCAATGAATTAGGAAATTTTACAGGAGCTAAGGTTATTCCTCAAGCTGATTGGGTTTATGAATCCACAGGTTTAACTAATATGGCTTCTTATTCAAGAGATACTGCTCAAGCAGATATGACAGCAGAAACAAATAAAGTCACAATTACAAACGTTAAAGGTACTAATAGATATATGTATAGAACTTGGGGTTACCAAAGTGGAGAAACCGTTTATACTATATCAGGATTAGCAGAGGGACAAGATGTAATATTTTATACAGGAAGCACAACAGTAGCAACAGCTACAGCGGATGGAGATATTACAGTAAATTGGCCTACAAACAATCTGGGAGATAGATGCATTAAATCATCTTTTACTGGAAGTTGTAATATTGTGATTTCTATTAAGAGTGCATCTAACGTAAATGTAACAGTTAGCCGTCCAGCTATGAGTATTGCAAGATATAGAGGATTTGAGAATATCTTTGGAGACCTGTGGACAAATATGGAAGGCATAATTATACAAGGTTATACAGACGAAGGAACAAGCACTTATAACTGGAAAAATGTATATACAACTACTAATCCAGAAAATTATGGAGAAACAGAAACTCAAAAAGCTAAAATGAAATTAATCTCTAGTAGAGAAATTCATGCAGATGGATATACTAAGGATTTTGACCTCCAAACAACAGGAGAAATAGTACCATGTGCTGTTGGTGGTGGAAGTACTACCTATATGTGCGACTATCATTACACTGGTAATAAAGACGCAAGTCTAAGGACTCTCTTGCTTGGCGGCAGCGCTTCTCATGGCGGTCTTTCCGGCCCTGGTTGCTTCCTTTCTTTTTATGGGGTCGGCAGTTCCGGCACCATTGTGGGTTTTCGTACTCTAAATAAAATTGAAAAATAATTTCTCATAACATATAACAGATAGGGCACTATTTACCTTTTTTACCGGGTTGCAAGGGCAGCGAAAGTTTACTGTGAAAAATAAAACTCTTACTTAGCAGCAACGCTAATAATGGCAGTAATTCCAGCCCTAGTTACTTCAATTCTAATAATGGAGTCAGCAATTCCAGCACCAATGTAGGTTTATTATATATTTTGATTTTGATAATTTTGTTTTTATTATTTTGTCTAAATAGTGTCCTTGCCTCTTGGCAAAAAATAACGTAGTATTTAATATAACTGGTGTTAGTAGGTTAATTCTCGAACACTCCTTGCATAAATATATAAGACTTTGAAAAGAATAGGATATTTGCATGAGCAGGTATGTAGCCTGTCTAATATAGAACTTGCTGATAGAAAAGCAAGAAGACACAAATCAGTCAGATGGGGAATCCTGAAACACGATAAGCATCATGAGAGGGAAAATGAAAAGTTGGCAACCGTTTTGAAGAACTTGACATATCACACTTCAAAATATAGCACGTTTAAAATCTATGAGCCTAAGGAGAGATTAATCTTTAGGCTTCCATATTATCCTGATAGAATTACGCATCATGCGATAATGAATATAACAGAACCAATATGGGTAAACATATTTATCAAACATACATATTCTTGTATAAAAGACAGAGGAATACATGATGTTGCAAAAGACTTAAAGTACGTTTTGCAAAAATATCCAGAAGAAACTAAGTATTGTTTGAAAATTGATGTGAAGAAATTTTATCCATCTATTAACCATGACATACTGTACGAAATACTCCAAAAGAAAATAAAAGACCCTAAATTGTTGAGTCTACTAAAGGAGATAATATATTCGGCAGACGGAGTACCCATTGGAAACTATTTGTCTCAATTCTTTGCAAATTTATATCTTGCTTATTTTGACCATTGGGTCAAAGAAGAGCTTAAATGTAAATTCTATTTCAGATATGCAGATGATATAGTAGTATTAAATGACAATAAAGAATTTTTGAGAACAGTTCTATTGTCAATGAAATTATATCTGCGAAATGTCTTAAAATTAGAACTTAAACAAAATTATCAAATTTTTCCCGTAAACAGTAGAGGAATAGACTTTGTAGGTTACAAGTTTTTCCATACTCATGTACTGCTCAGAAAATCTATCAAAGTTAGATTATTCAAGTTAATTAAAGGGTACAAGGATAAGAAAATTGATAGAAATGAGCTAAGAAGGAGAATGCAATCGTATTTTGGATGGTTAAAGTTCTGTAATTCTAAAAATCTACTCCATAAAATTCAGTTAGAGACTGGATTGAGATTTTCTAACTGGAATGGGAAGAAGGTAAATATTTCAAGATTCTATGGTAAGTATATTCATATAGTTGACATCATATTGTATAGCAATAGATTCAGAGTCAACTTTGTATATAATTATAAGTCATATTATTTTGAGAGTAAGAATAAACGATTGCTTTATTCTATACGTAGATATTCATTACCTGTAAATTTTAAAATAACACCATATGTTAGACCCAAGAAGAATAGAAGCAAACCTGCAACCCGAACCGATTGAATTGCTTGGAAATGGTACATATTACTATAACTATGATATTAAATCAGAAATAGTATACGTTCCTCACATGGACGGAAGTACAACGGAAGAAATTAGATGGAATTACATTCAGATACATTTAAGTGGAACACCAGAATATAAGGCATGTGCTAGAGCTATTATTAGACAATATATTGATGAAGAATCAGAGTTTTCCATAATTAATGACTTTAATGCACACCAATTAGGAATTAGAAAAGATGAAAAAGCATACTCTGAATACATAGAGTATATTAATTTAGTTTCAGAAATCAAATCAAAAATTAAGTCGGACTTTAATAAATAAAATTATGGATTACGCAATTGTAACAAAAGAATGGATGACACAACGTGGTTTAATCATAGAACCACACATGAGAACAAGTGTAGATAACAACAAAGTAGTATTACACAAATCGTGGCTAAGACCTTTCTTAGAAGATGAAGGTATTGAGCTTTACTATCATGACGACCCTGCTTTTATAGCACTATTAGCATCTGCAGAATGGACATCTCCTGAGGGAGAAATCGAACCTGTGTCTATGGGAGAAGGAACAAAAGAAAGTCCTTACACATATGATGGAGTAATGTCTTTAGTAAAGGGTAACTATTACTCACAAGATGGAGTTACATATCTATGTACAAGAAGTCTTTATGAAGAAAACAGCACTGCTCTTAAAGATTTAATAGGAATGTATGTAAAGGAAGCTGCCTAAATGGCATCTTTCTCATTTGAAAAATAATTTTTAACACTCGTAGCTAAATTACAAGAATTTTTAAAGAAATTTAATAATTTAGTTGCGAGTGTTAATTTTTATTTATATCTTTGTGCTGTTACAAATGGAGAAAGACCGAGACGTCTAAAATTATAATTAGGTCGATTGAAAGGAGTAATAAGTAACTGATAATAAAAAAAGTTACTTTAGTTCATTTATTAATTTAAAAAATTTTTAAACATGGCAGAGTTTTTAACAATGGAAGATGCCGAAAACAAATTCGGCACGAAAGGGAGAACAAATGCGGGCCTAACCCTAGGTATTATTGGTACAGCGCTAGCTGCACTTGGTAATAACGGAGGAGGCTGTGGAAACAACGGTGGTATTTTAGGTGGACTCTTCGGAGGAAACAATGGCTCTTGTTGCGCTATGCAACAAGCAGAACAGGCTAAAACGTTAGCAATGGTTCAAGGACAACAGGCAGATAATTTATCTTGGGCAAATAGAGTACAATCTATGCAAGACGACATCAACCTATATACTTACATCAATGCGGCTGATACAGGACTTCGTAATCAAAACTACGAAGGAAGAATCACCGACCAGGGAGAAAAATGTAATATGTATATAGACCTTATAACAAGAGACAACGCACAGAATCTGAGATTGTGTGATGAACTCTATAAGAGAAGAGAACAAGATGTCCAAGAAAAGTCTGATTTGTTCGCAAGATTAAGTACTAGAATCAGTGATTTAGAGAAGAAAGAAGCTGCTACATCAGCTGCATTACCTCTAATGTTCGAACTTGCAAAAGAAAAGTCAGAAAGATATTCTGATGCTTGCTGCTGCAAGAGCGAAAAAGATTTACTTAAAACTGCTAGTGCTCTTCAAACTGAAGGTATGGCTGTGGCTAACAACTTACAAAGACAACTTGACCATAAAATTACTGGAGAATTAAAATATTCTTATAGTAACTTATGTGCTCCTGTTCCTAGTATAGCTCCTCTTTATTGTAGTCCGTTTACGCAATATGGTACAGGCATGTACGCTGGTACAGCTGCTTCTAACTGGAACGCAGTGAATACAGCTATTAATGGAGCTTGTCCTTCTTGCCAAGCACAATAAGATATTGAAAGGAGATTATGTAACAGTAGTCTCCTTTCTTTTTTTTTATAACCTAAAATGCTCAAAATTATGACTACAAAAATAACTCCATTTGGAACCGAAGATAACGGGAGTCAAATATTAGAGTTTAATGTTTCTATACCTAAGGGAGCAAATACAAGTATAGCTCCTAACTCTACACTAACAGTAACACAAAGATTCGCAGAAGTCTATAATCAAGCCACTTCTGGTGCTGCTTCTTATAGACAAGTCACTAAACTAGATGTGGTTCATAACCTACAATATGTTGATTGTAAGGGTGCACCAAAAGTTATCACAAACGTCACTTCAACTATTATCGATACTCCGGCAACTTCCGCTACTCCAGAAACTCTGACACCAGAGATTTTCAAAGTAGTTGATGTTTTAATTCCAAGAGGAAAGACAATAGTAACACAAGATTTAATTAACGATTTACCTACAACTACGCCACAGTTGGCTCATTGTGCTTATTCTGTATTCGTTATACAGATGGCAGCACCTGCTCCAGCACCAGCGCAGTAACTAATTAATTTATGACATGTTTGGCGATACTTTTAGTAACAATAGCTTGGGTGATTTACAGAAGACTTACTACCAACAACTGGAAACGTTGAACAGGATGCAACAGCAGCAACAAGCGACTAACACTTCTATATTAGAAGAGATTAATAAATCAGTCGGGATGCTTAGTTCTGAGGAACAATCAGTATTGGCTAATTCACATGATTATCAATTAGCAAAACAAACCTATGAAGCCGGTTTTATGGCTTACTTAGGAAATAAATTCGCTGGAGAATACGTAAGTAGTCCGGATGGAAAAATTGCTGCTGAAAATCTATTGAGTGCAATTAATAAGTCCAAGGAAAAAATTGCAATAGAATTAAAGAAAAAACAAGAAAAACTCGATACAATGCTTAATCTATTGGAAAATGACCCAGAAATAAAGAAGAGATATGATGAACTTATGATGAATAAACAATAATACTATGGTTAGTGACAAAGAAATATTAATGCAAGCTGCTGAGAAATATGCAAAGGATATCGCGAGTAATTTCTTCGGATTATCCACTATTCCAGTACAAACTGCTATCACCTATGTTGTAAGAAATTGGGTTGATAAACACAACGCTCTAATTGACTTATTTGTTGATATTGACGGAAATATAAATACGAAGATTCTAGGAGATGCTGCAAAATCAGTATTGAAAGAGAACGACGGTTTCAAAATTGGAAAAGTAAAATTCACTGAAGCCGATGTAGATGATTTATTTAGTACTTTCAATGACATCAAGTCTAGAAATATATAATAAGATACCATCGGCATTAATTTGTCGGTGGTATTTTCGTTTTAATATACTTAATAAATCATGGAAAACGTTAGAGTAGACTCTCTCTTAGGAAACAAAAAAGTAATAGTTGGAAATCCCTATTCTGACATTGTACTAGAAACTCTAGGTAAAGTTTATGTAAAGACAGGAAACAATTTAAAGGTACTAAGTGATGTTTTAAAATTACTTGACCAAGCCAACGAAAAAGACTCTACTGGAACTATTATAGTCGATAGCCAAAGTGCTATGGAAGAAATGGAATACCCAGGCGATGGACGGTTTATATTTAATACACTCACCAAGACTTTATACATATCCTACGATGAAAGATATGTCGCATTAATAACAGCAGAAGATGGGGAAGGTTCAGACAAATATGTTAAAAAGTCTGGAGATGTCATTACTGGAAAGTTAGAATTTACTACTAATGAAGCTCCACTTATTGTGGCTTCTTCAAAGCTAGTTAAAAACTTTAATGCAGAATACGTTGGCGGATATGCTGCGGATAAACTTGCGAAGAGATTAGAAAATGAATATATATATGGTAATTGGACATTTAAGTCTTCTGGAACATCGGAAGATACTTGGCTGTTTAAGAGAAATGTTAGATTTAATCAAGATTTAATAATAGATGGCAGTCTATCCACTGCTCAATTTCAATCTGGATATGGAGGATATGGGTGGAGGTTAGATTCAACTACTAATACGCTTACTATTGACTACCTTGTAGTTAGAAAAGCTATGAGAGTATATGAGATGGTAATAAATAAAATAACTGCAACCAATGGCTCAATATGGGTTACAAATGCTTCTAAAGCAGATAATGTGTATTATCCAATTGTGTGCAGCATAAACGATTTAGACGGAACTGCTGATTCAGGTAAACTATGGGCATCTGACGCTTATTATCTGTTTACTGAAACATGGAGTTCTACTGGATATAAATTCTTTATATATATAACAGATTATTCAGCATTAATCAATAATCCTGAATTTACTGGAAAAGAAATGTTACTTGACGAAGCTTTATTGACAAGAGAAGTGACTGAAAGTGATACATCTGACTTTATTGAATTAAGGAATAACATTAAATTATTCTACGTTTATAGTAGTGATTTTGCAAAAGATGTAGAATTTGAATATATAGAGAATATTTCTGATTACGAAGAAACTGGAGTTACTAAAACTATAAATATATATGACACTTACTATGGAAAGAATCTTAATGGAGATTTACTAAATAATAATTTCTACATTGTTGTTACAGACGATGAAGAATATCCATTATTGAAACCAAATGATTTAGTAAGATGTCAGAAGTGGTCCAATGGTAATATTAAATATTATGATGCCATTGTGACTAATCAGTTAGGAAGTTATTCCTACGTAATGCAAAAAGCAATATCTGTATTTGATAAATATACGGAAATAAATTATAATGAAGATGGAACCGTAGCTAGTATGACAGAGGAATACAATGATAAGTTATACAGTATGACCGAGGATTCCGAAACAACAACTAATGTTGAGGATAGACTTGATGAAATTGCTATTGGTGACGATATAATACAAATGGGAAATTTAGTAGATGTAAACAGGCAAAATGCTATTTATTTAACATCTACTGATGATTATTCTCCTTACATAGACATAATTTCTGAACTTACTAGACCGGATTACTCTGTTGTGTATAGGATTCCTAAATACATTACTGATAAAGACGGTAATGAAGTAAACTATGAAATGGTTAAAAAGCTAGATTCAGAAGGAAATCCTGTAATAGGAAGTGATGGGGAACCAGTAATGGTAAAAAAATATATCTATAAATATACTAAAACCTGTAAAGTAAGATTGGGAAACCTTGGAGGAATAAGGGATTCTACTTTCCCAGAAAATAAACAACCTAGAGGATATGGTTTGTATGCGGACAATGTATTCCTTACTGGAGAGTTTTATTTAAACAATGGACAATCTGTGGTAGATTTCTCACAAGATGGAGTATTTCTTAAATACAAAGAAGCTGGATTATCTATTGCTGATGACCCTAAAACAGGTGACCCTATAATCTCTTTGGAAGCTAACAAGGTATGGATTGGAGATTCCAAAGGACAAATCGGAACTTTGTTTAAAGTAAAAGATGGTAAAGCATATATAAATACCGATTTTATTAAAGCCCAAAAGATTGAGGTGCAGGAAATATGGAATTATTCTTTTGATGAAACTACATCTCAGCAAGTTGAATTACCACTATTTGAGGGGACTTATACTCCAGTTATGTATGAAAGTAGTATAGGAACTATGACTCCGGACCCTCCTTATGGAATGGCAGATTCATCAGCATGGACGGGAACAATATCTAAACATGACGGAAGTGGAGTATTTAAAGATTCATCATTATATCCAGGTTCAGCCTGCTTTATGGAGTCAGTGAACGGAGAACAAGTTCACATAATGACCCCAATATTATCTTTAAAAAATGGAACTTTAGACGGAAAATTGTCTTACTGTAACATTGGAGTAAATATGGGAGATTTCATTGGAGAAGGCATGGGTGAAATAAAGGTTACAGCTTATAGTGTAGATACGGGCGAATCTTGGGATGTTCCATTCAAAATGGCTAGTAGAGGAACCTTAGTCTACGAGTTAAGTGCAGTAGAAACCACCGCTGCTACTAATAATTTAATATTTGCTGTATCACTAATCCCAGCTTCAAAGGAAAATGTAAGAAGAATAATAGTAAACATATCAGTTAGTTATTACTACCACGAAGGAGCATTGAACTGGGCTTTATGGAAAAATGGGTCTGGTAGTTTAGCGAGAGAAAAAATCAACTGGAATAAAGATGGAGAACTTACTATAAATGGTGACTTTAGGTCTTCCAATGGCCAAACTACCATTTTAATGGGAAATAATTCTAAATCAGCATATTTGAGTATGTTTTCTAATGTTACTGAAGAGCATCCATTATTATATATAAGATATAGAAATGTGGGTTCTGGAAATTCTGTAACTGTGGAAGTCGATAGTGAGTATACTCATGATGATATATATTATTCAAGAGCAAGATTAACTTGTGAAGGTTTAACTTTTGGATATACACAAAAAGGATATTTAGATTCTATTATTACATCAGGAATGGGATATAGATATATATCTATGGATAAATATAATGGGTTCCAGATGTCTAATTCGAATTTTAGCTTTGCTGCAGCTCCTGTAGTTCAGGGTGTCAGTATTGTTATGGGAGGAAAGGCATTTACTATTAGACCTGATGGAGGAGGGATTTGCTTCAACTATGGTGCTTATCCTGGCACCGGCGGTCATGCTTGGCCTACTAGTATAGACCAAGTTAGTGTTGGGGGAGTATATATTCATACTTCCGATGGAAGTTTACACGTAAAACAATCATGAAATTAAATGTAAAAGAACGAGTGGCAATATTACAAATGCTTCCAGAAACTGGAAGTCTTGTAGAAATGGTAGATATAATGGAAATTGTGAAAAAGGTAAGATTAGAGGAGGAAGAAAAGAACAACATAGAGTTTAAAGAAACTAAGAACTCTCTATCTTGGAACGCATTTAAAGATTTAGGAAAGGATATTGAATTTAAACATGAAGAAATATCTATTTTAAAAGCTGCTGTGAGAAGACTTGACGAAGAGAAAAGAATCAATGTATCCAATCTCGATATCTGCTTAAAAATAAATAGTTTATGAAAATTTTACTAGACAATGGTCACGGAGAGAATACTCCCGGAAAGAGAAGTCCAGATGGCAAACTTAGAGAGTATCTTTACGCAAGAGAGATAGCTTCTATGGTTTACGATGAACTTTATAATAGAGATTATGATGTCGAACTTCTTGTTCCAGAGACGACTGATATTTCCCTTTCAGAAAGATGTAAACGAGCTAATAAGTTTGCTAAAGAATTAGGAAATAAAAATGTCTTGTTAGTGTCTATTCATTGTAATGCTGCTGGTAATGGCAGTGCATGGATGGGTGCTAAAGGATGGAGTGTCTTTGTTTCAAATAATGCTTCTACTAATAGCAAGTTACTAGCTGATTGTTTATATGATGCAGCTGAGCAGCAAAAACTTAGATTAAGAACCGAAAGACCTGGACAGAAATACTGGCAACAGAGCCTTGCTATATGCAGAGATACTAACTGCCCAGCGGTTTTAACAGAAAACTTGTTTCAAGATAATAAAGAAGATGTGGAATTTCTTCTTAGTAAAGAGGGAAAGGAAGCTATCGCTAAACTTCACGTAGACGGAATTATCAGATACATTTCCAAAATTTCATAGGTTAAAGTTATTAAAAAATGTAAAATTAGAAAATTTTAGTATTTCACTTTATGTGGAATAAAAAAATGACTATATTTGCAAATAACTTTAAAAGAATGATATATGGAAAAGGGAATTGAGGATTTAGACTTTAACGAAGAAGATTACGGTATAGCACAGGAACCGTCGAACCCTAATGGTTACGTACCAGATTACGAATCATTAGAGCCAGAGAAACCTTGGATGGGGGATGAAAATCAACCACAGCCAGCAGATGGTACAAAACCAGAACCTGCTGCTGCACAAGAACCAGTACAAGAAGATGATATTATCATTTCTATGCTTAAACAAATAGGCATTTCAGACCCTTCAAAAATTAAATTTGAAAATGATGAGGGTGAAATTGAGGAAGTTTCTTGGGATTCATTGTCCGCAGAGGAAAAAATGAATATCTTAACACCAGAATCTCCTGACCCTAACTATGGTCTTGAAGAACCTGAAATTAACTTTATTAACTTGTTACGTGACGCGGGAATTACTCCAGAGGAGTACATTAACTATCAGAGAGAACAGGCTATTGAAGAATACAGACAAGCATTAGAAGGTAATCCACAATACGAAGTTGAGAGGTTAACAGACGAAGACTTATATGCTTTAGACTTACAATCAAGAGTTCCAGATATGACAGACGAAGAAGTTGCCATAGCTCTAGAACACGAGAAAGCTAATCCTGAACTTTTTGAAAAGAAAATGCAAGGAATTAGAGCTGAGTATAAAGCACTAGAAGACGAAAGAAGACAAAATGAGGAACTTCTCGAACAACAACAGAAGCAAGAACAATTTGAAGCCTTCCAATCTGATGTACTTGATGCAATTGAGTCTTTAGATGAAGTTGGAGGTGTAAAATTAAATTTGGACGAAGATGACATGGAAGAAGTTGCAAACTTCATATTATCGCTAGATTCGGCAGGAGTTAGTTATTTAGGAAAAGCATTAGACGACCCACAAACTTTAGCAAGAATGGCTTGGTTTGCATTGAAGGGAGACGAAGCTTTTGCAACTATCACTGATTATTACGATAAGGAGATAGCAAAAGAAAAACGTTCAGCCTACGAAGCTGGATATGAAGATGCAAAGAAAGGAATACAACCAAAGAGTACTAGAAAACCTACTGTTGTAGTTGCTCCTAAACCTGCATCTGAACCCAAACCCGGGGGCACTAATCCCCATGAAAAAACAATTGATGATATAGATTTTTAATTAAAAAAGTATGATAGTAGCGAATTTTGTATCAAACAGACCGACAATGTCGGAAACTAGAACTTATGAGGATTTCTATAAGTTCTTAGGAACTAGACCAACTAAATTAGGTGTTGTTTCAAGACTTTACCCAGAACTTACAGCTTCTTACCTAACAGAATCTCTAAGAAACATTTTCTACCAAGATGTAAAATCTGGTAATAAATATCAAAGCATTGACTCAATGTACTTTGAATGGGAAGTTGAAACCAACTACATTAAGAGAGTTGAGTTTGCAGATGTACCAACAGAAGATGGAGCTAATGGCTCTGAAATTGTAATGGCTTTCAAAGAAAGATATTACGAAAAATATGACATCTTCAAGATTGATAAAACAATGCAGCAATGTATTGTAGTAAGTAGACCAGTTAGAAAAGGTGATAGCTATTGGGAAGTAGTTGTTAGACTTATTGATAGTGACTATTCTAGCGTTCTTGATTTTAGTGGTTGCCAAGTAGGTGATACTACTAGATTCCAATCTAACGCAATGCCTGAAATGCACGAAGAAGGATATGTTAAATATCAATCTAACATTGAAAAACACAGAAACTTCATTACAACTCACAGATGTGATGATAGCTATTCTGCACTTTATGCAGCTCATGAAAACGTATTCATCAGTATTGCAGAAGGAAAAGACACTGGTAGCTTGAAAGAAACATTATATAAGATGGACAAGAAAGAAAAAGTTCTTCTTGATAACTTCTTATATGTAAGAAACAACGGTCTATTATTTAACAAATGTAATGTTGACGTAAACGGTAAGCCGACTATTGTTGACCCAGATACTCAAAGACCAATCTACATTGGTGATGGTATCATTCCACAGGTAGAAAGATTCGCATCTAAATATGCGTTCGCAAAACTTTCTATCGACGTATTCCAAACTGTAATTGCTACAATGAATGAAAAAGCAACTCAGCCAACTGGAAACAAATACGTATTTATTTGCAATGAAAGAATGTGGTTCTTAATCCAGAACGTTCTCGGAGATTTCTTAGCTAAATACAAAACTATTGGTACTTACCTATGGTCTAAAGCAGCTAACGATTACATCAAAGTTGGTGCTGCATTTGATAGCTATACATTCGGTGGAAACACTATCTCCTTCAAAGTTGATAGAACATTCTCTAGAGAATATGGTATGGAAAAAGCATATTGTCTATGCTTAGACCTAACTGCTGATTCTACTGGAAATGAACCTCCAATCCAAATGTTCACACTAAAAGGTGGAGACTTCATCACTAATAAATATCCAGGTGTAGGTGGATTAGATGGATTAAGTTCAGGAATTGTATCAAGTCCTGTTGCTGCTTCTAAGTTAATCAACTGGGGATATTCTGGTGTTGGTGTATTCAATCCTTATAGAAGCTTTATCTTAAGAGAGCTTTAATAAATAGTCAAGATATAGTAAGGGAGTTGAAATAGCACTCCCTTACATTTTTATATATTATAAAACCTTATGAATTAATATGAGTACTGATAATGCTAACAAACTAATGCAAAGTCCTGCTGAAAATTTTATCATCCTTAGAAGTGTATATGGTAAAGTAGGCATGAAATATTACATCCAACCTAGTAAAGACCCAAGAACTGGACAGTATCCACCTTGTGTAAAACCTGTAAATAGTGTTGGAGACATGATTCTTTCAGACCCAGAAAGAAATAGCGGTAAAGTCTTTATTAAAGAAACTGAAACGTTCGTTATTGAAGATGGGACTACATTTGATTTAAATAACCCTTATGACGCTGCTAAATGGGAAGCAATTAAAAATTGCATCTTTATTGCTCAATCAAGAGATAGCACTGACTCAAAAGGTGTAAACGTATTTGATGGTCCGGGTGTAAAGGGAACTCTACGTCCAAGACAAGGTATTGCTGAAATCTATATCGAAAGACCTGGATATGAAGCTGCTAAAAGAGTTTCTAAGAAAAAGAAAATTCACGATGCTGGAACTTATATTCTTGATGACCCAAGAGGTGATGAAGGAAGAGTTCAAATGGCTAGACTACTTGGAAAACACATGCGTAATGTATCAAGCGCTGATGTTACTGACTTCTTACTAAGCATTGCTGAAAAAGACCCTGACAGAATTATTAACCTATATACAGGAGATGATATTCATGTTAGACTTCTATTTATGGACGCAAAAGACAAACACGTCATTATAGTTAAACAAAAACTATATATGTACGGAGATAGCGTTTGTTTGGGGGCAACTGATGATGCAGCTATTACTTGGATGAAAGACCCACGTAATAGAAGAGTGCTCGAGTTAATTAAGAAGGACACATATCCTGACTTATACGAAGACTATAAAGGATACGAGGAAGAACCAGAAGGCAATCCAGCCGAAGAGTTCGCAGCTTTAGACGCTCCGAAGGCTCCTGCAGGGTCTAAAAAATAAAACTATAAAAATAATTCTACTATGACAGCAAGACAGGCATGGGAATACATGTTAATTGAAATTAATAAAGTTACTTCCCCTACTATGCTGATAGAGGATTTCAATCATCTGATTAATAGAGGCATATATCAATTCCTCAATAAGAGGTACATTATGTACGATATGAATCAGCAAACTTCTGATGATTTAAGGGTATTGAAGGCTTCGGCAACATTGTCGCCGGAGCTTCCATATTCTGATTTAGCTTTAAAGGGAGAGGACTTGGAAATGATTTCACAATTATGTGGAGCTTCTTACGAAGTAACACTTCCAAGTGACTATTTTCATATGTTAGGCTGTATTTGCCTTTATGAAATAGTTAATCCAAAGAAAGGCTGTGAGGGAAAATCCAAATATGTTAAATTTCCTGCAAGGAGATTGACCGCTGATATGGAACCCCAAATCATTAATAACTCTTACTTTAAGCCCTCTTATAAGACTCCATATTACTATATAAACAACATTAATACTTCAACAGAAGTTCCAACCTATCCTTATAAAGATAATCGTGGAACTGATATGAATGGAACTTATAAAGTAACCTCGCTCTTAGGAGATGCAGAAGGCGACAATAGCAATCTTCCAAGAACTATAATAATAGGAGGTGAGTCTGTAAGTACAGTTGATAGAGAAATTGCTGTTAGATATGGAAATGCTTCTACAGTAAGAATGGAAATAAAATGCGGAGAGTCTACCGCTCATAAACTTGTGAAAGTTAGAATAGACTACATTAAAGTTCCTCAAACGGTTATGCTTACTAAAGAACAGCTAGACCTTACAGAGGACACATCTCAAATATTAGAATTTCCAGATTACATATGCTTAGAGATTCTCAAAGAGTTGGTATCTATTGTATTGGAGAACTCCGGTGACCCTAGAATACAAACATATAGTCCAGTTAATCCGCCACTAGCACCTCCAACTCAGCTGCTGGCACAAACTAAAAAATAAATTAAAGTATGTTTCAATTTACGACAACAACCTTAATCAACGACGCTCTAGATTATACAACAAAGTTACCAAGATGGGAAGTAAAAGGTGAAACTCTCCAAATTAAGAGAGTTGGAAGTTTCAAGAAGGCTAACGTTGTTGCAATGTATAAGAGAGCGTATTCTGCTCCTGTTTTAGCAAAGGCTGTTTTAGATATGACTACTATTACTCAAGCATCTGGAGTATTCAGAATCGCTATGTATATTAGACTATCTGGAAATCAGAACTCTTATTATTCAAATGACTTTGTATTCAAAGGTAAACCTTTATACATTGAGTTTGAAAAGAAAACTGGAGATTCAGCAGCTCAATTAGCAACTAAAGTTGCAAATCAGATTAAGAAATATCAACGTGCTTACGACTTCAAACATTTTAATGTTTCAGTAAGCGGTAATAACCTGATTATAGAAGCTGTTGACGAGTATCAAAGATTCACTAAAATGGATATTGAATACTTCGACCCAGATTTAAGAGAAATTGCATGTACTTGTGCAGAAGGTGCATTTGCTGTAATTGCATCTGCAAAAGAAGCTGGTGCAGAAGGATTTGATAGCAAAAACATCCTAACTCAGGGAAGAGAAGGATTTGGAACTTATCAAAACATCATTAAAGACCTTAGAATCCCTACTCTAGATGTAAGAAGATATGAAGCTCCGTTACAAGACGAAGTTCCTATCATCAATGGTAAATACAGTCAATATACTGTATATTACAGAACAGATAGAGGTTTAATGGGTGGAGCTGCTGTTGGACAGCAAGTAACATCTCAAACTACTCATGTATTCTATGTACATGATTCTGTAGCTGCTGAATTCGAAGCTGCATTAGCAACTTTAGGAACAGTAACAGAAGAAAAGAAACCTATCGTAATTACAGGTGGGGTTACAGATATTACTGACATGGTAAAAGCAGGAACTAAGAAAGAACTTACTCCATCAATAGAGGGTGGAAGTACTGTAGCTTATGTTTCAGCTACAACAACAGCAGATTGGCTAACAGTCACTCCTGGAACTACTAAAGTAGGTTTCACAGGAACAACTAATGATTCTGGTGCTGCAAGAAGTGCAAAAGCAACTGTAACAGTATCAGCTAAAAACGGAGTTAGTGCTTCTAAAGAAATCACTATCACTCAGTTAAATGCCTAATAACTAATCTTTATATTTAAAGGCGGCGTCCGTTAGAGGTCGTCGCCTTTATTTGTTTTAGCCCTATGATATACAACAAATTAGCATCAGCAATATATAATGATATAGTATCAGGTTTACGTGGAATGCATGGAACAGCTACTATGTCTATTGAACAATTAGAAGATGACATAATAGATGAAAGATTGCAGATAATTAAAGAATATTCACTAAAAGGAATTCTTCCAAAGAACGATTTACTCTTATCATTAAATTGTATAGATGTAGATTGTAAATCATTAGAGAGATGTAATTGTGGAACAACTGGAGAGACACCAGTAGCTCACTTTGAGATTCCACAACTCTTAAATGACTATGGAGAATTAGCTATTGATTATATAGGTAGCACAGACAGGCTACTTCCCTTTATATACTACACTTCCTCATCTGCATGGATGTATCATCAATACAGAAAAAGAGGAAGAAATAAACCTTATGTTTATATAGATGTTACTCCAAATGAAAATAATATGTACGATTGTTTCATCTTCAATGCTCCCCTTATTAAGCAGGTAAGTGTTGTAGCTATTTTTAAAGACCCAAGGCAGCTTGAGAACTTTGGATGCTGTGATTTAGAAGGAATTGATAACTTTACATTTATTAATACGGAGATTAAGAAAAGATTAACGGAGAAGAAGTTACGTTATTATAGACAAATGGCTGCTCCAATAACACCTAATGACCAAACACCTGCATAATGGTAAATTTTCATCAAGCAATGTTCCAAGCTAATTTATTATATGGAGTAGAAATGCTCCCTCAAGACTTTGAGGAATTTGGTTTAATAGCTTGGAACCTAATAGGAAACAAAAATGTAAGATTATACAGATATTGTACTAAGATAGAATGTCCGGACTATACAGTGGAACTTCCCTGTAATTGTGACATTATTGAAGCAGTTACTTATGCTTCTGAAGATTGGAAGTATGTAACTAACTATTCTCCTAATGGAGATTACACTTCTCAATTTGTAGAGAATTACATAGAAGGAAGAAAAATGTATGAAGACCCTTTATATATGAGTGGTAAATATGCAAAGTTTGAAAGAGTAGGAGATACTCTTTACTTTGATAAGAACTATGGAACTGTATACATCCTTTATAAAGGAGTTATATTAGATGATGAAGGTCTTCCTATGTTATCTGAAAAAGAAAGTTTAGCTATTGCAACATTTGTTGCCTATAGAAAGAAATATAAAGAAGGATTAATGACTAACAATGCGAATATCCTTCAGACAGCACAATTAATGCTTCAAGATTGGCTTAAGTATTGTGATGCTGCTAGAGTTCCAGAATATCTAAATCAAAATGAGATGAATGATATACTGGATGCCAAAACAAACTGGAATAGAAAAAGACATAATTTCTCATATAAACCTGTTTAACAATTATGAAATATGCTACTGGATGTGCGTTCAATATGGACGAAATGTTTATGAATTTTCCATATAACAAATTGGAAATGTCATGTGAAGATTGTAAGAGAATAAATAAAGACCCTCACAGGGATGTATTAGTAAAGAAAATATTTAGAGAGTGTGTAAAGGAAGTACTTAATGATATTGTAGATAACAATGTTACTTTCGTACTTCCTACACAAGGAAGATTTGCAGAAATGCACGTCAAAAGAACATACGGAGAAGACTTTAAAAAGGCTAGGCGACATGGTAAATGGAGAGATGTAGATTTTTTAAAGTCAGGATTCTCTGGAAATGAAATAGTTCTCAACATAAAGAGTGGAAACTTAGTAAAGTCTAAAACTGTATATGTTGATAAAAATATAAAGAATAAGATTATAGAGAATACTAACGAAGGTAAACAATACTGTTAAATTATGCAACTTAAAGAAATTAAAGATTACTACGAGTCACTTTGTGAGAAGTTTCCAGATGTTTCTGAAAAGGACATTAAAAGAATTTTGAACTATGGTTGGAAATCACTATATTTGCATAATCTTTACGGTGGAGATACCTTAATTACTGATGATTCGTTGTGGTGCTATATAGGAACACTTAGAAGAGATTCTATAAAACACTTTGAATACTACATCAAGAAATTAACTGTAAAATTAAGGGTTCTCTATAAACGTAAGAACATACAATGGGACGGATATTACTATTTTGCATTGACTGACTCTCAATATGAGGATTTCCTCAAACAGCACAATTCAAGAGGCAGAAAGAAGAAAATATTTAATTATGGGAATCAAGTACTATATCAAATATTAGATGAGTGCAAGATAAGAGAGCATAATCGGAAGTATATATTCAGAGTTCCCTTTGTTGCCCTTGTAGGGAATGTTACATATAGAGAAAACTTTACATCTAAAGATGCGGAGTTAATTATAACAAGAGAACCTTTAAAATTTAAAGATATATTAGTATACAATAATAATTATGAATTTTTGTAAACATGAGCAAACAGGAAACAGTTAATACGTTTGATGGCGGTTTGATTATGGACTTAAATCCAATAGTTACTCCAAATAACGTTCTTACCGGAGCTCTTAATGCAACTTCAATCACGTATGACGGAAACGAATTTGTGTTACAGAATGATATGGGTAATGGAGAAGTTCATACTGCTAGACTCGATAAAGGATATATTCCTATTGGAATGAAAGAACATGGAGGAATTATATACGTAGCCGCATATAACCCTATAACTAAAAAGGGACAAATTGGTTCATTTCCTTCGCCACAACAATTGTACAGTGATTCAGATTTATCTACATCTCCTGTAGATATAAATTTTAATCAATTTGTTACCATTAGAACAGTTGAGGGTGTACAAGTTCCATTTATCATTAGCGAGTACAGAAAACAGAAGTTATTTCAAGAGAATAACTCTGAAGAAGCAAAGACTTTCCACCCGGGAGATAAATTTATACTTACTGCCGAAAGCATAAGTGATACTATTAAACAGGCTATCGAGGATGGGGCTGTAAGCCTTAGACTTGGAGTAATAAATAGTTCTGGAAACATAGATTACGTGGATGAATCCACGTTGAGGTTATACGATAACAATTTGTGGATATATGAAACTGATAATACAGAAGAAGCTTTAACCGATAACAGTCTAGTTCAAGTGTTTTCGGCGAAATCATCTGGAGTATTGGTTTTAGTAGTTGAGTTAAAAACCTTTAGCAAGTTTAATTTAATTAGAAAATATAAATATGACGAAGATACTAAATTGATAAGTGTTATACTAACTGGAGAAATGGATGGAGATTCTCCTCTTTTTCAAGGAAAGACAAACGTTGACTCTAATGTAAGTCTTTATGGAAGTACTACACGAGACAGTACAAAATTCTATCAAACTCTTACTATATCTCAAAATAATACATCTGACATGGGCAAGGTCGATTACAGTATTATGCCCGTTTCGGTCTATGGAGTATTGGAGAGAATGGTAAAAAATGGAACAATTGACTTTAGCAAAATTCGTCCTAACAAGGAGGATTTCAATGAGTGGAGGTTTTTTGTTTCTGATAACTATATAAAGATAGGTTGGGGATATGATTATTACAATATGAACGAAGATGAAGGAGTAGAGAAAATGGTGTTTAGATTTATTGATATAAATGTACACCCAGACGACCCTTCTTCTTACAACTCGGGATTTTACTATGAAATATCTAAAGAATATTACAACGGTTCTTTTGAGGAAATTATTCCTTTTGATAGTCTAAAGAAGAACTGGTTGTATGTTGTTAGAATAGACAAATATGTTACCGGAGTATCGTCCGTAGTCGCATATAGGTTACTATATACAGGAACATTGTTTAATGAATACTATAACGGAAATAATAAAGACTTTAATTTTCTACAAATTCCTAAGCAACAACTTTCTGTTGAAGCTCCTGTAAAAGTTGAAGTTGTATCTTCCAAAGAGGAAGTCTATTTGAAGAAAAAAGAAAATTCTTCTCCTTTCCCAGCAGGGTATACTTTATTGGACAATGTTACTCCGGGAGACTATCTTACATATAAAGCATCTCTTGATAGTAGTATTGCAGGAGATGAATATACAACTAAGAAGAAAGGAACTTACAAAATTAATGTATCTCCAGAATTAGCTTACAAGTATGATTCTAAAAAATTTGCAGGATTTCCTGAGGAGCTTACTGTAGAAAAATACTATGGTTCGTCTCCTACTATTAGTTCAGGGACATGGGAAGAAACTCCACTTTATAGCGCAGACAGTAATCTCACCCCCAATGTTACAACTGATAACAACTTTATAAGTTCTTCATATAATGCATCCAAAAAGGCCATCGAAGTAAATTTATCTACTACAAGAACAGCATATGCCACATCTGGAAATGTAGAATCGAAGACTTTGGATAATTATGCTTTGCTTCCATTATATACTTCCGACATGAGAGCATCTGATAGAGACAGAATCTTCTCATTTAAAGAAAGTAATGGTGTATTGACTGCGACTTCTGGAGATGAAGATTATATATGTTATAATTCCAAATTCTATAAAGACCAAGGTCATACAGAAGGACTTAATAAAGGAACTAGCACGGGAAGTCATGACGATGACGGACTACAAACCGCTTTAAATAGTATGGGAAACGGAACCGTAGGAATATTTGGGGGACATGATAAAGACCACGCATCTTTACATTACGGTCGTACTAGAATAAGTAGAAATGGTTGGTGGTCTCGTGGCAACGAAGTTGACGACGAAGACAACTTCTTACTAGCAACATGGATGGATACAAATGGTTCACACTGGGTAATAAATTTGGGTTCAAGAAAGACTGAAACATCTAATGTAAATTCTGAAACTGATATAATCAGACTTCCAGAGATGTTAAAATGCATCATGAGTCAGATTTGTACAGTAAGAAGAAGTAATGTTTCTAAGTTCTTTGCAGGGCCAAATTCGGAAGCATTAGTATATCACCTACAATTTGAAACTCACTATAAAGGGAAGGTAAAAGTAACTTCTCCTGGAGAATCTACAGTAGACTTCTATTTGGGAGATACAAACTCGCAAGGAAATTTAGTAAGCATTAGGGAACACATTCAATGGTGGAAATCTAAACTAGGAGATAAATTGGAAAATTTCATTCCTGAGTTTTATATCTACAAACCCACTGATGCTGCTATAGATATTCCGTTTGGAAACACTTTAAGAATAGACAATGATATAAATATATTAGGAGGATATACTAACGCATATTCATATTTCAGTACAGGAAACACTGATACCACTGCAGATAAAGGAAAAATATACATCGCAAGCACAACTGATGGAACTTTAAATGCTGACGGTTCAGTTAAAAATATTGAATGGGATAGTAATGGCTCAGTCGTTCCTGCAAGCAATCAAAGAAATATTAGAATCTGGGGAAATAGAACTATTTCTTTACCAGAGGATATTAATAATATATTTGTGAATGAATATTCTGTTACAGGAAGTGAGTCTGAACTAAATAGAATATTGATAAATCCAAGTAAGGGAAGCCCCTCTATAATAGGCACATGGACTAAAGGAAAAGATGGACACGCTCCAGATATGAAGAGTGCTGTTTATTTTGGAGGAAACACAAACATATATCAACCATATAATTAACAATGGACTTTATATCACTAAACAATGAAGCTGTAAGCATCTCTCAAGGTGCAATACAGCTTCAACAAAAAGGAGCATTAGTTTACGAATATAATCCTCTAAAGGTATTAAGGTTAGGGGAAGACCTTGTGGAAAGTGATAAGGTCACATATCCAAAAGGAAGTCTTGTTGACTTAGATACTGAACTTCTCCCGTTCGATTTAAATCATCCTGTGGATATTATTCCTCAGCAATCTTATGATGGTTCTGTAAACCTTATTCTTAATGATGGAAATACTTTTCCTAAACTAATAAATACGAGATTTTCTTCTACTGGTATGAACACATATCAAATAGTAGATAGGAGTGGAGATAATGATACTAATATATATGACGAGAGTTCTTTTGATTCTGATGTTTCTTTATATAAAAAGTTAAATACAATTCCTAGACTTATGTTTACTGGCTTAGGAACAAGTGGCAATCTTAAGGTAGGAAACTATGTATTTTATTTTAAGCTATCAGATTCTGACGGCAACGAGTCTGATTTTATAGCAGAGTCAGGAATTGTAACTTGTCATATAGGAAATATAAACGACCCATTTTCTATACAAGGCGGGATTAGGGATGAGAACAGTTATAAATCAGTGTCTTTTATTTTAACGAATATAGACTCTTCTTATAACAATGTTGTTGTTTATTATACAAGAAGTACATCTGACGCAAATGCGAACGAAATTGTATCTTCGTTTAAAATAGACAAAAACTTTGCTGTATATAATAACATTGCAAGGGTTAACATTAATGGATTTGAAAACATTACTCAAGTTAGTTTGAATGACATAAACATGCAATATAATGTCGTAGATAGTGCTAATGCACAAACTGCTTGTCAAAATATGCTGTTTATGGGTAATGTAAATAATCCTGAAATAGAATATAAAGAATTATCCGATTTGTCATTAAGATTCCTTCCACACCTTAATCTAAAGAATAATATAGGTTGGATAAATGAAAAGTATGAGGATTCTTCCGGACAATATGAATACTACAATGTTCAGAATATTTATCATAAACTAGGATATTGGAATGAAGAAATCTATAGGTTTGGCATAGTATATATACTTAATGATTTTACTCTTTCTCCAGTATTCAATGTTAGAGGAATATCTGATTTAGTTGAAAACGTTTCATATACTAAATATAGGGTTTATAAAAATCCAGTAGACCCAAATTCCAGTATAGAAAAAATTAAGGCAAACAGAGAGTATATTCCTACCAATAAAGACTCCTACAAGCTGGATAATCAGAATGAAAACTCAAAGGGAGTAGTAAGGATTAATTATTCTGGAAATCAGCTACAAAGCTCTGGAATTGTGCCAATCGGCATAGATTTTAAAATTGATAAAGAAGCCCTAGCTTTACTAAAGAGGTTCACTAAGGGGTTCTTTTTTGTAAGGCAGAAGAGGATTCCAACTACTCTATGTCAAGCTGTAACTATTGGACTTGAATCTACTAGTCATTTACCAGTACTTCCTATAAATAATGGATATTTAGTAGAAAGGTTCATTGATGATGATGGAGTACTTACTAACGACTTTAGCAGAAGGTATAAAACAGTTTCTTCTGACTACGTGTCTGAAGGTTATGCTGCCTTATGTCCAGAATTTGAGCTCAGACAACCTTATTTCAATCAGTTATTTACTGGAACTGAATTTGAAGTATCGATGGCTAGGTCACAATTTAGGACAAACAAATTCAACAATTTGGCTTTACATTATTATAATCTTGATTATACTACCAATAGCTCTATAGGAAGCGAAACATATAATATTACAGCTATCACTGATAATATAAAGCTTCTCAAAGGTAAAAAGGAGGTATTCTCTTCTAGAGCAGGGGAAGCTGAAGAACAGTGGAGAGTATCATATTATGAATATAGAAATAAATCTAAAAATGCCAGAAACTTACTAAGAGGAGCTTGGGGTCCGTTTTTAGGAATCGAAGGATATAATACAAACAAAATGTCCTTGATTAACATAAAAATCCCTAATTACAATGAAAATTCTATTGATGATTATTTCTCTATACGTTTTGAAGATTCTTCTTCTTTTTATGCAGTTTGCGATAGAACTTTATGGGAAGATGTAGATGAATCTGAAGAGATGGCAAAAGTATCTGGAATATTTAGAGGAGATTGTTTTATAGGTAATTATACGCACAGGATGTGCAGAAACTTCCAAGACCCATCTTCTCCTATAAATGATGATATAGTAGATGCAATGTCTTGGAAAGACAATTATGACCCTGATAACCAAGAAAGTTATTCTAAAATAAACAGAGGAGACGTCAATGCTATAACTTTAGGACACTGGGCAACAGTAAAAGTTTGCAGTAATATAAACCTTTCTATGAGATGTTTGGATAAATCATACAGTTCCGAAGAAGGATTGACAGGAAAACCCAGAGGTTTCTACCCATTGCAAGCAATGAGTACTGGAGGAGAATCGAAAATTCCAGAATCATTTATTATAAATGATGGAATAAATTCTACTACTTCTGACAAATATAACTTTGAGTTACCCGATGTTCCTGCAATAAAGAATCACTTTGGTGTTCGGATTATGTACTCTGACATTAATATAAATGATTCATTTAAAAATGGATATAGGGTATTTAGGCTCACTAATTATAGAGATTATCCTCTTACATATGGGAACATAATCAAATTAGTTGAACTTTTCGGCAACATTCTTTGCGTTTTTGAGCACGGAGTAGCTTTGATTCCGGTGAATGAAAGGGTAGAATCTGGAAGTGGAGCAGGTGGAAGTGTCTTCATAAACACCTCTAACGTGCTGCCAGAGAACCCGAGAGTACTGTCTGATACATTCGGTACCCAGTGGGCAGAGAGTGTCATCAAGACCCCGTATTTTGTTTATGGAGTGGACACAGTTGGGAAGAAGATTTGGAGAACAAATGGTGAAACGTTCGAGGTAATATCGGATTTTAAAGTACAGAAATTCTTAAATGATAATATTTCACTAACTGAAAAAGAGATGACTCCAATTATTGGAATTAGAAATGTAAAAACTCATTATAATAGATTTAAGCAAGATGTAATGTTTACTTTTTATGATGATATTAATACTATAGAAGAAAAGGTATGGAATCTATGCTATAATGAAGTTCTTCAAAAGTTTATTACTTTCTATTCTTGGGTTCCATCTTATTCTGAAAATATTGATAACATATTCTTTACTTTCGACAGAGATACCTCAAAAGCTATAGCTAAACTAACTAAAGATTACCCTTTAATAACATTATCTGAAGGAAACTTAATCTCTCCCCCAACATCTACTGAATTGGGGAGCTTGAGGTTAAATATGAACTTAGAAGAATATTTAGTAGATTACTACCTTGCTGATGATAGGTTGAGAAATCAGTACTTTATTAGTACTTCTGGAGATGTTTCTATATCGGAAGCGCTGAAAGATAATGTATTGTGGTCTTTCCCAGTTAAAGCTGAAGTATATCATCATCTAAGTACTTCAGAGGGCAATTCGAAAGTAATTGATAAAACTGTATATTCTACAATAACTGTTGCTACTCAAGAGTACTATAATACTTTAACTACATCTTTCTGGAAACACGGAAAGGCAGGATTAATGGAAACTAAGGAGCCCCTTCGTCAGACTTATTGGTATGGCAAACAACATCCGTTTGAGTTTGAGGTAGTGGTAGTTGATAATCCCTCAGTCCATAAATTATTCGAGAATTTGGTTTTATTATCTAATAATGTAGCCCCTGAATCATTCCACTATGAGATAACTGGAGATGTTTATGATTTTGCTGATGATAGAGAGAATATGTACTTTAGACAAGAAGCAACTAAAGACCTTTATCAATACAATGGCTCTGATATACTGTATGATAGTGATTATTTAAAATTGCATCCTAAGCAACGTGACATTATAGGTTCTACATCTCCATATAAGGAAAGGTCTACAATGTTTCCTCTATATTATACTAGAGTGGATACTATAAATGAAATAGAAGATTACTATCAAGCGGCAACATCTCCACATAGAGATTATCAAAGTCTATCAGGCTCCGAAATTGTTTATGATAAAAGATATGATTCTTATCATATACTTACTCATGTTAAAGGATGCCCATTTAAAGGGATGTATAAACAGAGATGTAAAGATACAGACCCAGGAGCTATAATCGATGACTCAGTTCCATATCCATATGTGTGGGCTCAATATGGAAGACTTAGAGGCAACATGGACTTTATAGAAGACAACTGGTACGTACAAATTCCGCCAATTAATTTCTATCAGAAGAACGAACTTCAATGGAAAGTTGGAAAAGAAGGAGCTTGGTATCCTCCTCTTAATTTAGCTAATAATCCTTTACCAAATGATATGTCAATTCTGGAAATAAAGACAGAAAATGATATTCCTAAAGAGCTGGTTAAATTGGGATACGGAGTTAATAGTGATTCATTTGATACAACTAAGTGGGAAACTATTACTAATCATAGAAAAGAATCTAAGATAAAAGATAAAGTCATGAAGGTAAAAATCAGGTATACTGGCGACAAATTAGTCTATGTGACTGCATTAAAAACAATATATAATATAAGTTACGCATGAATGAAAATCAAATTGGTGGAACAATAACGTCTCAATTACCACCTATCATTCCTCCTCAGTTTAGTATAACTAATAAGATAGGCCCATCAAAACTTCCTAAAATGGATTTCTCCTCTGCTACTAAAGGCAGGGGAGGATTCTTTCAGGGAATGGGCGGAATGGGTTCTTTAGGAAATATGGCTAGTACTGTTAGTAGTCTAATTCCTCAAAAAGAACAATCTGGACTTACTACTGGACTTAATGCTGGCTATGATGCTGCTGCCAATGTAGTTAGTGCTATTCCTGGAGTTGGAACAATCATTGGAGGAGCTATGAAGATTGGTGGTATGTTATCAGACGGACTTACAGCTATGGGAGTGGGAACAGACCAGATGACTACAACTGACAAGATTCTCGATAGCAAGTTTATGAAATTAACTCCGATAGGTCTTATTAATTCCTTTGGAGCAAAGAAAGCTGATACTATCGTAAAAGATAATGAGGCTTTTGAACAAGTAGGTTCTTCTTATGGTGGAACTACAGATGTAGTCGATAATGCCTTAGAGAAAAGTGGAAAGAAGTATGGATTATTAAGTGGTAAAGGAAGAAACAAAGCTAACCGTGAGATTGCCAGAGCTAAACTCCAACAGACCAAAATGGGAAATATAGCAGATGAAGCAAGAGACGCTTTTTCTAACCAATCGGCATCACTTAGTATGATAAATAATAGAAATCTATTGGGAATGACGGGAGGATATCAGCAAAAAGGTTCTTATATTGGAAGAAATGGATTAAAACTTCCATCCGTAGAGGATATGGAGAAAGCTAGAGCTACTGTTGCGAGAATTAGACAGAAAAAACTATCTGAATCTAAACCTGTTGAAGAGTTCAAAGATGGAGGTAAGATGAATGTAATTCCAGAAGGAGCTTTACATGCACATAAGCATCACATGGATGTTGAAGGTATTACTCCCAAAGGTATTGCAGTAGTAACTCAAGAAGAAGGTGGAGTAGTTCAACATGCTGAAATAGAACGCAATGAAATAATCTTTACCAAAGAGGTAACAGAAGAATTGGAACGTCTATATAAAGATGGAAGTGATGAAGCAGCAATACAAGCTGGAAAGCTAATTGCTAAGCAAATAATTGAAAATACTCAAGATAATACAGGATTAATCGCGGAGGTACAGGTATGAAAATAGAAATAGGAGATAAAGAATATAACGTAGAGGTTGCAAGAACCGAGGAAGAGAAGGTTAAAGGCCTACAAGAAAAGGAGTCTTTAGGAGAAGATGAGGGGATGTTATTTGTGTATGACGAACCTCAAGAAATCGCCTTTTGGATGAAAGATACTGCAATTCCGTTGGACATAGTATTTATGGATGAAGATGGAGAGGTAATATCAGTTAAACAAGGACAGCCCTACGATGAAACTTTATTAGAAGAAGATGGAGTAATGTATGTTCTTGAAGTTAATCAGAACTCGGGAATCCAACCGGGCGATGAACTCGATATGGAAGATGACGATGATGACAAACAGCCAGTTATGAAAGTGTTGGCTCCAGACGGTTCCACTCAAATGGAACTTGAAGGTGGAGAGAGAATTTTTAGTAGAAAAAATACTAAAACACTTATCAAAATGGCTAAACGAGCATATTCTTCGGAATTAGATAAGGATTATAAAGCCTTAGGAAAGAAAGTTTTTAAATACTTACATATACAGGACACAAATACTCCAGAATACGTAGATACTCCAAAGAGTAAAGAAGATTAACTATTTTAAATGAACTAAACGTATAAATACTAAATTAATGGATTATTATTTTGATATGTCCATAAATATTGCTAATTTTGTCAAGTATTTAAGTATTTAACGTTAAAACTAAAGAATTATGAAATTAGAACCTAAAGTAAAGAAATTTCAGGAAGGCGGAGCAGCTCCAGCACCTGCTGCTGAACCAATGCCAGCTGAACAAGGTGCAGCACCAGAACAAGGTGGAGGAGAAGGCGACCCATTGATGCAATTAGCTCAAATGGCTGCAGAAGCACTACAAAGTGGTGATTGTAATACAGCTCTAGCTGTATGTGAAGGATTTATGCGACTCGTTCAAGAAGCATCACAAGGACAAGGCGGAGAAGCAGCTCCTCAAGGTGAACCCGTCTATAAAAGAGGTGGAACCTTAGTCAGAAGAGTATAAGAGTAGAAGTTAGAAAGGAGTGTACAAGATTTATGTATGCTCCTTTTTTATTATAAATGTAAAACACATGTCACAGGCGATTAAAAAATTATCAAACGGTGGAGGTGTCTCACAAACTGAACAGAAACCAAAAGAAGAAACTCCTCAAGTAAGAACATTTAAACTTGGAGAGAGAGAAATTGAAACAGGCTCTTTATTAAGAAATGCTGACTCAAATTTAGAATCATACCTTGAAAGTACAGGTTGGAGTTCTAAAAAGAAGAACGCTTTCAGAGAAACTTATGGTAAATACCTGCAAGGAATTAACTCTGGAACAATCTCTTCTAGAGATGTAGGAAGAAATTGGATTGACTCCACTGGACAATTAACAAATACTTCTGGAAAGGGATTCGATGCTAATGGAGCCGTGGCACATTACCTGGACTCAATAGCAGATGCTATTCCAGATTATGTAAAAGAAGAGAAAGTTCAACCTACTGTTACTAAGAAATCACTTAATTTTAGTGCAGGACTAAATAAGTCACTGCTTGATAAATTCTTCGGAGGAAATAGATACAATCAATCAGTTTGGTATAGTAGAGACGCTTTAGATGAAACTACGAAGAAAAGAGGGATAACCAATAGATTAAAAGATTTTTCAAGTCAATTTAACTCTTACGCTGATTCATTATTAAATGACCCTGAGTTTGATACTAAGTATGATTTATCAAATACAGCCTTTAAGAACAAGGATGAGTTTAGAAACAAAATAGAACAGGCTAAAGCAGCTCTGTCTAATGATAAATTCGGAGATGATGATTGGAGAGCTTTGGCAGAACTTGGAATAGACCCAGAAGGTTACAGAGGTTGGTTTGGAGATGTTGATGATGCAACAGCACAGCAACAAGCAGTAAAGAAAGATAATTATAAAGGAACTCCACTAGAGGATTTATCTAAAGCAAATACTAAACTTACAGATGCTGGATTCTTGGCTAGAACTGATGAAAAAGGTAACATATTTTATTTAAATCCAGACGGTACAGAAATTAAGAATGGAGTTATTGGAGAAGAATTTAACCCCAAGACCGATTCTTTAGCAGGTTGGTTTAGAGTAAATGGAAACATTTATAACCCAAGCGAATATGCTAATTGGAGTCCAGAAGTAAAGAACGCTTATAATATTATCCTTAATCAACAGGATGATAAAAACATATATGATGACCCTGTTTACGGAGAACTTAAAGATAAATACGGATATTCTCATGTAGCAGATGCTTCTCTATTCTTCGATAATTTCAATGGAGAATTAGTAAAAGCATATACAAGACCTACTGTTGAGAATCCTGCTGGTTCTAAATCTCAATACTTCCTTAATAAGAATGGTAAGTTTACTCCAGTAAACGTTACCTACAATGATATTTTGGGAGAATGGGTTGCCAATGATAATGGCACAACCATTAGATTAGGAAAACAAAGAGAAGCCGGCACACAACCAATTTCTGGAAGTGATGCAAAAGTAGGATTTAATAAAGTAAGACAATTTACCTTTAGTGGTAAGGATGCTTATACACAAGACAATATCTTAGGTTTATTAAGAAGACTTGGAGATAATCCTAATCTTGCCAATGATGCAAGATACAGAAGTTTTATTCAAGGACTTTTCTTACCCGGTTTATTAGATTCAATGAAATCAGAAGAGGGAATACCTCTAACTGACCTTATTAAAGAGGGAAGAATTGACTTTAGACTACTTCCAAATGAGACTAAGAGAGGATTAAGAATCCTTAGAGATAGTCAGGGTAGAGTTACTAACCTTACATTTGACACAGGAGATGGGCCTCACAGTTCAGGTTCTCCATTAGGTGGAACAGGTTGGAAAGGATTTAAACCTATCAAAACAGACTATAATGCATCTCCCTTAAAAAGGAAAGAGGGAGGAATCATTAAAGCACAATGGGGAGTAAGTACTGATTACATAGTGGATAGACGTAAACCCGCAGTAGAGCTTAATGAAGAAGAAAAGAAATTAAATAAGAAAGCTACTGATAGTTATGATAAAACCCAATCAATAAAGTTTGATAATAAAGACTTGACTGACGCAGGTGGTATTATTAAAACTTCTGATAGGGTAAAAATGGGGGCAGCTATGGCTGACCTATTAAGTGCAGGACTTGGGTTTGTTCCAGGAGCTAACATTGCTTCCGCGGGTATTGGAGCCGCTAGTTCACTTGCTGAATTTGGTGCTGATGTTTCTGATGGACTCGAATGGGGAGATGTAGGAAATCTGGCTCTTAACTTGGGAATGGATGCAGTGTCATTAATTCCTGCAATGAAGAGTATTAAAGCAGCTAAAGCTATGGGCAAATTAGCTAAGTTTGTTCCACTTATAGCAACAGCTATTGGAGCAAGTACATTATTTAATGACCAAGAAAGAGAATCTCTTACATCATCATTAAAGAAAGTAACTAGTGGTAATGTAAAGGATTTAAGTACTGACGACTTTAAAAATCTAGCAACCATTTCAAGAGTTGTACTAGGTGGTAAAAACTTCCTAAAATCTCAAGACGGCAAAATAATGTCAAGACTTAGAGGAACGAAGAGAGCCCCATCTACTAAACAAGAAATATCTGTAGTTGTTAAAGGAAGAGAAAATCCTATTAAAGTTCAAGTAAATAATGCAGACATTGAAGGAAAGGATGCAAACTATATACAAGATTTAGCTAAAAAGAAAGCTAAGAAAATACTGGCCGATGAAGGCTTAGTAGAAAAGAATATTCCTGATGATGCTTTATCAGTAGAAACTAAAGGTACTGATAAGTGGTATAAAGGAAGTCTTTTAAATAAGAAGAGAGTTCCAACAAAGAAAGTGCCAGGATTTGAGTATTCTAAACCTAATTGGGCACAGAGACATTTAGTTCCTCAATCTTCAGAAACCCCTAAGAACTTTGGACAATTCTGGGGAATGAGAGGTATCAATCCTAATGGAAGACTTGGTTGGCTATCTGATACTCATTGGCTCGAAAAAGGCTCTACTGGACGTTATCTACGGCCAAATAAAGAGGAACCTATTGAAACTGTCAGAGGGGATAAATTTAAATTTACCACTCCAGTAAGTTCCAGAACTAAACAACATAGTAAGTTATATCAAGATAGTAAAAGAATATACAATAAAAGACAAGCCGATAAATATATAAATTCAGTTGAAGACAATTATATGGAACCTTGGTTCAATCCAGGAAGATTCAAGCAAGGTGGAATTATTAAAGCTTCAAATGGAGATAAATTAAAGATTTCCAATGTAGTTAGTAATGCTGATTGGGGAACTGATATTTATGGAACAGAAGGATTTAATAACTGGTTAAATAGTTATAATCTAAAAAACTATCAAGACTTTAATAACTTACAGAAATCTTATCATGGAAATCTTACTGCTTCTGGCTATAAACCTGGAACTTCTCCAGTAAGTTATAATCAAGGAGTTTATGATAGACAAACTACCTTTAATAAAGTAGCTCCTGGAGTTAATGCAGTTATTGAAGGTCTTGCTAAAACTGGCAAGATTACGAGAGCCGGAGTATCAGGAGACAATGCAACAAGTAACTTTACTGATGGTTATTTTGGAGGACAAGAATATTTAAGACATGGTGGAATGAGAGGAGTTACCTCTGATGAGCAACTTAAAGCTATAAATGCTTTAGCAAATAAGAAAGGTCTTGAATATTACATTGATGATGCAACTGGTATGGCTATGTTAAGACCTAGTACTACTTTACAGACTCCAATTGCTCCTAAGTTCAATACCCAAACTATTGATACATCCAAAGCTGTTATAAATCCCAATACTGGAAAAGTAAGTGGACTTCCTAATATTGGAGGAGCAGCTCCTACGAGAGCTAATCCTTCTGAAACAAGAGGAACTACATCAGGAGGTGGAATTAGACAAATCTTGGGTAACTTAGACCCTACTGCATTTATCCAAGCTGGAAGAATGATGGGAAATATCTGGAACAATAACAGAGTTGCAAAGAAAACCAAAGAAGGATTAAAACCATTATTACTTGATACTTACGAAACTCCAAGACAAATAGTAGGAGATTTAGCTACTAGACAGGCATACAATAATCAAGCAGCTCAATTGGAAAGTTTAGCTGCAAGACCAAGAACATCTGATGCTTCTTTACAATTAGCGGGAGAGTTAGAAGCTAATTCGAGAGCTAATCAATTGAGAGCAGAGGGAGCTTTAGCTGATAACGATATGATTCGTAGAACTGGTGAAGCAGCTTGGCAAAACAATGCAGAAGCAGTTGCAAGAAGAAATGAAGTTGCTAATAGAAATAGAGCTTCTATGCTAGGAATTGATAAAGCTAAGAAGGATATCGATGCAGCAAGAATGTCTGCAAATTGGACTTCTTTAGAAAACTTTATGAAGGAAAGAGAGTATAAGGCTACTATGGATAGAGACAGACAAAGACAATTTGACCTTAATGTTGGAATGAGTAACATTCAAGCAGGTACAGAAGCTAGACTTAAACCTCTTAGAGATTACTTAGAACAACAGAGTTTAAAAGGGGTTGATATTAGTACTCTTCCGCAATACAAACAATACTCTGACCTTATTGAGAGTCTAGGACGTGAAAATGTTCAAGCACAAAATCAATTATATTCAGATGTATATGGATTAAGAATGCCTAGAGGACGTTGGTCACCCATTATTAGAAAAAGAGGAGGACAATTAACTTATGCTGAACGTTCAAAACTTCAAGCACAAAAAGACACCTCTAAAGCTAAGACTGAAAATGCTAAACTCTTTCAAAAGAATATAGAAAAAACAATAGATACAAATATAAAAATGATTAATAATCTATCATCAGTATCTAAACAACTTATAATTAAGTCAATGACATGAAAGTAGAACCGATAGTAAAGATGCAGAGTGGGGGTGGTATGCCCCCATTCACTTATTATACACCACTTGGGATGCAAGATACTACAAATGTAGGTGCAGCAGAGCAACCTCAAGCTGTACAGCCAAGTACCAAAGAAGAGGGAATCACTGACAAGGATTTACTTAAAATGGTAGATAACATTGATGGATTACCAAGTGACACTAATGAGATAATTAAAAACTTAAGTTGGCTTTATAAACAAGACAATTTATTTAGTAAGGGGAAAATTAATTCTTCTTCAATATCTTCAAGATACCTTCAGGCATTAAGGCAAATTAAAAATGCTAACTTTAATAAAAAAGAATACGATTCTGCATTAGAAACTGTTAAAGCTAATGGGGGATTAAATGAGGTTGCTATTACAACTACTGGAAATGTGGTTGTTCAAGATACAGAGGGAGATATTAAACAAGTATCTACTGATGAGTATTTAAACAATAGAGATAAATACTTTGCTCTTAAAAATTCTGACTTGCTTTATATAAGAGCTCACTCTGATGAAATGGCTAATAAGAATGATATATTTAATACAGTTAGAAATGGTATTGGCATATCAGCTATTAACAAGATAATTCAAGGAGCAATGGGTAAGTTGGGAACTATGTCTATATCTAAAGAAGGGTACTCTTATAAAAAAGAGGGAAATATTATACAAGGTATGGAATATATAAACAACATTGTAAATGAAGGGGCTGACCTTTCAGGTATGGGCTTAGACGGAGTTTACAAAACTGGACTCTTAAATAAGAATCAATATCAAGCTGCAAAAGCGGCAGTTCAATATATTTATGATACATTAGACCCAAATGCTATTACTTTATTAGAGGTTAAATCTGGAAATACAGAGAATCCTAAGAAAGGAGCATTAGACTTAATAACTCAACTAATAGCGTCTCAATTAGATACTACTATTGAAACTACTCAAAACTACGAAGAAAAACTTACTGGAACCATTAGTGGTACTGGAGATGGTGGAAGTGGTTCGAGAAATGATTTAAAACAACTCGATGCAATTGTAAATGGTCAATCTACTGTACAGAGAGATTATACTTTGAATCCTCATTCTAATTATCAATATACTACATCAGCCAATTGGTGGGCAGAACCCCAAGATGTTAAAACAGGAGAAGGATTGGGAATGAACACTCTCGATACAATATTGAAGAGTGCAGGTTATGGTTCAGCAGTTTTACAGAACTCTGTTTACTTTGGTGACAATAAGGTAGACCCGACTCAATTTAATAAACTTGTATATGACCCATCAGAAGGAGTTGCACAAGTATGGCTGCCTTATACTAATACACCAAATGGTGGAATTGCTCCCAATCTTGGAATTATTAGCATTATAGAAAAAGTTGAGGATGATTTAAGAAGAAAAGGTAATGTATCTGATGTAGAAAGAAAACAAGCTTATGAAGCAGCAGGAATAGGTCCATTTTGGGATGCCATGCAGAATCCACAGTCTGCTTATGAAAGAGGATTACTAAGACCATTCATAGCAATGACAGGAGTTGCTTCTGATGATGAACAGAGTGGAATAGTAAACGAAAATGAGAGTGTTGATAAACTTAGCAGAGACGAAAGAAAACACTGGAAGGATGCTGCTATGAAAATTATAAATGACCCTGCCAGAAATGGTAATAAGAAAGGAGACTATGACTTCGATTCTTGGTGGGAATGGGAAATATTTGGAAATGTTTCAGATATGTATAGAGGAACTATTTATATGCCAATGTCTGGTGACTATGTGAGCTCAGCAGCTAAAACTGGTAATATTAATCTTCCTAAATCTACATTTGATGCTAACAGACTAATTAGAGAAGGTCAAATTGCTAATAACAGAAGACCTCTAGTAAAAACAAATTTTGATTAGAATATGGAAAATGTACAACAAAACGATTGGTTTGCAACGATACTATACAATCCAGACAAAGACTTTAAAAACTTTAAAGAAGCTGGATTAGATGCAGCTAATACAGGTTTAAAAGATAGAGAATCATATAAAGATATACAGGCAGTGCAAGACCAATTCAAGGATGCTGAAGGTAATTTTGATGAAAAATTATATAATCAGTTCTATGATAGCGCTGTAAGAACATATAATACTTTTGTACAAGGAAACATTGAAGATACATTCCTTCGTAATATGGTTAAAAGCCCGTTAGATATTTTATCTGACAGAAGTACTCCATCTCAAAAACCTTTGTTTATTGTACAAAAAGTATCTAATCCTACTCTTAAATCACAAGGTATTAATAGCTTATTTGGAGAAGGTAAAGCTCTTAGGTCTTACAGAGAAGCAGCTCAAACTCAAAGAGTTGTAGACTATAAAACTGGAAAAGAGCTTGACTGGACTCCAGACGATGATGATAAGAGTGGATTCTTCGATTTCATGTTTATAGAACCATTAGTAGAAGCTAAGTGGGAAGAAGATGGATATCACAAAGACGAATATGGTAGAGACATCAAGCACTTTGCGGGAGATTATAAACTTAATGCAAATGGTATGCCATACTATGAAACTCTAGGAGATAGAGATGCTGCCAATAAGAGTTTCTTGCACTGGACTGATACATTGACTACTACTGGCTCTAAATGGGATAAATATAATTTCTTAGCTTCTGACGGAATTGATAAGAGCGTGGCAGGAACTACTGCAAAAATGATTGCTACTATTGCCCCATTATTTATTCCTTATGTAGGACAGGCTTATGGTATTGCTACTGCATCTGCATATTTTGGTCAAGCATTGGCAGTATTTGGTAAGACTGTAATTGATGCTATCGGAGATGATACTGCTTCTAAAAAGCCAGGTCTATGGCAGTTCCTTAATAAAATTGACTCTTCAGTTAGAAAGTTTGATTCATCTGTAAGTGACGCAGGAAATCAAGGAATGTTCAATTATGAACAATTCGCTAACTTAGTAACTGATGTAGTAGGTCAACTTTATCAACAAAGAAGTATTGCTAAAATCCCACAATGGATTGGATGGGATGCTAGAAGTGCTAAGAACTCTAAAGCCTTTGTAGAAGCACATAATGCTGATTATTTAAAGAAATATGGAAAAACTCTACGTCAAGCTATTAAAGACGGAGATGTTGCTTCTGACTATACTAAATTAGTAAACAATGATTTACTAAATGCAATTACTGCAAAACAGGGAACTATAAACAGCTTTGCCAAGAATGGTTCTCAATTCTACATGGCTATGACTCAATCTAAAGACATGTATGACACCTTTAAAGAAAATGGGTTTAGTGATGTCACTACTGCCATTGGTATGGGTGCTGCATTATATGGATTTAGTAAGCTGTTTAATTCCTCTCTTGGAGAAGTGGCTCTTAGTGGTTTAGGTCTTGATGATTTAAAACAAGCTAATAAGAGACTTATTAGAGAGTTTACCAAAGAGATGAAACCTCAACTTGAATTAGTTGAAAAAACATCCTCTAACATTACTAACTCCGGAAAAATTAAATGGATTAAAAATCTAGGTGAGAAATTCAAAGGCTTTTATGAAAAACATTTAGTAAATGACCCAGAGGGCTGGATTGCCAATTCTGTTAAGGAATCTATTGAAGAAGTATCAGAAGAAGCATTGCAGGATGTAATATTCGAAAGTAGTAACGTAATTGATTGGACATTTAACAAACTTGGATGGACTCAAAAGAGAGGTAACTATGAATTTACTCAGAGCAATCCTTTAGAAAGATATTTGATGTCTGCTCTTGGTGGCGCTGTAGGTGGAGCTATTTTCCCTGCCATTACTAAAATGGAAAATATCAGAGATGGAGTTCCTAATATTCAAAAGAATATTCCAGAAAATCTAGCCATAGATATTGCAACTATGATTAGAAATAATGGAGTCCAGAAATCAGTAGACTTATTAAAGAAGAGTATCGATAAGGGAGAAGTAGGTTCTACTACTCTTTCTATGAACTTATCTACTAATACAACTGATGATGGGCAAGTATATTATGAGCCAGCTAAGAAAAGAGAAGACAGTCAAAACAATATATTGGGTAATATTCTTATCAATTATTTATATGCAGTTGATTCGGTAATCAATAATGAAGGATATAACTTAAAGGATGATGAAGTTGTTAATAATTCTCTGATGAAAGATTTCAGATTAAAACAACTTGCCGATACTGGTGTAGGAGAAGAAATTCTATACGATTTCCAACAACAGTTACAAGGTCTTATTACTGCTGCAATAGAAATGAAGAGTAACCCTCAAGACTCTGAAATTGGTAAAATTAAGCAAAGATATGATGAATATAAACAGAAAGTAGACGACACTTTATCTGGAAAGAGAGCTGGAGAATATGCTGAAATGATGGCATATAAATTGAATAGAGGTTTAATGTCTCCATTTGCAGCTCCTGACATCTATGCTTATTCAAGATACGTAAAGGGTATTAACTATGCTACTGCAACAGAACAGCAAAAGAAAGACCTAGAAGCTGACTACGAGAAATATACTCAATCAGACCAAAAAGAAAAAATAAACCTTGGTTATGAAATATTTAAGAACTTAAAAGCTGAAACAGCTGAACCTATTCTTAGATATAGAGACTCTCAAATGTATAAATATAAGTCTCAATTATATGATGTAATATCTAAACTTAATGATTCTCAAAACATTTCTAAACTTAGTGATACAGAAATTGCTGAATATAAGGAAGAAGTAAGAAATGGAAGAAGCGATGACCAAATTATTGCTGATGCCAATCTTAATCCAGAGGAGAATGTATATAGTGCTCAACAGAAAGCAAAAATAGTTGATTCTTATCTTGAAAGAGAAATTTGGAACGCAGACCCGGGAAGTGACAAAAAACGTCCTAAACCCTTTGGTAAAGCATACGTTCAGAATCTAAAAAATATGTTGGAGAATATGAAACAACATATGAGTATAGGTATTGACCCAATTCTTAATCAGAGAAGAACTGGAGAGTTACAAGTCTTATTCGAATCAATAAACAATATAGTTCAATCTACTGGCTTTATTGATGCAGAGACTAAAGGAATGATTGATACAGTTAAACAAAGCTATAATAGGTTTAGTCCAGAAAACTTTGTAAATAGACTCACAATGTTTATGGACCCATTTAAGGGATTTACTTTTGAAGACTCTTATTACAACGATGTTCTTACTGGCAATTCTACTTACTTAGGTAAGATAGATGAAGTAGACCCATCCATTGTTGAAGAACTTGGAGATTCAAAGGGAGAATATGTATTTGAGGACGAAGAAGGATATTATGCCCTAACTCAAAATGAAATGCAGAATGTGTTCATGGATATGTTTACTACAGAGTTTACTGGAGCTAATTCAGAAGAATTACTTGGTGGAATCCTAACTGATGGAAATATAAATGAAAATTCTTTAAATTCATCATTCAAGAAGAATCCGGACTTCTCTGTATTTAATAAACAGTTACTTGAATATCTAAATTTAGATGCTGATAGAATTGGTTTATTAGGTGAAATCGATAAAATATCTACTGCCGCTATGCAGGAGAATCCTGTATGGGATATGTTAGGAAGACTATCTACTAACCTTATTGGTGAAGATGTATTCAAACTATTAAAGGCAGAAGAAGGAGACTATAAGAGTACAGCTTCTTTATATGACTATGTAATTAGTAATGAGCTTACTAGAGAGCAACTTGAAACTGCAAATACTGCAACTCAAATATTAAGTCACTCCATTATTCCATATCTTACTGGAAATGAGGGAGTATTTAATATGATTGATATTGCTAATCAATATAAGAGAAACATGGGAGCTCAAGAAGATGTTCCTTTAACTCAAGAAGAAGCTCAAACTATTCAAACTGAATTGTATAATATTCAGCAAAGAATTGCATGGTTACTTGCAGTTAATGATATGAATAGTGGTAGTAAAACTGTCGATAGTAGTAAAACTATGGGCAGATTAAATAGTATGTTTGCACTTATTCTAAGTGGAAATACTGCCGATTCTACTCTATCAAGATTAAAGAACCTAAGTTATACTGATGCTGATGAAAACGAGCAAACATTCATTGAGGAAGACCTATTAACTGGTGATGAACTTGTTAAACTACAAGAAATTATTGCCAATGGTAAGAATGATGAAGAATCATTGAGATTTTCCAATGAAATATTACTAAGAGTTAGTAAGGCTTTATATGATAAATTCTCTGGACTTACATCTGAACAGAAAGAAGAAATTATAGGTAAAATAGCTGGAACTGATATTATTGATTACAATGATTATGGTGCTTCCAAATTTAAGAGAAATAGCACATATCAAGACATCAAAGGTATTGACCTTGCTACTTACTTACTAAGTACTCTGGCAGTTAATCCAGAAGAAATGCAGAGTGTGTTAAGAAAAGCTATTATTAGCAATCCTTCTCATGCTCCGTTCTATAATCAGATGTTTAGTGCTCAAGAAATGTTTGCTTTATATAAGAATCCTGTATTATTCAATAAATTCTTACAGAAAACTTATGAGTTTAAGCCTATTCAAAATAAAGAGTTCTATACAAAGAATACCTTTACTAAGAATATAATTACTGTACTAGGAGGGGCTGGGACAGGTAAATCAACTGGTGTTGCTAAGGTAGCCTACAACATGATAAAGATTGATAATCCTGATGCTACTGTAATGGTGTCTGGACCTAAAGCTGACGTAGGAGAAAGACTTGCTGCTACATTAGGAATTGATAAAAGCTATGATAGGCTTCAATTATGGCAAGCATTACTTACTGAATCTGGTTGGGAAAAAGTAAAGAAAGCAATTTCTGAATTTAGAAATCCACCAGAAGAAAAGGGAGAAACCCCTTATCTAGTAGACGGAAATCCTGAAATATATAATCAAAACTTCTTAACAGAAGAAGATGTAAATATTGCAGCTTTACCTGATGTACTATTTGTTGATGAGTTTACTCACTTCTCTGGTATAGAAATGCAGATGCTTTCTAGCTTAAGCAAGTTTACTGATAAGGACATGATTATATATGCTCTTGGGGATAACAAACAGGAAGGAGTAATTAATCCAAGAAATGGAGAAGAACTTGATTTAACTGGAATGTATTTTGGAACTCCTGTACTTACTTCAAGTATTAGAGCCAACAATGTTCATAAGAAAGATAACTTGGATAAAATATCTTCAATATTATCTGAACTTATCGATAAAGAACAAGACAGTCAACTTAATGGAACTCAATTAAACATCAAGTCTACAATGAGGGACATTAGAAGTAAGTCTTTATTAAAGTATTATGAACTTAAAACTGATAAAGAAATAATTCTTCATGGCGATAAGCTAGTAGATGAAAATGAACTAAATGTTGATTATCTACAAGGACTTATTAATAACCTAAAAGAGGGAGAAAGAATAGCTTTAATTACTGACAATGTTCTTTCTGATTTTAGAAAAGATGTATTTCATCAATTTGAAGAAAAATATCCTGAACAAGTAGTAGTAAGAGATTCAAGAGACGTTCAAGGTTCTGAATTTAAATATACTATTGTGGATGTTAACTGGACTGATACAACCAACCAGAATACATTTATTAAAGATTTAAAGTATTTCTATACTTTAATGAGTCGTTCAGCTGATGGTAACTTAATAGTTAAAAAGAACTATAATATGGTTGCCAAATCAGATAGAACTTCTACAACAAGCACTTCTGAACTTAAGGCTGATGACATTGACGGATATAAGAAATTAATCCTCAGTGTTTTAAAGGATGTTAAGCCAGACACAGAGGAAGTTCCAGTAGCTACAACAGAAGGAGAAGAAGTGGGAGAAACAATTCCAGCTACTCCGAAAGAAGTTCCTGCAACTGATGGTAACACTGGGGAAGAAACATCCAATGAGAATAAGGGTCTTTATGATACCTCTAAGGATGAAGAAGCTGCTGCAGAGGTAATGAAAAGGAATGTTTTTGAAGAAAATGATTTACCTAAAGCATTGAAAGAAATAGAGCAAAAAATGGATGAGGAAGCTACTGGTGACCCAAATGCTGACATTAAAGCTAGAACAATGTCTATGGGAAGTTATTATAATCATCTTGCCCTTAATGTAAATGAGGATGGGATTATTCAACCTTATAAATCTACTAATGGAATTGATGAGGATTTATCGGGATTCTCTAACTTAATAAGTGGAAAAACTATTGAGGATATAAGAGACATTAATTTAGAGTCTGGGCAAGGTATTGATTTACTTTCTTCATTAGCTTATATGAGGTCTTTATTTAAGAGGTCCGCATCTGAATTAAAAGACATAGTAAGAACTAAGTTATCATCCGCTGGTTCTGAACAATATAAAGCTCTTAGACCATTTATTGAATTATACTTTAATGGTAAATTATCTGAAGATAAATTCAGAAGCTTTAAGGCAGCTATTGCAAAAGGTAATTGGTTACTTAAATTAACTAAGTATAAGCCTGGATATGATAAAGCTTACAATGTAGAAAACCTTAAAGAACTCAAACAAGACGAATTGTTTGGAAGAATAGTATTCCAGTTAAAGACTAAGGACGGATATCTTGATATTACTTTAGGAAGCACTACTGCCATTGATAAAATCATACAAAGTTCTGGCAATACAGAATTTGTAAATATCTTGAATGATAGAGCAACTCTAAACTCTAAAATAGACCAAAAGGGACAAGTATATTTCAGACTTACAGATTTTAAAGCAAAAAAGAAAGGAATTTCTTTTGGTAATAAAATCTTTAAGAATAAGAATTATAACAAGTTAGATATGGTCAGACAAAAATACAACAGAGGTAGAACCTTAGACCAGACTATGAGAGAACATCCAGAACTATTGTTTAGTGATGTTTACATGGATGGGGCTGTTGAACTTGATGGAAAAGCTAAGAGAGTTGTTAAGGGATATCCGACGGTCTTTATGAGTGATGACCTTTGGGGAGTTACAAGTTCAGAACTACTTGATAGACACCTACAAAAGATGCAATATTTAGGAACTGATGAAACTGCGCCTTTCTTTGAAGTAACAAAAGGACATCTAAATCTTAGAGGACTTTCTCTAATTGATTTTATGAAAGAATGGGGAAGACTTGAAGGAGAAGGTGGAGGAAAAATCTATGGAGCTAAAGAATTTTTTATGCTAGCTAGACCAGTAGAAGCTGCAAGATTCTTATACAGTATGTTAAGGCTTAAAGAAGCAACAGTTCAAGATATTGAGCTTTACAATCAAGGAGTCGAAACATTTAATAGTAATCTACTTCCGTCAGAAGAAGACCTTAAAAAGGATAAGATTGCTGTTGACCCTACTGGTGACGGAATTAGAGTAAGTGAATCTTCTCTTAATGAAGTGAAGGCTAAAATTACTAATATGCTGAATGATTTAAAAAATTCATTCCCTAGCTTGGTAATGGGTAGACTTAAACCAGTCAAAACTACTAAAGCAGCTGGACAAGTTGAGGCTCAAGACAGTAACACCCAATATTCTGTAAAGAATACGTCTTACTATATGCGTATGGCTATTTCTCCGTCAGAACAGTTCGAAATGCTAAGAGATTTCGGAGTTCTTCCAGAGTATGACCCAAGTGGGCCTTCGAACTATATTGTAAAGACTTTGCAGAATTTATCTAAGACTAATTCTAACTTAACAACTTTATTGGAGAAATTAGTAAATCCAGATGATGATATTTACAGTTCTCCAGATATAGACCCACAAATAACTAAAAATGCCGAATCAAAGAATCGTGCAATTCAAACCTTTTTAAGGATTCAACAATCTATACAAGGATATGAAGCACCTTCAACAGCTGCGATGCTCCCATTAATTAAAAGAGGAGTTATGGCTGGATTCACAGCAAGTACTAACGTTATTCGTCACTTATTCTACAATACTATATCAGAGTATGGCCCAGGTGATTTTGCCACATTTAAGCAAGCTATCGACTATGGAAATCTATACAAATACGGAGTATGGACTAACGGTATAGATACTGCAAGAAATGATAATGTACAATTTGGATACTATATATCTGCTTTAGGTCAACAACAAGTATACTTCGATGGACCTATCCAGACTCCAAATTATTATATTAATTATGATGCATTAGAAACCGACCAAGAATTTGAAGTAAATCAACCTACTCAAGTTGTACCGGTACAAGGTCCGCCAGTTGTAGAAGAGGCTCCTGTAGTAGAACAAATTAGTGATAAAATGAAGTTACTTAATGCACAACAAGATTTGATTGCAAATATTTTGAGTTCTGTGGAAAATAATGTAACTTTGCAAAAGGATGAAATTAAAAGGATGCTAGAGACAATAGACATTACTAAGTTCAACTTAAACGGTGAAACTGTTGAGGATAGAATCCAATCATTCAATGCTCAATATATAAGTAAGGTACGTGATAAATTAGCAAGTCTACCAAGGAGACTCTATACGAACAGCAGCGATGTTGCGACAATAACTCCTGAATATCTTATTGATAAAAACAATAATATTATTCCAGACCCTAATGCAATTGTTTCGTTTGCTGAACATATAAATGAAAATGAGTTACTGAAAAATACAGAAATAAATACTGTAACCCTTGAAGATAGTGATATAAAACTAAATGCAGAAGAACAAACCTTTACTGTAAGAGTAAATGGAAATGATTATGTATTTGGATTTGAGGAAAATGAAGCTATTCTAAAGGATATACATCCTTTACCTCAAGATGAAAATCCTCAAATTAAGTTCGTAGAAGAATTTAACAAGGGAGTACAATCACTAATATCTTCTTTAGGTAAGAATGAGGATATCACTAAAATGACTAAAGTACAACTAATGAAATACAACAAAGGAAAAGCAGTGGCTGAATTATTATCTACATTAGATATTAATGCGATAGCTAGTGAATTATTTGACCCTGATACTTTTGTTTTTGAGGTGGTTGACAAGTATCTTCCAGCAGATGGTGATGCTTCTGCTAAAGAAGGAGTAAGGAATAAAATACAATCTGTTAGAGATTCACTTATAAAGAATAACGAAGGAAAACCAAATTGTTAAAATGATTAAATGTAGAGTTGTTCCAGAAATAACGGAAATCGGTGCTGCCTACGATGCGGCTATCGAAAACTTTCCGGACAATTTAGAACCAGATTCAGTTGAAGGTAGGAGAGAGGTAATCTCTTCTGCCTTAAACTATTTAAAAGATAATGGGATAGTCCCATCACAACAAAGTCTAGGTCTAATTCAAAATGAATTGATTAGATACGATAGAGATGGTTATGAAGGTATATTCGGCTTTGCCACAAATGAAAAAGAAACTAGAGACTTAATAGAACAAAACTGGGATATTGTATCAATAGATGAAGATGCTAAGAATATAGCACCAGAAGCTAACGATTTCCCACAAGCTCCTATTCCCTCTATTAGTGAAGGATTGGATTCTATATTTGATAATATCAACGACCAATCGAGATTTGTTAGACATTTCCAAAATGAATTAACAAGATTTGCCTTCGTAAATTATAATCTTAATAAACTTATATCTACTAATAGAGATTTAAATGATTCTATTAGAATGTATAAGAATCAAATCTTCCAAGAACTTGCAAAGGAAATAGGAAGCCCTGTTACTCAAATGTATATGGGAAGAGAATTTCAATTAGAAGCTTATAACAATCTTATTAAAGATGCAAGAATATACTTCTTTGAAGATGTAAAAGACGGAGTATTTGTATCAACTGACCAAGATAGAATCAATGCATATAATAAATATGTAATGCTTACTAACTTTGATGGATTCTTATTACGTTATAGTAAGAATATCATTCAAGTGGCAAGAGGATTCGTGGGAGGACATATAGACCCTAAAGCCGGATATAAGTACACCTTTAACCTAGGAAAGCATATCAAACAGGATTATAATAATGAACTTCAAGATATTAACGAACATGTTAATGGAGCTGTTCAGATGTTTATTAACTCCATACCTATGGTGGATGAGCACAATAATCCTACAGGACAATATGTTGAATTTAAAACATTCAACTCACTCACTAGAATCTTTAGAAATATTTCTGAAAATAATCCAGGTATTACTAGAGAAATAAGAAACAATCCAAGAGAAGCCATTAAGGAAATTATTAATATTGCATATAATAATAGTAAAACATACTTCAAAGGAAATGATGCAACATTATATCCAACCTTTAGAAGTGTAAGGCGCGCGGTATTTGATGTGACAAATCCTTCTAGCTTAGCTTCTTTAGAAAGTAGTATAACTAGTCCAGACCAAATGAACTTATTTTCAATGGTATTGAACCATATTAATAAGACATCTCCTGTAAGTTACCTACAATACAAATACAATCCAGACACAGGTAAGTATGTTGTAAGTTACTTGGATAGTGAGTCAATTTCTCAAAAGAGAACCGACTTAGAAAAACACTTAATGATTCAGAGTACTTACGATAATTTCTCTGACATCTTTTCTAAACACTCGATTAATCCAGTTGAAGATGCTGATGGAGTTGTAAGTAATATTACCTTTAATATTGGGGGAGCACATTACAATTACAATTTATCAAATAAAGCCCTTACTAAGAATGGAACTGTTGTTCAAGATTATTTATCTGAATTACTAAGTAATAGAAGTGGTTGGGGACAATTCTTCTCTGATGTTATGAGAAAGCCTATTGATGCAACATTTATTGAGACGGCAACAGAAGTTAACGATTCAGAAGACTTAAAAGGATTCTTAAATGTGGCTATGGCTACTATTGTTAATGCTGATGCTAAAGATGCTGCGGTTAAAGCAGGAGAAACTCTAAAGGATATTGTTTCCACTAGATACTCAAGAATAGTTCCAGAGGATAGTAAAGCTTCAACATATTATGATAGAAGACTTGATTCTTTAAGAATTGGTGGTATACTTGATGGACTTAGAGGATTAATTGCATTAAGTAGAACTATTGCTGCAAATAATAGAGATACTACAAAAAGCTACGTAAAAAATGCTGATGGGAATAACCTCCCAAAGTATCGTTTGACTAGTGCTGGCAATGATGATGCTTATATATTAAACGATATAAGAAGCGTTGCCAATTTTAACCCTAAAAATCCAATGAATAGTAACTTGTTTATTAGTACTGATGGACTATTAACAGGAACAGCTTTAAAAACTGACTTTACTAATTCAGAAGGAACCTCAAAGAATATTTTCAAAATGCAAGCAAATGAGTTATTGTATTCTCAATTTGTATTTGACTATCTACAAACCAGAGATAAAAACTCAGCTAATAGACAATCAAATGAACTTGCAGGAATTGTTGCAATTCAGCCAACTACATATTCTGATAAATCAAATATATGGGTAAAGCTAGTCGATTTATATAAAACTCTATCCTTTAAGGATATATATGGAAACAATCTGTTTGAAGGTAAATCCTTATCTGAACTAACGGTTAATGAAATAAATCAATTAAGATTCTCTACTTTACATGGAATGTATCATGGTCTTGCAAACCAGCTTGTTGAGGATTACAAGCTATTATTTACTGCATCTGACGGAGTATTTGTAAATGAACTTGGAGAATACGATGAAACTGATTATAAACAGTTACGTCCAGAAGTTAAGGCTTTAATGGAGAAAAGAACTCAATATATAGGTGATGATGGAAGTTATGAATATTATGACTTTAGAGAAGACCTAACTGTTGAGGATTTTATTCCATTATTATCTAAACTTGATACAGATACAATCCATAATGCTATCTATATGTTGCAGTCTCAGGGAATAGATATTACTGTTCTTCCAGAAGTACATTATATTCAAACGAAGAAAGGATTAGCATTTAATACTACCTTACTTGAGAATATAAGAAATTATTCTTTAAAAAATAAGGATAACCAATCTACTCTGGATAATATTAGTGATAGTTACTGGACAAAGAAAAAAGAAGAGGACAAATTATATGCCCTAACTCTTAAAATGAGTGATGTGAAGTTTGACTTGTATGATGAATTTGGTAAAGAGATTACTACTCTTACTGAAAACATTGACAGAACAGCTTCTCAAAAAGACTTTGTTGATAGACTTACCCCTAAAGCTAAACAGGAACTATATAATAAATTACATATAGAGTCTGATGAAAAAGCAACTTATGAAAATATTTGGATTGACAATAGAACACAAAGACTAAATAATTACTATATTCTTAAAAAGAATGGAAGTAAATATGATATAGTTGAAGATATAGACTTTATGAAGGTTGCAGGAAATACGGACTACGAAGTAGTACTTAACCCTGACCTTGACCTTTATAAATCTATAGATAATTTAGTTAGTGATAACTACAATGCAGCAACTATTGGACTTCCATTTTTACACCCAGCTAAGAAAGCAGCAGTTGCAAATGATGCTCCGCTCATTGATAAAATCAATGAAGAAGCAGCAAGAACAACAGCTATGTATAAGAGAGGTGTAGTAGTTGGAGCTACAATTCATCCATTCATTAAAGGTAAGATTACTGGCATTCCGGATACTTACAAACTCGCAGTAATTGAAGACTTAAAAACTCCAGTATTCAATGTGCAAGGAGATGATGATGGGGCTACACAATTTGATGGCGGTATCTTCCTAAATCCTATGATTGCAAGATATGAGCAAAACTCTCTTGAAGAAATTGAAATGAGTCCTATCCATAGAAAACCGCTTGGATATTTCTCTCTTTCAAATTACCTATCTTCTGGATTGTTAAAATGTGCTACTTTCGCTGTTACTAATGAGTATCTAAGAGCAGCACAGACTGGTGATATTATAGGTAACTCTTTATTAAAACAGATGCTTGATGTTCAATGGGATATTCCAAATCTTGATATTACGGTTGATAGAAACGGAAGAAAAATCTCTTACAATGGACAAATGTATAGAGACATCAATACTCTTAAATATTGGAGCATTAATAATATTGAGAAGCTTAACAAGATAGGTTATGATGAAAATGGCAATCTTGACAATACATATGAAATTACTAGAACTCAAATTGATAAGAATGGACAAGCTCTAAAAAGAGATGGTTCTATCATTACTGAAAAAATCAGGGTTAGAATTGATACTAACTATGATTTATGGATGGCTTTAGGTGGAGAGTTCTCCGTATCAAGAGACGGTAAGACTTTAAAAGAGAGTGAATCTTCATTGGATAAACTGACAGAAGTAGGAAACCAAGTAGCTTTCAATAGAAACAACATTGATGATATCCCTCTTATTCAAGAAGCTAGACGTCATGGAGCTAGAATAGATATTTATCCAACTGGTTTTGATGAAGATGTATCTCAAAATACATACTATCAACCAATGAAATTCTCTGGAATAGCTTACCTTGCTACTGCTGGTGCAGTTAAAAATGGTATGGCTAATGTAAACCCAGGAAGACTGTTTAAGAATGGATATAATCCAAATATACAAGCTCTTGAAGATTCTGATAGAATTATTTATGGACATCCTGCTATTGGTAAAACATATGCAAAAGCAAGACATGATTCATTTATATCTCTAGATGATGATTATGATAACGCAATAAAAAACTTTATTGATAAAAGACTTAAAGAAGGTCAAACTCGTCAAGACTATAAAAGAGAAGCTCCAGAAGAGTATAAACAATTTATGCTAGGACTTTATGAAACAGCAAAGGCTAAAGCTAATGAGGAGAATAAACGATTTTTCTTTTCAAATATAGTTGTTTTACAAGCACTAGAAGAAGCTGGAAAGTTGGAGGAGATAGATAAGGCGTTAACCCTTGATACTGAGGAATTTGTAAGTAGAGATACTGCCAGAGATAGTTATGGAGAGGATAATGCAAGAGATTGGAAAAAGAACATCAATTCATATCTATCCAAACTTTCTGATAGAACTGTTGATATTGGAAGAGCTCACCTGCTTGATATTTTGGACAATACTAAAAAGAAACATCAACGTTCTCAACTTACATATATCAATATCAAGCCAGACTTTATTGGAATCCAGTTAAATGCTGAACACAGTGTTGATGAAGCTGAAGTATCTGAAATGACACAGGTTATTTCTGCACTTGAACAAATGAGTACAAGTCATGGAATGGCTAATCAAGTGTATGAAGATATCGGTAGAGTAATTGCAAGAGGTCTGCAAGAATATAACTTTGATGCAAATAGTGAAGAGGATAAAACTAGAGTATATAAAATCTTAGGTAGAGACTTATTAAGAACATTCTCAACTGGAGATAAAGATAGACTAGGACTTGCAGGAGCTTATATGGAATTAGTAAAGAAAGACATCCTTAGTGATAAGTCTTTACAGGATATGGCATATAAGATTCCGTTTGACGATAATAATATCTTTGGTGTATTTACCAATGGATTTACTAACGGAATTAATAGAGACATTATTAAACGTAAGTATGCTGGACTTCAAGCCATTTTGAATCCTTCTCACGATATTATTACAGTATATGACGGCCCAGACGGAGGAATCCTTAAGTATTCTGATATTCTTGGAAGAGTTAATACTCCTGCCGAAAGAGATGCAATCTTTAGAAAAATGGATACTGAAGTGGAAATTGGAGAAATCAGAGCTGGTGACTGGATTTCAATACAAGGTGGAGAACCTGTTAAAGTTCTTAACTATCGTAGTAAAGTTCCAGGAACTATAGGTATTATAGACCTAAAGGACATGAGACTTAATGGGATTTTATCTGTAAAACGTCTTGGTTCTAAAGGTAGAAACTTACGTTCTGCAAACCATGTTATTAAATTAGTTGATGGAAGTTCTTCTAACGGATTTACTACATTTGATGCTTATGACTTAGACACTTCAAGACTTTCTTGGGATTTAAAAGAAAAGAACTGGGCAGATAATGTAAAGAACAACCCAATGCAGTTACAAGCTTGGAATGAAATAGTTCAGAGAATCTATGATAAATATGGAAGAACCATTACTTTTAATACAGATAAAGGAGAAATTAACGGATATTTAAGAGATTTAATCACTGATGATTTAGCTGAAATAGCACAGGGAAGGTATAGAATCCCAGTAGCTTATAGAAGCGGAGAAAATATCTTTGCACAGGTTGCAGAAGATAGATTTGATGCTAATGAACTTGCTATTGGTAAGAATACTGCTTCCAAATTTGGATTAAAGATTGGTGACTCTTTAAGTGAAATTGAAGCAACTGGGCCTTTATTCTTCGAAAGAAGACAAAGAGAAATCTTAAATACTGATATAGGCAGCAACAATTATGATATGTACTTTGTTAAAAACAATAAACAACATTTACATGTTATGTTAAGCAACAATCCTGCATCTAAAGCCAGAATTGATTCCTTAATAAAGGATGGAATTATGGTTGAAGATAAAGGAGTTGAAAAGACAACAGTCAATGGTAAAAACTATGTGATAGTAGATGGGCAAATAGGTTATAGAATTGATGATGATTCTAAGTTCTATAATTATATTACGTCTGCCGGAGAAAGTAGACAAGTCCTAGTTACATCTGATGTAGACACTTTAAGAGGAATTGATAAGTCTAAATTATATAGCAATGCTGTATATAAGTATAGCTCTGGAAACATTGCAACTTTATTCCCATTACAAATAAACTCAATGTTTACTTCTTTAGAAGATAAAGCCATACTAGAAGAATGGTATGATGCTCTTAAAGAAGCAGAAACTGAACAGGATAAGTACGATATTGCAAATGAAGTGAATGAGCAAACAGCTTTAAATCTTGAAAGAAGAGTTAAGAAATCTGCACAAGACACTTTCACTTCCTGGCAAGAAGCTCTAAAGTTCATTGTCGCTCGTATTCCTTCGCAGTCTATGCAGTCATTTATGAACATGAAAGTAGCAATGTTTACTGAATCAGAAACAAATATTTGTTATGTCCCAGTAGAACAGATTTGGTATCAAGGTTCCGACTTCGATATTGATAAAGCCTTTATGTTGGGAGCTAGTATCTCTAATCAAGGTATTTATTATAATTGGAGTCCGCTATTTAACTTTAATAGTCAGGAATTACTTTCTATATCTCATGATTTGCCATTCCCTACTGGATATAAATATTTCTTAGATAATGAAGTAGGATTCCCTCTTGAAGGTGATTATTCGAACTTATTTGGTAAAACTTATGATGAAATTACACACGACCCTATATTATTTAGGAGTTTAGTAAATCTAATAAGAGAAGTGAGTAAATTCCCTCCGAGTGGAAATGCTAATATGGTTAAAATTGCAGGTCTTAACGAAGAATTAATTGACCTAATAGGAATCCATAATGAGTATGAACTTGGGGAAGCTGATTATCAAGAAGCAATTAAGAATAAAGTATTTAATGCTTTATGGAGAATTGGAGCTGATGTTAAGAACGTAGTTTCTGCAACATCTCCTATCTCAATGGGTCCTGCTCAAGATGCTGCTGCTGCTTCCACATCTGGACAGTTCAGTAAGCTAGTATCTAATGAAAATCCGGGAGCTAGAGTAATTCTACAATACCAGAACTCTATTGGTAAAGACGGTATTGGTGTATATGCTACTGGTATTAAAGTATTCTCTATCTTACTTAACTACTATAATGAAAAATTAAGTAAAGCAACAGAGGATAATCTAAATAGATATACCTTTTATAATGAGAATAGTGAAAACAAGGGAACAATAGAAGTATATGACAATGAAGGTAATAAACATATTATTCAACAGAGCCCTACACTTCCTAATGTTAAAGTAGACCCAACAACTAATCCTGCATTATTAAGTCTTGCAGAAGCAATAATCAAGAGAGGATTCCAAGAAGACGTATTCTTAACTGACTCTGTGCTTCTATCTGCTGCTACCGATAATGCTAAAGAACTTATTCTTGAAAAGATTAATGCTGGTCCAGACCTTGCATCTGTTTACATTTATTTATTTGCGACTGGAGTAGACTTTAAAACAGCTTCTGACTTTATGACAACAAGAGCTGTAACAATGGCTCAAAATAAAGCCAAGACCGATATTCTATATATAAATGGTAAGAAAAATAATCTGGATAAGGCTGTTAGATATTATACTGAACTAGCTGACCCAGATAATTATATACCGCAGATTTACCAACAATCTATAATTGATTGGGGTAATGACACACTGGCTAAGTTATCTAATGACCCAGAGATTGGAGCTGAACTTAAGGAAATTATGAAATCTGAAACTAAGTTCTATAACATTCTTAATAAGATAACTAATCAGAAAATCTTAGATGCAATTCTTGATTATGCTTATAATAGCAATAGTCCACTTAAAATATTTAAGAAAGAATTAGCTAAGAAGAAAACAAGAGCTGAAATGGAGCTTGAATGGGAAGGAGCTTTAGACTCTGAAGAAGATTGGATGCAAGCTGAAGATTCTGAAGATTTTAGAATTTACAATACTGGAGACAATAAATCTGAACAACTTAGATATATATTCTCAAGGTATATAGACGAGTTGAAGAGAAGAAGAGACGAACTTAATACTCTTACCGATGGAGACTTACATAACATGAAAGTTTTATTAGAACTTAAACAGAAGTCAGATGAGCTTACTAGACTTGGAAGACTTGGAAGTTTAAATCAAGGTATTAAGACTAAGTTAATGGATAAAATTAAATACATCAACCAAATTGAGAGCTTTATTAATAGGAAGTTTACAACCTTTAATAAAACTAACGAACTCAATCCAGAAGATGAAGGATATTTAACTCCTAACTTTAACTTAATAGAGTTTATTCAGAATCCAGAGTATAAACAGCAAATGATTGATGCTTATGAACAAGCTAAAGATACATTCAATATTCTAGACATTATCACATCTGTCCCTCACTTTAACGAAATGTTAAATGCTATGGCAGTAGATGATAAACTTTTAGGATTCTATGCTTCTAAATATACTCTTACTAAGAATCTAGCAATGTCCGCATTACATGCAAAAGCTATTACGCAACTTACTCCTAAGGATATGAGTGAAATAAACAGATTTGTAAGCGATGTAACCATAGTTAAATTCTTAAAGACAGAGCTTGCTAATAAAATCTCGTTAGCTCCAGGAAGTAAGATGTACAATAGCTTAGGAGCTGTTGTTCCTGTTGCATCTTCTGGAAAGATTATTGATTTCGCTAATGTATTTGATAGAGCAACATTTAAGATGTGGTTTGAACAAGAATTTATTCCGAACATGAAAGCAATGAATCCTAAGAATAAATTCATTCAGGCATTAACAAGTACATACTTTAAAAATAATTTCCAAGATTATAATTTCTTATATAAACTTCCTATTGATTTAGGAAACCTTGAACAAGAATCAAATGAGATTGCTTATTCTAACTACTTAAAAGCATTTGATGAAATTAAGTACACTAGACCTCTTCCAGATGTTAATATGACTACTGGAGACTTATTCTTCCTATACAACCTACTGGTTAGTAAAAATGCTTTCGGAGACAATACTCTTACTAAGATATTTGAAAACTCTCTAAGTATGAAAACGAAGAATGATGAAGTTGAGGTTAAGAATAGCCTACTTCTTAAATTTATGGACTTTGAAGCAAAACAGAATCCTAATCTTAATGAAGGAACTAACGGTCTTGTTGAAGGAGAAGATTATAAACTTGACGATTTATATGTAAGACTGATTAAATATAATGAACCAAACGGAACTAGATTTACAAAAGAGTTTGATAATGATGCTGGAAAGATTGTAATCAAAGAAAGTAACTATGGAGAAAAAAGTACATTAGATTTGTTCACTGATAACAATACAATGTTACTTCCGTTCTTAACTAAAGGATTTACAAGACTTGCAACAGAAACTAAGAACGATTTAATATCTAAGTTAGTAAACCTAATTTCAAACAATAAAGCTGAAATAAAATTAACTTGCGATGAGTAATTGTATTCAATTTACCATTGGAGATAAGATATATAAGTTTAGGGATGTAGACCTGCAAAGGTCTGCAACTCTAGACGATATTATCTCTGCAATTGCAGAAGACCCTAACTATGCTAGTCAATTAGAAGATTTAAACATTGACTTAAGTAATAGGGGGATAGAATCTATATCTTCAACCAAAGAAATACCAAACGATATAACAGATAGAAATACATATATAGCTGAAAACTTAATGGGAAATCTTAATCACTATGCATTAAGTCAAATTTATAAAAGAGTTGGAGTTCCTAATTCAGAGTTCTTCACTGCCTTTAAAGACATAATGGATAGAGGTAAAGGAAATAGATTGAGTTTTCTAGTAACTAATTCTCCAACTCAAACATTTCTTGGTAATTCAAGAGATTTAGTTGTAATTAATAAGAATGATTTATATAATCAACCTAAGTTACTTGGAGCATTAAGTTACGTTTATTCTCATTCCCAGTTACTTGATAATCAATCAGCTATATATAAGATAGTAGAAGATGCATACACCAAAATATTAGAGTCTCCAACTAGACTAAGGGAAGAATTACTTAACATTCCTGATAAGTACTCTGCATTAAGAAGATTGTTATACTATACACAATCTGATATGTATGATACGAATGACGATATTGCCAATCTAAAAATGACAATAGGTAATCATCTATTTGCAGACGTTACTCGTAATATTCTTAGAAATAAAGACAAAGAGTTCTTTAATAATCTTAAACTTAATCCTGTACAATATAAGGCCTTAGAAAACTTAATCGTAAACGAAGAGCTTCCAAACACAATAAATTTCGGAGATTATTCAGTCTCTGTATCTGAACTTAATAAGTTTAGACTTGATTATATAGAAGCAGAAAGAAACCCTAAAGATGATACTCCAGAAATTGATGATGATAGTCTATTACTAAGACTTGCATCTTTAAATCCTAATGGGGCTTTTGATGCTAATATGCTTCCTGCCAATAAAGAACAAAGGCTAATGCTTTTATCTAATCCAATTGCTGCATTCGTGTTTGATACAGCTAATTTCAATAAGGTTAGTAAATATGTAAATAAATTTGAACAGGAGGTTGATTCAGCTATTGCTCCAGAAGAAAGGGCTGAACTTATTCAAAATAGACTTCAGAATGTTTATACGTCCTTCGGAAAAGGAAGATTAGATGTTAACGGATATATCTTAGACCTTATTCAAGAAGCATCTACGAACAAACTTGACTTTAAAAATGCAGAAGATATTAAAGGATTCAATACTATGTTCTATCCTAATACAAGAGTAAATATGGATGAATCACTAACATCTAAGCCTAGCAGACTCTTGAGATTCAATCACTCTCAATCACTTTCTAAGTTCTCTGAAAATGCTTATAAAGTAGTATTTAATCCAAAGGTTAAATATGTAAATGTGATAGGAGGTTCTAACTCTCGTATTGAAATTAATCCAGATTTTAATCTGGAAGTTACAGACGATTTCCAAGAAAAAATCAATGCCCTTGAAGAAGCTGCCACTAAGATTAATAATAGCCCAACTAAGAGAAGAACCCTATCAGTTAAATATGATTCTAAGTTTGATTACTCTTTAGAGGAAGGGAGTGCAAATATTAATAAAGCAATCAATTCATTTAGGAGTGTAATCAAGTACTTGCAAGAAGCAGTGGATAACAATAGAACTTTCTACTATTTAAATACTGATGGTATAGGACAGTTCTCTCAAGCAATGGTAGTTAATGCTGACCAATTAAGTATTACCCCTGTTGTATTTGACGAACTTAGTCAATGGGTTTACAGTAATGTAAAATCTCCAGATAAAGCAGAATGGATACGTACATTTACATCTTTAATGAACGCAGCTGAATATACTGACAGTGCTTTATTTAAGTTCTATGATTCCCAGTCGTTTAAAGAGAGAGCATTTAGTTCTAAAAGAGTAGACTCTTCTGGCAAATTATGGGAAAACCTAAATGCAAGACTTACAAAACTAGAAGAAGAAAGAGGACCTCTAGCCCAGTTCGACATGCTTAAAGAAGGAGTAATATCTATGATTCCTATCTTACCGCAGGGATATAACTATGCTCTTACAAGAAAAGAAGAGGGGGACATCTTTAAGTTAAAAAATGAAAAGGATAGAGACCAATTTATTAATGTTGAAGTACAAAGAAAAATAGCTCTCACATATAGAAAGGCTGGAGGAAGAAATATATCATCTCCGAGCGAACTGATGGTTGGAGATGTTATAAGAATAAATCCAAACGACACATATCAAGCGGTTGTTCTTGAAAATAGACCAGAAGGTAAATTCTGTGCTTGGTTTACATCTAACCAAATTCACTCTGCTGTTCTTACTAATGAGGATTTAAAGAATGTGGTAAGAACCCAATATACAGCAGAGAATAGACAAATTGGGCCAGATGTAAAAGCCTTCTATACTAATGTCGGAGTCTTTAGAATGGCTGATGATGCTGTTGACTTTAAATGGGTAAATAATGAATCATCTCTTCCAATTCTACATCAAATATTCGCTGATGAAATAACTGATATATCAGAAGCTACTGGATTTACAGAGGACTTTATTAAAAGAAATTATTTAAACACTGTAAAGAGATTTCAAGTGGCAATGTTTATGGAACTTACTCCAACAACTGAAGAAATTACTTCTACTCCAAATGTAGAGACTCTATCTGATAATCTGTCTACTCCAGAGTTTGTAGAGGATTTAGTATCATCTTTGGCAAAAAGCGGAGTACAAGTTACTTCATATAGAAAAGAAGAATTAAAAGAAAAGTTCCCTCAACTCGATAATGTTAAAGCATTTATCTATGATGGGGAAGTAGTAGTAAATTCAGATTTAATGACTGATGATACTGTGCTCCACGAATTATCTCACTTATTCTTAGCTGATTTAAAGAGTAGAAATTATGACAAGTATGTTGATTTGGTAAGAGGAATGGAAGGTTCTGATGCTTACGATACTATTAATAATAGTAAAGCGTACGATGAACTCACATATAATGATAAACTTGAAGAAGCCTTAGTACATGAGTTTTCTCAATATTTTACCAGAGTATTGAAGGATTACAGAGGACGTGATTTAAAACTGGATGAAATAGAGTGGGACGGAATAATTAGTGATGTCTTAAATATTGATGTAAGTGAGTTCTATGATGATAACATATATACTCTAATGAAGAAAACTCTATCTGAAATACATAGTAATTATGCAGTTCAGAAAACCTTATTTAACAAGTCTAATGCTCAGAAAATGGTAAAACTTAGTAATATCAAATCTTCTCTAATGAAGAACCTAAGCTCTACTGATGGATATGGATTAATTGAAATTTGCGAATAAAATGGCGTGTAAATATACTTTAAAAATAAATAGTACTGGAAAGGTTCTTACATTTAACTCCGAAAAAGAACTTGACAACTATCTACTATCTAACTACACTGAATTTGAAGGTATGGTCGACCATACCTTTAGATTTAGTAAAGACTACATAACTATGTTAGATACAGAACAGGTAAAATCTCAAGATAAACTAGATAAAGATAGGAAACTTGCCTATGAAAAAGCTAAAGCAAGAAATGCTAAAAATGACGATACAATAGTAGTTAAAGGGCAAGGTGAAATGACTGATGTCATTGAAAATGAAGAAACATATTCTGACGGATTTATATCAGTTCTGAAGTTTTTATCACGTCAGAGAGGCACCTCTGCGCCCCTTATTAACGCTTTCAGTAGGGAAGGGTACAAGAGGAACACCCGTATAGATAGGTCGCAAGGCAAGCCTGAAGACGTCTCTCCAGAAGAGTGGCTAAAACAGGTCGATTCTTCAATAGACCAAGACTTTGAATATTGGGATTATTTGCAAGAAATAGGTCGTGGGTTCCACTTAGTAATGGATACGGTTATAAATTCTAACTTTGATATTTCTGCTGATATGGTTGATTCTGTAATTAGTAAGAAGTTTGAAAGAGACTTCTTAGGAGGAAAGAATTTAAGTACGCTTAATGGAGTATCTACTGGGGCATTAATGAACTTCATCAAAGGAATTACGGCTCTAAAGAAAAACATAATCCTTAACAGTGGAAGAGGAAGGAAATTCAAAAAATTCTACACAGAATATGTAGTAGACCACGATGGTGGACCTGATGCAAAACTTAGAGGTAAGATTGACTTACTTGCAGTATTTGAGGATAACGAAGGCAATCAAAGCGTTGAAATATATGACTTGAAACTTGCTACTAAACCACAAGATAGATGGGATGCTGATAAGAAAAATACTATTCAATATCAGCTTGGTTTCTACAAAAGAATGTTACAAGCCAAAGGAATTGCAGCAAGAAATATATCTACTAAAATTATCCCAGTTCTCATTGAAGGGGATAAAATACTCCACAAGATTGATAAAGTATCAGTCGGAGAACCAGAAGTTTATCTTCCTAATATTGGACAAAAAGCTAATATTGACGAAATAATTAAAATACCTATTGGTATAGAAAATTTATCTAATCCATTAGAAAATACAGTATCAGAAAGAATGAGTAGGTTCTTCCCAATGAGTAAAATCAATCCTACTGATATTGTAGACTTTGATATGTTATTTGCTTCTCAAGTACATATTGATAAAAATACTGGAGAGTACTGGTTTAGAGATGTTACTAAATCAACTAATGAAAAGGGAGAAATAAGAAGAGCTACTAAAGAAGAAGCGGAAGCTGCATTTGAGGACTATCTAGTAAGAAAACTAGAGCATGATAACGATGTAACTCTCGCTATTACTAACAATCTTAAATATAATCTTGATAAGGTAAATGGCTTTGGTGGAAAGAACTTTAATCCTACAAGGACAGGTTTACAGATTGTTCCAGCTAATACATACGAACCTAAGCTTGGATTGTTTGAAGCAAACTTATCCAAATACAAAAATGAGCCAGGATGGAACATAATTAGTAATGATGCTCTTACTAATATGAATGTTATTCTTCTTATTAATGAGACAAGAAAAGAAATGGATTTAATTTCTATTGCTTCTCATGACCTTAATAGTACTATTAATCTAGGTAAGGGTAATAATATTTTTGGAAGGTTTAAATCTGATAGAGAAGTGGAACTCGATAAACAAGTAATTAAAGCCACAGTCGGCAATGTGGAACTTATGAAACTGCTTTCTATTGCCAATGCTTTTCAAGAAACCGATTTGGGTTCTTATACTATCGGGGAAATGAAGGTAGTTAATATTGGCAAGAGTGAATATCTTTCTTCCTATTTAAATCAAGAAAAAATAAATCATGCCTTCAATACTTTATCTGAATTATCTGGACAAAGTAAAGGAAACACATTGAAGTTTACTGATGAGTTTGATATAGCATGGAGAACCTTTAATAATATCATGAACTATGGAACCTATGAAAATAGAGATAGACTTGATAAAATTGCTAAAACGTTATCAATAGATGGAGATATTACATCATTTGATAAACAAGCGAAGATGGACATCCTTACAAGAATGTTCAAGGAACTTCAAGCTAGATATTTCTCTACTAATGCATCTGCTGATATTTCTAATCCTATTGCATATTTATTTTTACAAGTATCTAATGCTTTGGCTAAATATGGAAACACTACCATTGATATCTATAATGAAGAACTTTGGGCAAAGAACTTTGGTAATCTGGCAGAGCAGTGGAAAAGGGGAGAATTATTTAATGGTACTTACTTAAATACTATTGATACAATCCCAATTGTAAAATCAGTTGCTCATAGATTGGCAGAAACCAACAGAAATATCACTAATTTATATGGTAATTATAAGAACAAAGATAGGGCTATAACCAATAAGTTCTATCAGGAATCTGGACAAGGTTTCGTAGGGAAGACCATTATCAATGATTCAACAATTCGTTTTAAAAGATTACTTGACCAATCTGATTCTGGAAAGAGAAAGTTTATGGTTAAGAATCCGTATGATATGTCTACTGATTTAAATCCAGCAGAAAGAAACTATTTAAAATATTGGCTAGAGGATTTAAATAATAGAAGATATCCAGGACAGGATAGAGCAGAAGTTGGAGAAAGATACTTTGAAATACCTTTATTAAGAGGTTCCTCATTTTCTAAAATAACTAATGGTAAGAATCCTCTAGTTACTTATAAAGAAGATGGTTCTTTAGAAATGGTAAATCCAAGAATGACTACGACAGCTCAAGAAGAATATTTATCTACAGATGCTCTAAAGAATCTTGTAGAGATGTATAACGTATTCGATATTTCTAATTCAGTAGGAGGAAGAGAAAGACTTCTTTCCGATACTAATGGTAAACCTGAACAAACATACGAAACTAACCTTGAACACATTAAGGATATGTATGTGTTCTCCGATATTAGAAAGAAGGAAATGGATACAGTTCTTCCTGCTATTAATGCAGCAATTATTTCTCTTCAATTTACACAGAGACTTTCTAACAAGGATGCCCAAGCAACTATCGACTTCTTGAATGATTATATTAAGTCAGCAGTATTCGATGAATCTCTTATTGATAAAGAAAGTAGGGGAACGTTTAGAACTTTAGGAATGTTGAAGTCAGTATCTACTAAATTTATTCTTGGTTTTAACTACTTATCAGGAGCTAAAGAAACTATCACCGGATTCTTCAATCTTTATGAAAGAGCAGTAGCTAATAGCTTACTTGATAAAGATAAGATAGGATTAAAGGATATGACTTCCGCTTATACTACTGTTTGGGTCGATTCTGTAAGACAGATAAGTACGATTACTATCCTAGAACATTTAAATTGGCAATATAGAATGGCTAACGTGGATATGAACGCATTAGTCGATAGAATGAACTATGAAAAGACTGATGGATTCAGATTTAATGACAGAATGTTCTGGGCTAATAGAGCTCCCGACTTCTTATCAAGAATGACAATCCTCATTGGCTATATGAAGAAACATGGCTGCTATGATGCACATGAATATAAGAACGGAGAAGTAACTTACAATTGGAAAAAAGATAAGAGATTTAGTCTTCTTGCGAATCCAAATGCTGATACTAATTCATCTGAATGGCAATATCAAAGGTCTTTATATAATGCAATGATGGAAACTTTCTTTGAAGAAAATTATAAACTTCCAAATGCTGACGGAACTTCGAGATTCTTATCAAGAGAAAAGGATTCAAGGGGAGTTTATAAAGAAGCTCTTCCTCAAGCATATACTACTTTGGAAGCTAATATGATAAAGCAAGAATCTGACAGCATATTCGGATATATGGACCACGATACTAAGTCTTTATATCTAAAGAAAGGAATGTTTATATTCCTTCACCAATTCCAGACTTTCTTGTCAGCAAAGAAAAACCAATACTTCCTAAAAAGAGGCACTTACGACCAAGGTCATTGGGTTCAGGTAACTGATGATGCAGGAAATAAGCTTTATTGGGATACTGTTCAAGATAATGAAGGTAACACCATTAGAGTTAAAACTACAGAAAATACTGGAGACCCAATTGTGGATTGGCAAGGTAAAATTATGGAAGGAATTGCATGGTCACTAAGAGACTTATTTAACTTTACTAAGCCAGAGAGAATGAAAGATGCTTGGAGAGACCCTGTAAAAAGAAGAAATCTCCTATTAGCTTTAGAAGATGGGGCTATTATAGGAATTATTTATCTAATGCTTGCTTTATTATTTGGAGATAAAGATGCAAAAGCTATGTCAAACACTGAACAAGCTATCGCAAGAATAGCAAGAAATGTAGGCGGAGAATTTAATATGTTTGCAATCTTTAATGGGGCTGTAGACTTTAAGATGCCTATGTATCAATTCTATAGTGGATTGTTCGAAGATGGAGTTAAAGTAGCATCCGGTGATATGCATGTATTAAGATTCTTTACTGATAATACTGGAGCATTCAGACCTCTTAAACCAACTGTTATAGATAACTTTAAAGCACCTAACGCTAACGAGTAAATGAAAAAAAAATAAGGGCGCCAATCAAGTAGTTTTACCTACCTGACTGACGCCCTTAAATTTTATCGTTCTAACATGTTCATAGTATCATCATAAGCTAATGTTATAGCTTTAACGTAATATTTCATATCCAAATTGTTTTCGATTATTATATCGACTCTTATACTATCAATAAGTTTCTCACTTATGTGATTTCCTGCCCCGCTACCTTCTCGTTCTATTTTCCACAAAACTCCACCAGCATTTCGTATTGCGTCTGCTTCATTTGGAAATCTAACATCAGGAACAATCCAAAGACCTTTGTCCCTTATCATAGAAGGCAAATACATAATACTAGATTTCTCATATTCTCGCATTAAAGCTTTCACCCATAAGTCTTTATCAATATTTCTTCCTACTTCTGTTCCAAAGTATTGAAGAAATTCTCTATTAGTCATGGGTTCTCCCTCTTTATTAGATAAAGGCAGTGTAGTAAAAGATTCTTTGAAGGAATTATATTCAAAACTTTCCCTACTTACCCCAAGTATCAGTGACGCACATTCTTTTAATTTATCAGCAAATGCATGCTTTTCCCATCTACAACCCATTACAATAGTCTCGCTGTTTAGGTTTTCTAAAACAAAATCTTCTTCTGAAATTTTTAGTCGTTCTTCGTCTCCCAATAAGTATCTATAGTAGTCTACTAATTGTACTATTTTACACGCAGTATCCTTCCCTGATTGGGCTTTTCCTGTTATTCCAATTATCATTTCATGTAGTATTTTAGTTCATTAAGAACAAAAGTAGGGTCTAGATACGGCATCTTTTCCCTAATTTTGTTATATTGCTCGACAAGTTCTTTTTTGTCAGCTATTTTATCAGAAAACCCTAAGAAACCATCACTGTCAGGCTTAAGAATAAGTCTGTGAATTTCACAAGAAATTGCAAAAAGTATCGGGTCTGATGTTTCCAAATTGTTCATCATACAACATATGATTTGACTAAATCAGAGATTTGTTTACCGTCTGCAGCAGGGAACTTATCTTTCATTCCTTTAATTATTGTTCCCATATTCTTCTTTGGAATTGCAAGGCTGTCAATTTTGTCTGACATTCTATAAATTGAAGCAAGGTCAAACAGACCCTTACGCAACTGCTCTTCTCCGGGAATTTCGGGAAGGAATTCATTTAAGATAAGAGATTCTTGCATCTCTATATCATACAAATCCTGTCTGCCTGCCATACGGTATTGTTCAGCATTATCGATGCGCTGGTCTCTCAACTTCTTAATAATAGCAATCTCTGTTGCTTTATCAAGGGGTTTGGCGTTTTTCTGCGTTTCATGTACTAAGAACGCAGTTTTTATTGCTCTAAGAACTTCTGTGCGAGTTCTTGTTTTAGCTTTCATTGATTGTTTAATCAGTTCATCAATATCCTCTTTCATTGTCTTCCAATATATTTAAAATTATACCTCCTACACCCATCAACAATATGGCAGAGATACATACTCCAAACCATACATTAAGTGAGTATGCAAACACTAGAAGTAGTACCACTAAGGTTATACCTCCGAGCCCAATAGCTCCAAGTGCAAAAAATAGTGCCAATCGTTTTCGTAAATCTTCTTTATCCATTTTTCTTTATAGTATGTCTCCTCTTTATATTTTGAGCAGTACCACTATTCCAACGACCTTCTCTTACATAGGCTATATCAACATCAGATACTCTGGTCATTGCAGCATCACGCTCTTCATCAGTTTTGTAATGACCCATGTAGCTAACTCTTGATTCATCTTTAGGAGTGTTTCTTGGACTATCAAACATATGATATATAACTACTCCACAAGGAAGGTTTTCTGTTATGAAATCCATAGCCATTTTGTCTACTCCTTCATAATCACCTACTACGAAATTCTCGAAATCAGAATCATTGTAGTAGGCTGAGTAAATAGCTGGAACGTAGTACTTCTTAAATTCTTCTTCTGTAATGTCTCTGTGTCCGCTTATAAAGTATATCATGGAACTATTTGCGCGTCTAAGTCTTTTTCAAAGACGTTAATATTATACCAAGAAATTGCTTCAAGTATTCTATCTTCATGGTTAAATGCCCATTTGTATTTTGAAATATCTCTTATAGGAACCCATTGGATAGTTTTTACTTCATTTTTCTCACCATCTCCATTCAATACAGCTTCCATAGAAGTAGATACATTATCTTTTCCGTATTTAAGAATGGTCATATAACGTAATGTTACATTGCCGTTATTACAGTGTTCTGGATCTGTTTCAACTCCAAATAAAGCCCACTTAGATGGGTCAATTTTGACTCCAGTTTCCTCAAATGCTTCACGAGAACAAGCTTCTTCTGCTTTCTCCATATCCAAGAAACCACATGGACAATTCCAGTAACCTTGGAAATCGGGAGTTCCTTCTCCTCTTTGGTTAGCCAAGACACACCATTCGCCCTTGATTTTACAAAATGCGAATGCAGCAACTGCGCAATATCGACCAGACCATAAGGTCTTACCAGCATGTTCTCCTTCTTTAATTGTATAACTCCAATTTCTCATTTATGTCTCCTTTTTGTTTTAGTTGTAACTTCCTTCTCGGATACTTCCAGAGGATTGTACTTTAGTTCATTGTAGGGTGTTAATGCAGTGCCTCCAATTCCTACTAAAGTCTTTTTATCATACTCTGATTTATATATAGATAGTACTTTATCAGTTTTTCTTTTGTATGCAATATACACTGGAATATTCTTTTTTATGCAGGTTTCAAGTTCGTTCTTGGTTCCTCTGGTCATATCTTCAACCTTGATTCCCCAATTGAAGTCATTAATAACAAACACTGCAATATCAGAACCAGTTAATAAGGAACTTTCATACTCGGTTCCCATTTTCCAGTGGTTTGGCTCATAACCAAGAGAGTCCAGAAATATTTCTACTTCTGGAACTAAGTTAGCATATTGCATACTATATGATACATATGCTTTATTCATTTTTATAAAGATTAAATCGGTGAATGTATTGGCTAATAGCTTTAGGTACAAGAGGGTAAATTTGTTTCTTGTCCCTAACCAAATACCTAATCATAGTAGAGCTTACGTCAAAAGTACAACTAATATACCCATCCACCTTCGCCTTGAATGAACTGTTGGCTCTATTTACTGCAATCAGCTTAAAGTTTTCTAATATCCATTCTCCTTCCTTCCAATTTGCAACATCATCTACAATGTCTGCACCTACAATCAGATAAAGTTCTTCGTTTGGATAATATTCCTTCAAAAGTTGTAGGGTTTGATAGGAATAGTGAGGTTCTGGAGTGTAATAGTCAATACTAGATATTGTGCAATTATCAATTTCATCAATAGCCAGTTGTGTCATAAAACACCGGTGTTGAAATTCAGTTGCTTCGCGGTCTTTCCACACATTCTGCATAGTTGGAACCACCACTACTTCGTCAACCAAGTTATCATTTAGTGCTGATGTAATCATGTACAAATGACCCATGTGGATTGGGTCAAATGTTCCTAATAAAAATCCTACTTTCATTTTAAAATAATGTTTTTTCTTTTGTTATCAAATCATAGCAATCTATAATTGCTTTTAATCCATTCGGTTTTATTTCTCTGGTTCCGATTCCAGCAAAGTCCAGTGTTAGGGACGGAACTTCAATTTGTCTCCACGCCAGGAAATCTATGTCATAAGTAAACCAACAGTCACTTGACTGGTCGAATACAAACGCATCCTTATCAGAATCAATTGCCATCTGTACTGCCCAACCAGTTCCTCCCTTGACGATAGTACTACCTATAAAGCCCTCTATAATAGCAAATACAGCATCAGAGTTCTTTACTTGACACCAATTTCTTGCAAGAAGTCCCATATATTTCTCTATGTTCTGCCTTTTTAGAGTATTGTTGGCTCTATAAACGGCAGACTTACCCTCTTCATAAGCAGCTTCACTTATGGGAAAATTTCCTCTTGGAGTCTTAGTAATGTAATAGTAATGACGAACTGTATTAAGACCATAGACTTTACCTATAATGTCCCACATAGTGTCACTACCATCAGCCCCTCCAGAGTGCATGATATAATTAGTCAACAAAGTATCCACGATAATTCAATTCCTGTGATAAAAAATTCATAGCTTCTATACTGTATCGTTCAGTCAATTCGTTAATTTCATTGAGCAAATCATTAACTAAATCAGATACACCACAAAAATCTATATTTCCTACGAAATTAACGAGATTTTCAATAAGTTCAGGGTCGTTTGCTTCGAACTCTTTTTCATCTTCAAAATCGCATGGAAGATAGTCATTATCAGCATTATAATATCTTTCCTGAACATAGACTTCCACTAAATCAAGAGTAGCATAGACTGTTTCTTTTTCAAGCCTAACAGTCAATCTGAATGCCTGAGAATCATCGTCCATTTTCTCAACTATCATATAGAAAGAATCTTCCCATGTATAATCATGGTCAGATACAAGATAGTTGGCTTCTTCTAGAGCAACTAATAACTGCTCGTATATTTCGTCAATCATTTTCATACTTTTCTCTCGCTATATAAATCGGAGCTTTCTTACGTTTAAACTCTGATGCTAAATGCCTGCCCCAGACTTTATCAACTACATCTTCTCCATGTCTAGCACATAGCTGTGACCAGCAATCAGATTCTGCCATTTCATCATGTGGATGCATGATTTGACCAGCTGAGTCGTAGCTCTTTCTAAAATTCTCGAATGGGATGAATCTACTAAGAATATCATCCACAGTAGCGTAGTCCTTAGCACCTATCTGGTCTAAGTCACTATTACTAATACCAAGACCATCAGTGGGAACTAGCTTGCAAGAATTATATATAGCACATGACATTGCTTTATAATTATCGCAAGTTTCTTTATAATCATTACGAAGAGCTTCTAAAGCTTTACTTTTATAATGGTCTTGCAAATAGTTTGCCAGTCCGTAAACTTCAGTCTTCCACAGGTCTTGAATAGGGTCAAAGTCACCTACATCACCATGAATAGTCCAGAATCCAAGCTGATATTCAGTTTGATTATCTGTACTCATTACTAATCCTTTATAACGACTAGCTATATCATATAGATACATCATTCTGCACCTAGCTTGAAGATTACCATTAGCAATAGGAGTTCTACTAGGCATTTCTTCTAGCTCATCGAGATAGTAAGAATTAGCCATATTGACATCACCTGCATCAGCACAGGCATCAAACAAAGCTGCACGATAGGAACGTTCAAGTCTGTAAACACTAAATTCATTACAGAAAGCTTCTCCTACATGTACAGAAGTAGCGAACTCATCACTTTTATTCTTAATAGGAAGACTTCTACCTATAAGAGGAATGCTAGTCTTCTTACTAACCTCATGGCAGATAGCAGCGACAACAGTGGAGTCAATTCCTCCACTGATGCCTAATACCATTGCTTTCAAACCATTAGAAGTAACATAATTTGCTGTTTCTTCTACTAAGGTATTAAATACCTTTTCATAATTTAATTCTTTCATTGTTTTACTCGTTTAAGATAATAAACTATTACCCGACTGGAAACTTTGCCTCCTGATAAGAACTTAATTATAGTTGCGACTAATTCCCAACCGTCATCGCCCAGTCGATTAAGCTCTTCGCAGGTAATGTCTGTTTTTTCTAAATATTCAAATTTCATAGTCCAAGTTCTGCTAAACAAGAGTTAACTTCCATTGCACGTCCTGTATGTTTGCCTTCATCATCAGATAGCTTTACACAGTCATATACCGGTTGATTAGAGTTCATCTGACAAGATGTAAGTTTCATAACAATGTTAGAGGGTTTAAATCCAGTGTCATTGGTAAGATTTGTACCTATACCGAACGATGCTCTAATTCTAGTCATACAATAGAGAGCAATATCTTCAGCCTTTTCAAAATCCAAAGCATTACTAAAGATAATGGTTTTCGTAGTTGGGTCTATACCCAATTCTTTATAGCGAGCAATCATTTTATTTACAAATTCATACTCGTCTCCAGAATCACATCGTACTCCGTCAAACAACTTAGCTTGTTTACGTGAGAAGTTCTTGATGAATACATTCGATGTGTAAGTATCGGTAAGAGCTATTCCCAAGTCTCCGTCATAGACATTTACCCAATTCTCAAGAGCCATGTAATTAGCCTGTTTATAGCCATACATAGCGCCATGAAACATAAACCATTCATGTGGATGTGTTCCCATTGGTTTCATGTCATACTTCATCGCAAAGTAGCAGTTGGAAGTTCCGGTACAATAGATTGATTTCTCTTTAATATACTTAATAACTTCTTCTTGTATATTGTAAGAGAATCTTCTACGAGTTCCAAATTCGGAGAAATAAATTCCTGATTGATTGGAACGTTTGATTTTACTTTCCAATTTATTAAGCATTACAGGAATGTTGACCTTATAGCCTAACATCCTATTTCTTAATTCTGAAACCATTGCAAGAATAGGAACTTCATAAAGAGAAACTTTATAAAGATAATCCTTCGCTATAATGTGAAGATGCTTTTCTTCATCCAAGAAGATTTGTACTTTACTTGGATTAAATGTAAATTGGGATAGCCATTCCCAGTAATGTCTTGGGATGAATCGAATAGAGTTCATAAACTCAAATTCATCACTTGTAAGTCTTACTTGAGCAAGGTTATATAACTCAATACGAAGTTGCTCAACAAACTCTTCTGTGTATTCAGTATTATCACGGTCTTTAAACTCAAAAGTTCCTACCGCTTGTGGAAACAACTTCATGTAAGCATAAGAAGTTGTAAACTTGTATAAATCTGTATCTAAAATTGATTTAATTATCATTTCTCTATTGGTTGATAAATGTTTAACTTATTTTCTTTTATAAATTCTTGGAGTGCTGTTCCACCATCAATAGATGCAATTCCTGGGAGATATACTGAAAGTCTATCCCAAATAGGTTGCAAGTTCTTAATTGTGTTAAGTACACAATAATCTCCTGCAACTCCACAAATTACAATTTCTGATTCATTCGAAAGGTATATGTCAGCTCTACTATCGTAAATATCATCAAGCGAATAAGTATAATGGCTTTTCCTGTTTGGGTCACGTTTAAGGTCTGGAAAAGCCCCATATTCCTCTTTAAACAGTCCTTTCTCAATTACATCGTATCGGAGATTATTATTTCTACAAGCTGTAAGAAGCAAATCATTAATTGCCGCACCTTGGGAATATTGGACACAATGAACTGGCCACTCTCCTCCATTTTCTTTAAAAGAGGGATGAAAGAAAGCGTGCCAGTCCACAGTAAACCACACTCTATCAAAATGCTCTTTATACATTAATTCTTCTATATTCCATAAAGCAGGAGTGGCTCCCTTTACATATAAAGAGCCACTCTCTAAGCAGAAATCATTCTGCATATCAACTACTATAAGTATTTTACTCATCGACTCCAGCTACTAAATATTCCTGCAATTGCAACAATAGCCAACCATAAGGCTATCGGAATCCATAATGGGCTTAAGACCCACCACCAAGACCAAGCTATGACGCCACATAGCTTAAGAACAATAAATACTATAAGAAGAACTCCACCTATGCCAATTCCTCCACTACTGTTACTATTACTCATAATTCAATTATTAAAGGTTCAAACGATTGAATGTATCTCTCGTCTACTAAAGACACATTTGCCATTTTCATATCATCTAAAGTCATCAATCTGTGTTCTCCTGAATGAATGTGTCCACAGAAAGCATACTTTGGATGTTTTCTCATAATTTCATCAGCCAACCAAGGATTACCTACATCCTCTCTAGTCCATGACTGATGAATAACACCTAATCCACACAGCTTAGGAGCATCGTGTGAGATTACTATATCACAATGTTCGGGCATTGTGGAGTACGCTTCTATAAGAGTTTTCTCCTCATACATATATGCCCAATTTCCAAATATCTTGCAATATGGAGTTCCCCAAATTGTGTATTCGGTTCCATCTTTATAATCAATGTAAGTATATGACTCATTATCGAGCATTACTAACTTCCCATCAGTGGGAGTATAAAGAAGGGAATTTTTGGAAAGAGTATTCTGATATATAGACGCTAATGCAAAGTCATGATTTCCGCCTACCATAAATACTTTTTCACAAGGTAAATCTTTTACCCATTGAGCAAATTCATGACTAAGCCACTTTTTACTTTGTGGGATATTTCTTTGCATCTTTAGTGGGGTAATATCCCCACAGATTAAGTAAATATCACACTCTTCTTTTATTTCTGGAAGAATCCCATGTAGGTCTGATAATGCTCCAAATTTCATTTATGTTTCCTAGTTTTTATGTATTTCTTACTCTCTAATTGTTGGGAAGGAGAAACAAGAGTAACATCTATTTCTATGATTTCTCCTTCTTTGGGGAGGTCTGCATAGCCAGTAATAGAGTAATAGATGCAAGAATTAATTTCTTCATAGTCTTCATCATCTTCCCACCAAACCCCATCTTCATTAAGGGCTGGTTTTGTTCTCCACAAACACAATCCTTCTTCGTCTTTTGTTATCCAAAGTCTCATTCTGTTACTTTCTTTTTAAATTCCTCAAATGATTTTATCTCTGGAACCTCGTCTCTGTTAATTACCCAATACTTACCTGGAGCCTTACCTCTATGGTTGGCTCTGTATTCATTGTACCTTTCAGTAATGTCAAAGAACTCTCTTAGTCTACATTCTCCAAGAGCATTAGCTAAATCCTCTATTTTGAATACAAAATATTTGAATTTATTGCCGTACTCATCTTTTCTTGAATATACATCTTTTATGAATTGCCCAAGTGGTGGGATTTCGACTGGTTCATCTTCCCACCTTTGCTCTCCAGCATAGAAATAGAACATTTCTCTAAAAATAGGTGGCAAATCTGGAAGATAATCAAAAGAGATGGCTTTACTATCAACCCACTCTCCTACCACAGTATCACGGATAGGAGTTCCTTTTGTATCAAGTAACCAACGCTTTCCGTCTTCATCGGTTATTGCAAATGTCTTTCTCATATTTCAATTTCAAATTTTATAGGTTCATTTTCATAAGTCATTCCTTCTGGTATAGGAAAGCTAAACAAAGATTTGGGATGAAGGTCGTTGACTTTACCCCAAGCATCATACTTAGGATTTACATTCCAAGATTCTCCATCCCAAATGGGAGGGTTGTCATAATACCAACCCTTCCCATCTTTATCTATTGCGTAGTAATAAGTTTTAATCATTACTAAGAGTCACTGTACCTTTAAATAACTTAACGTCATCCATATATGAATACGTCATTAAAGTTCCTGGTACAAAAGCTGGATGTTCTAAAAGAATTATAGTGTGTCCTGTTTGGTCACGCCCTACATAGATGCCTATATTATTGGGTTTACCATCAAACGCAAACTCAATAATATTCCCCTGCTTAAGAATAGAATCAATGCCAGGTTTATCTATAAAAACCTTCATTCCTTCAAGTCTCCCATTACGTTACGGTTAATTCTATCTTCAACACGTTCTTTACAAGCATCAAGGTATGCTTCAAGTGCTGCTACTTGCTTAGCGTTCTGTTCACAAGGGAACTTCTCATTCAGCTTCTTCACTCTATCAAGTAAGATAAGTGCAAGTTGCTCTGATTGCCAACCAGGAGTTACTGTACCGTCTTCATGCTTGTGAACAAACTGAATTGTGTCAGTAGCATCCACATACTTGGTTTTGCCATTAACAAAGCCAGCACACATTTGGGCACGGTAACGATGAGCACCATCATCTGGAATTACTTCAATGGTTGGTTCGAGACTTGGATAAACCAATAATTCCTCTATTGTTTGATATTTCTTTTTTAAAGCCATAGTATTTTATTGTTTAATCATTATATGATATTATTTTGTAATATACGGTACTACCTACCCAACGCCAACCCAGATAATTTACTGGAACCCATGCAGGTTTACTAAGCAAATCTCTAAATTCTAATGGCGTTAGATTACGTACTATATCTGTTTGTGGTGATGCTCCCTCAAGACTTATTAATACCTTCATGTTTTAACCAGTCTTGGAAGTACCACAATTGTCCACATCCTCCACCAATATCGTCCTGACCAGCAGGATTGAATACTCTTGTGGAGAAACCTAGTTCGCAGAGTCTTCTGTTAAAGTCTCTAATAAGACGAATTTGTCTATCAATAGAGTTCTTTACAGTTTCGTCCTTTTCGCAAATTACAGAAAGAGTAGTTTCCCAAACATCGGTTCGAAAGAGTTTGTACAGTCTCCTTGCGTCTTCTTCTGTATCATTTCCTTCATGTACACAGTAATTGAAGAATGGTTTTCTTCCTGTGTTCGCTGCCCAAAATTCTCCCGCAGCAGCAATCTGGCGGAGAGTACAAGTCTTAGTCGGAATTAATTTTGCTCTAGCTTCATCAGTTGATTCATGTACTGAAAACTGCAATCCGACTTGAGGTATTCTTTTGGAGAGTTCAATAAACTCTGACATTGCATGATATAATGTAGATGGAGCAGATGTGGACACTAATAGTTGAGCATTTGGATATAAGTCATGTAAAGACTCGATAGCTCGCTCCAAATTGATATAATTCAGAAATGGCTCTCCCATACTCATGAACATAATTTGGAATTTCTCAATGTCTTTAGTATTACAATCAATGGTACTTAGAACTGTAGTTACTTGTTCTATTATCTCATGCCAATCAAGATTCCTTACAAAGAACTTTCCTGTTCCACAGAACGTACAGCCAACCGGACATCCAGACTGTACAGAACAGCAAATTACTGTTCTCTTCGCGTATTCTCCATAACGATAAAGGACTGCTTCTGCAATTCCTTTTTTCGTTACTGCACTAGCTCCCCATTCAAATACAAACTTCTTGACATTAGTGTCAGAAGATTCAAAAATCTTATATTCCATTTTTAACCTCTTAAATTTCTTTTAGTGATTATTTCCTTTAATTGCTGCCAAGATACTGGTGTGTAATCATTATTATCTACACCAACATCATATTGATTTGGGACTAATTTATCTTCAAAAGGAGTTTTCTTTCCTTTTTCAGTATGGATGTGTCCGTACAATTGCCAGCTTCCTCTATGAGAGCCATCCCATGTAATCATAGGATAGTGACTCATAAAGAGTTGTTGGTTATTACACTCTTCGTCACCTGTTATAGTAATCATCATCTGTCTTTCAACAGCTTCGAACCCATTTTCTGGAATATATTTTAGCTTATCATGATTACCTAATACGAGGTATTTATAGCCGTTTAGTTGAGGTAAAATTTTCTCCCAACGTGTCTTTTGACCAAAGCAGAAATCGCCCAATATGAAGACTGTATCGTCCCACTGGACTACCTTATTCCAATTTAGTATAAGTTGTCGATTCATTTCGTCAGCAGACTCAAACGGACGACTACAATACTTAATTATATTTGCGTGGTCAAAGTGACAATCAGAAGTGAAAAATACCTTATTACAGTCAAATTTATTTGTCAGATTTGCCATGTATTTTCTTATTGTCGATTTTTAAATAACAAGAATCTGGTAGTTCTTGTCCATCCAACTTTACAGAGGGAATATCCATAGACACCAGATTCTCAAACAATTTAGACTCCGTGGATATTTTGACATATCCCTCTGGAGCCATCAATTCTTTAGCTTGTTCGTTAGTTAGCCAAACCTCAAATATTTGCTTGACTTCCGCCCGTAATAAATGGGTCGGTTTTGTACCTTTCATAACATTCGCACTTTTTAAATTTCTTTCCTGACGTACAGTAAGGACAGATTTCATTTCTTCCGGTCTTGTGACCATGAGTTCCTGTTCTAATTTTACTTTTCCAGGGAGTGTGCATCTTTATCCACATATTTCTGAACTCTTCATTCTGAAACATTTCTTGCATAAATTCCGCACCGTTGTTTTCCTTTTTATCCTTCTTTTCATCTACTTCTTCAACACCTAAAGTTGTGTCGATGTCATACGGAGTTACTATTAAGTCTTCCATTTTTTATAAGATATAAATTATAATATACTTTCTTTTAAAACACACACTACAAGTTCAGATAATTGGGCTATCCATTCTTCTTCGGCAATCTCTTTAAGCTCCCCGTAAGCTACATCAGTAAACCAATTAGGAAACTCTCGATTATAGAATTGCAAATTTTTGCATTGGTAGTCCCACTCTGCGCCGCAACCATAGAAATCAAGTCTATCTTCATCACAATCTTCGTCAAGAACATACATAAATCGCAGCCCTGATTCGTATCTGTTCTGTATGAAAAACTTTCCTACATACTCGGACTCACTATTATCAATACAATTTTTAAGTTGTTCTTTTAGTGATATTAATTTTTCCTTATAGAGAGCAATCTCTCTCATTATTTGGTCTCTTTTCATTTGTTAAAATTCAGAATTAATAATCTGTGTTATAATCTTCAAATAAGGAACACTTGTTAAAAGCATTAGTAATCCGTATGGTTCTACCAATGCTTTTCTCACTCCATTTAAATGTTATTTTATCCATCCTCTTTTAATAAATTCTTCGTGTAAAGGATGTGCCAACTCATAAGCCTGTGGGTGCGCACTTCCTGCATCTCTTAACTTGAAGAAGCCTTTCCATTGTTCAATAGTGCCTGTCATAATTAACTCAGTCTTCAAACTATTAGGAAGTACTGCTCTTGCTTGCTGAGGTTTCCAACCTTGATTTAATAGCTCTAAGTAAAGTTGCTCTGCCACTTGTAGAGATGCTACAAAGTTTCGCTCTGGAGTTATTTCCCAAGTCTTAAAGTATGGGGTCTCCTTACCATTGAGATGATAATAGTACTCTCCAATAAGATTACCAAAATCATCTGAAGTAATAACAGTTCCTTTGACTTCTTGAAGAGCTAAACTGTCCGCCCAACATGGTAAAATGAAAGTAACCTCGTTATTGAACTTATCCTTAGAATAATTACAGTATCTTGTACTTTCTTGAGCAAAACTGAATACTCTGTGTCTTACAAATTCATGAGATACACCTCTATCACATATAAATTTAACAGTGATTCTCTTAACATGATACTCTGTAGGTTCACAGATATACTCAAGGTCATCTAGCCAGTTATTCTCTACCAATACTCTAAAGTTAGTAGTTATAGCCACAAATCCGTCAGGTATTCCAGGAACGGGTTGGGCTTGTACAGATTCAGAATATTGATTCTCATTATATTTACTCCAAAGCCAGTAAGCCGTTCTGTTAGAATCTTCTTTAGCCTTAAAGTCGTAGCGAAGATACACAGTACCGTGCTCTAACATAGCACCGTGCCCTGATTTAACCATTCTATCCACAAACTCCTTTGCAGAAGTTTCTGTTATTTTGTCCTCTGATTTGTAACAAGTTCTTCCAGCTATTTCTATTTGTCTATATACAGAGTTTATAAGCTCATCTTTCCACATTCGAGGGCCAATTTCCATATCTGCTGGAATAACTGTATCTCTTGGTTTTTGTTCTATTATTTCAAAACTTGGTTTTATTAATTTCATATTTTTTAGTGAATCCAATGGTCTCCAATTGATATATCTGCTGTTAATGGTGCTCTTGTACAAAATGGTTTACCTCCAGATTCCATACATTGAACTAATATCTTAGCTACTTCTTCTGCTATTTCTTCGGGAGCTTCAAGATTGATTTCATCATGCACAGGAATACAATACTTAACTTTAAAAAGTAAATTGTTTTCCTTCAGCCAATTGAATAGCTTTATAGAAGCCAATTTAAAACACAATGCTCCTGCTCCTTGAATTGGATAATTTACAGACTGCTTCATAGAGTCAGATAATCTTCTTCTTAAGAAATCAGCTTCTTGAACCAATGGATTACTTTCATCACGAGTTTGCATAGCATACTGCCCATCTACTGTTCCTAAATCATCATTTATCCTATTCAGATTATCCCAATCATAAATAAATGCTTTATGTCCTGTCACAGGACTTAATAGAATATATCCATGCTGTACAACAAATGACTTTTGACGTTCTTGATAAGCCTTCAATCCAGCGAAACCATTCATATAGTTATCCTCAATTTCTTGAGCTCTCTTTTTCGGGATACCATAGTTTCTTACTAAAGTAGAAGCATTACCTGCATAATTAAAGCAGAACTCATATCCTTTTGCTTCTTGTCTAAGTTCTGGGAATTGTTTTTTTACTTTTTCAGTAGGCATATCTTGAGGAATTTTGTCCTTAAATACCATCTTGGCTGTCAGAGAATGCATATCTTTAGAACCATTAATAAGTTCATCAAGCATAGCTTTATCATTAGCAACAGATGCCATTAAGAAGGATTCTTGGCCACTATAATCTACAGATATCCATTTATTTCCAGGCTCTGAAACGAAACAGGCTCTAGTAATTGCAGTATGTGGAAGATTCTGAAGATTCGGGTTACTTGAACTTAATCGTCCCGTATCCGTTCCAAGCTGATAAAAATCGGCATGGATACGTCCGCTTATTGGATTTATAAGCTTTAAGAATTTTTCTCCAAAAGCCTTCACTAACTGCCCTGTTTTCTTAAACTCTATATAAGGTTCAATAATAGAACATTTAGCTTTCTGTGGCTCAATAATATCAATTCCAGCAGATTTAGTTTTCTGTTTAGTTTTCTTGTCTACTGTTGTACAATTTATTCCGAGCAATTCAAATAATGGAACAACTTGTTTACTACTATTCCAGTTTATATTACACCTATATGCGTTATCAAATCCAGAGAATAAATCTCCTTGTAGATTCATTTCTACATAATCGAAAGGTATTCCAAATGAATATTCTATTCCTTCATCAACGACTTTCCTCTTTACTCCAAATGCAGTAGGAGGAATCTTCATCAAGTCTTTCATTTCCTTTCTAAGTGTAGTCATAATACTTGTCTTTACAAATGGACGATTCTTAAGCTGTGGGTCTGGATGAACCATTTTATGTTCTTCATAAAAATCTTCCACCCATTTATTGATGCTTGCTTCTGCGTCTTTCATTTGCCTAATATCGTCCTTCATCTTAGCTCTCCATTTTTCTACATCAATCTTAGCACCGCAATATTCAATATAGGCAATAACAGGAACAAAATGATTCTCGAAATCAACAGCTTTAAGAAGGTCTTTCTTTACCAACTCAACTGTTTGCTTCTCTTTAATCTTAGTAAGATAAATAACATCATGTGCAGCATAAACTATGACATCTTCTGTTAATCCAGTATTAACAATTTTACCTCGAATACTCTTATCCAAATCCAAGCCTAAATAATGATGTGCTGCGGATTGTAAAGACAGACTATGAAATTGGGCTGGATATCCCAAATACAATAGCTTCTCAGCTATCATTCCGTCCCACACATTTACAGGGACTATTCTGTGATGATATAAAAATTTTAAATCAAATGAAAGATTCCATCCTAGTAATGTAATATCAGGATTCTCAAACACTGGTCTAAAATAATTAACATCGATTGTTGTGGTATCTACTATTATTTGGTCCTCACCTAAGCCAAATTGAATACACAATAAGGCTTTTGTATAAGGGTCTAATCCTTCAGTTTCACTATCATATTCAATCCATGTATGTTCAAGGATGCGCTTTAATGCTTCTTCTTTAGACATGATTTCATAAGCATCGGACTTAAAGAATCTTTGTTGTTCAGTAACAAGATAAATCATTAATCGACGTATACATCAAGTTTGGTTATGTCTATATCTCCTCTTAATGCTAAATCATCTGCAAATCTCTGCTTCAACAACTCTGCGATTTCAAATTCATCTTTATCCAATGTTCCAAAATACTCATAGAAAAAGTCTCCTGTAATCTCTACAGAAAACTTAAACACTTTCTCGTTTATGTTGTATGGAGCGCTTTCGTCCATTTCCGCTCCTAGTGGTAGGTTTGACATCCTCTTTTTCAGATAAAATGTTACAAATGTCTTTCATCTCACTTATTTCGTAGCCCAACATAGTTCCTAAATGACTTCCTAATTCCGGAGGAAGATACGGTAAACATAAACTTACCGCTTCAAAGAACGGAACTAGGTTACTAATCTTAGTAATTAACAATTCTCGGTTCATGGTAGTATAATAATGTTGGACTGTCTCTGTGGATATCAAGAGCATCAAACCCGTTAAGTGCCAATTCTTGTTGACATTGTTCTACATCAAATTTAGATGTGATAAGATGATAACCATGTAAAGTAGGGACAACGAGCTTCACTCTATCTTCCTCATTACCTCTACACTTCGAAATAATGTCTACTATACTATGCAGCTTCCATTTATCATATACATCAACATCTACCAGTCTCAGTAGGTTCTTTCCGCTAAGGGAAGGTAATTCTCCACAAACATGGTCCCAAACTCTTGGAGCTTGGAAGGTATTTCCTTCCATAAGCATCCTTGCAAGTTTCTCTTGTGCTCCACAAGCTGTTTTGAAATAGCTTCTCTTGTTGAGATGAATGTATGCTCTTGCATTGTTATTTTGACACAGCTCGATTATTTTTTGTTTCTTTTCCTCAAGATGTTCGATACTGTGAATATAATAGGCTTTAATGAGTCTTGCTCCATTATTACCTCTTCCTGTTTCATTTCCGTCCTTTTTGCGCTGAATCACTTGAAGGAAATAAAAATCATCTTCAGATTCAAACTTTAAGAACTCCTCAATTAAATCAAAGTTATCTACTGTCATAATTCTTTTTCTACTACACAATTACCGTAATAATGACTGCCACTTATTGAATATGTCAAGTTACCTTTCACAAAAGTAGCCCAATAATCCAAATCCCAACCGTTTGTTTCATGTTCAAGCTCCTCGAATCCTAGCTGTTCCATTACTTCTAGAACTATATCAAAAGGACATTTACCAACAAAACACTCCGGTAATGTCTCCATAATAGCTAGGAAATTAGCTTTAACATCTCTAAGGGATTGAGTTAACAATTCTCCGTGATTTATAATATTTGTTTCAGTCATTCGGAATTACATTTAAGTCTGTCAAATAAAATCCATTATCATCTAAGTCTTTCTGTACGAAGTATCCATTAACTCCAACAGTCTCTCCTCCAAGAGTATGTATCATGACTTCTCTGTCTTGGTCATATCTTTCAAGGATTTTAATTAATTGCCCCACAAGTATTGCCATTTGTCATAATGTAAAGAAAACTTATATAATCTGTTAGCTGCCTCAACTGGAGTATGACCATCCCATTCATCAGCTTTCCATCTTTCAGGAACATCGAACAGATTCCATTCTTCAGCCCTATAATGATTGCTCACTTGACCAGTAGGAAGGTTAGCCATAACAATAAACCATCCTCCTCCAAAGCATAGTTCACCATCTGCATGTCTGTAAGATTTATGGACCTCATATTTACCTTCCAAGCTGTTAAAGAATGCTGCATTGTACAGCATTCTGTAGTGATATAACTCATCAAAGGTATGAAATCCGTCTGAGATTTGTCCTTCTGGCAAAAATAAATTTTTAAGTCTTTGTAATAGTTTCATTAGAATTTTCCCTCATTAGGTTGTAAACAAGTTAAACCTTGTTCTCTCCACATCTCAACACATTTACAATTGTCTTCAAGAACGAATTGAACATTATATTTTCCCTTAATATTGTCCTCGTAGATTTTTTTCTTACATTCAGCTCCGGGACTGTAGTCTTTAACTGGACGGAAGAACAACTCATCAACTTTAATATCATGCTTAGCCAACCATTCTTTAGTAGCTGCTACAATTTCTGGAGTGCCTTCTCTACCAGTAACAATAAATACTTTACACTTTTCATACATGCGCCTAACAAGCGTACAGGTACCTTCAATGGCAATATCATTCAACATGCCTTCAGCTGCACCTTCTCCAAAGTAAGGTCTGCCAGTGGTATTCAAACACAAGGTGGCGTCCATATCCACTAATATAACAGGGTGACCTCCGTCTACATGCTTGGCACTTTTACTTAACATATTTTTAATATCCTCTTGGATAATAAAGTCACGGTATCTTCTCCAAGTGTCTTTAATTACCTTAGCTCCCATTGGCTGCTCACGCATTGCATCACGACGAATACATTCATCAACTGAAATGAAGAAATCCTTAAATTCCAGTTCATATTCAAATTCTGTGGTGGCGTTAGCAACTTTAATAACGTCTTCCCACCACTTTACTTCTTTAGGATTGAGATTCATATTGTCTACAACAATATTATATCCTTTCCTCGTTGCTTCACAAGCAAAAGAACGCTTAAGTTCAGTAACCATTCCTTCTCTGTTCGGAACCCAATATTCTCCAAGCATGTTACGAATATCGTCATTATTGAAACGGACTCTATGTTCTGGGTCTTCTTTAGCCCATGCCTTTGCCCAGGTTGATTTACCAGAGGCTTGAATACCTCTACAAAGTATTAATTTTCGTTTTTCCATTACTCACGGTACACTAATTGATTAATTACTCCTTCTTTACCCTCGTATGTAGCTCCTACTATTTGTTCGAGATTTTCATCTGGATACTCATCTCCATTTTGTTCTCGAATAATCTCCATAGCTCTAAAAGCATTACGAGCAGCGACTATAATTATCCCTGCTTCGTAATTCCCATGAAATTCATTTGTGTATAAATACATTATTTAACGGCTTTATACAAATCCATTACACTGTGTACAGCATAAGTACGATATGCTTCTTCGATAAGCTCTTGTGCTTTAACAGTTTCGGTTCTTGACAATTCTGGAACTATAAACATCCCATCTTTAGTTTCAATAACGAATGTAATTCCCTCTACAATTGGGTTTTTATCTGTGTTTGGAAATCCAGCATACATGTAATCATTAAACGACACCATACCAAATCTGTGTAGGCAGTCCTTGATTTTATCGAATGGTTTGCTTGTTAAGTTTCTAGGAAGAAGAGTTTCACAGTCATGTTTGTATTTTCTTCTCCACATGATTTTTACGCAAGATTCATTTACTTTGTATTCAAGGAAACCCTCTCCTACTGCAACTGGAGTTTTAGGCAGTAAAGCCCAGAATAATTTACTTATGTTCTCATCTACGATTTGTTTTACTTCTTTGTCAGTCATTTTTATTTAATTTTTAAGATTCTGATTCAATATCTACCTCACCTTTGTCAAGAGCTTTACCTTCTCCGTCAAGGAACTTAAAGCACTTCAACTTAAAGGCTTCCGATTTCATATTCTCAATCTTGATTACAATTCCTTCATGAGGAACTTTATTATCACAAATTGGAGAATTACATTCCATATAGAACTTCTTCTCATTAGCTAATCTAGCCAAGAAGTTCTCATTCCAATGGTCAGACGGAGCCAAGTCAGGATACAAATCCTTCGCATATCCATAATAGAACTCTTCTACTGGATTAAGTCCAACCATTTTACACCACAATTGTACTTCACGAGCAGAGAACTCATGTACTTTACCGTCTACGTTAGTAATAGTTACACGATAAATCTGA